ACCTCCTGCTCCAACCCCTCCAGCTCCAACGCCTCCAGCTCCAACCCCTCCAGCTCCAACGCCTCCAGCACCAACACCTCCAGCACCAACCCCACCAGCACCAACACCTCCAGCTCCAACGCCTCCTGCTCCAACCCCTCCAGCTCCAACGCCTCCTGCTCCAACACCACCAGCTCCAACGCCTCCTGCTCCAACACCACCAGCTCCAACACCCCCTGCACCAACGCCTCCAGCACCACTACCACCCCCTTCTATATTAACCCCATTTTTATTTGATGATGCAACAAATCCTCCATGTATTACTGAAGAAATACCTGTAGAATGGGGTGGCATTTTACTAAATACTTTTCTTCCCACATGTACTAAAAGGGGATGCCTTGAATTTAGTAGCCTTGATGAAGCAAAAAATGAGTGTGCTAACGAGATCTCTTGTGGAGGTTTAACCTTTAATAGTAATTCTAAATGGGAATTACGTGGTTCTAGTCTAGCGGTTACATCTCCAAATAATGAAAAAAGTTATATTTTTGATAGAAGCAAATTTTTAATGAATAGTATACTATGTTCATTTAATTATCCAAATAAACCATCAACATCACCGACTATAAAAATACCTAATACAAATATAACTTTACCATATAATATACCTGATATTAAAGATTTTGAAGAAGGTGTTAATTTTAACATGGCTGCTATGTTTGCTGTTAATAAAGATTCAAGTAATGGAAAATTAACTGGGGTTAAGATTTTTACCGGAAAAAATGTAGCTTTTTTTGTTGATAAAAATATTGTAAATATAGGTACTGATTTTAATGTAATAGTTAATAATACAATTACAAGACCAATTTTAAGTATATCTTCAAATAATAAAGATATTAATTATTATGCAATGGCCATATTCGTTGATATTTATGATAGATTAATCTCATTTTATACATATGTATTTGATAATAAAATACCACAATATGGTGAAAAATATTTTAATAAACCTTTTACTCTAGAAACAGCATATATTGCTGCAGGTGGTTTAGGAAATGCAGATCTTTCACATTGCTGTGTAGGCCCAGCATATTTTGCTATGAGTTTTAATTCATGTGTTGCATATTTGAAAGATAATACCAAATTACCATTTATTCATCAAGCAATACAGTATGAAGCATTTAGAGCATTTACTTATCCAAGGCAATTTACAAATTATTTAGATTATAGATGCTATGATAAAAATGATAGAAAGAATACAAACCCTGTAACTCCTTATGGAGAGTGGGGGTGGGTAAATCAGGGGTTTGTAAATGTGTCAGGTGCATTATATCTATCCACAGTTACAACTCCTAGTTTAGATTTTTATTATATAGATTACGGATTTCCCGCCTTTTTTTCTCTTTTTGAAAAAAACTTAGATATATATATTAAAGGAGTATCAGACGGAATTTATACTTGGCTTAATACTATGATGTTTCCTCGTTTAATTTGGACAGGTAAAGGAGATTGTAAAGAGACTGGGTGTTCAGGCTTAGATGATTTGTACGCTGGTTTATTAATTAGATTATTCAAAACACATGGAGGGGTTGTATATTTTAAACGCTTTATAAAAGCAATCATGAAACTAGGAATTCCTCGGTATGCAACAACTTTAATGGACAATGAAAATCCTGGAAAATATGTTGATTCAATAACTGTCTTAAAAACACCCTCTCCGCATAATAATAGGTGGGATCCAAGAGGTGGAGAGGGACCTAAATTAACATATCAGACTGCGGCAGAAAACTATTATATTGCAGCTTCATATGGAGCTAATAAAGATTTATATGACTATTTTAAAATAACTCTTGGTGCACCTATACGTGACGAAGCAAGAACATATGCATTAGATTTAATTAGATTTAATTAGATATAAATAGCCTAATTTTATTAAGTTATTTTACCACCATATTTGGAATACCCTGTTCAACATCAACAGATACAGAATCCCCTGAGACGGAACGTGCAGAGGATCCTGGACGTTTTACAGTGTTAACAATTACTGGCAAGACTGGCTTATTAATTGGAGTCTTACTAGTATTTTGATTTTGATTTTGTAAAGATGTAGTTGGTGATTGCCCTCTTATATTTATAGAAAATGAGGGTGTTCCAGAAGTAGAACTAGCTGTAGAGCTAGATGTAGAACCAGGTTTATTTACAGATTTTACCACCTTTCTGATCTTAGCATCCAAGTCATCTAAGACTAACTGTTTCAGAATACCTTTCTTTAAATTCAGTGTCATGGCTGCATCCTGGGCCAACTGTTTTAGCCTGGTGTTGCTGTCTGAGAATACACGAGTATGTTCCAGATCACCGGTGATGTCGGGTTTCTTAACATCTAGAGTCTCCTTGAATTCATAGATGAAACTATTAATGATGGCCTCGGGTATAATAGGAGACTGCTCAATGAGACGGTCCAGTTCAATACGGAACATTTTCATGAAGGCAAAGGCCTCCATACGTTCATCCGGGTGTAGAGATAACTCAATGACAATGAGACGGTTGAATTTTCCCCAAGAGATGGATGCACCGCGGTGGGCCTCGGAGGAACTAGCATAGCCGAGACGATTTGCGATCGTCGTCAGAATTCCGGTGGCAATAGAGAGTCCACCGAGCCCCAGCTGAATGTACTTTTGTATGGTAGGATCTTGGGAAATGGAATTCATGGCAAAATTTGCAGCGCCACCAACTGTACTGAGAATGATAATGGGGAACATAAACCCTTGGTCTCTGGCCTGATACATGCGACCAGTCTTGTCATGCATCCAGCGATAGCACGCGGCCTTATCAGCCCACTCGGCAAAGAGAACCTCTAGTTCCTTGGTCCAGCCATTGAAAGGTCTTATCTTGTTTTCATGTTCTACATTAAGAGCATCACCCGTATCAGGCTCTTTCTTGCCTTCAGCAACTACACTTGTAGTTGCCCCCACTTGCCCAGGTAAAGGAGCACTCATCTAAACAATAGGCATACAAAGAATAAGAAGATGCTGGCGCTTGATATTGGGATCAAGAATCTGGCGTATTGCATTGGTGATAAGGTGACTGATTTGTCTGGTTCTGAGATTCATATTAAGCACTGGTCACTTGTCAATCTGACAAATCTAAATGACGAGGCAAAGGCTACGTGTGAAACTAATGGATGTGGAAAGCCCGCAAAGGCCATGAGCCCTAGAGGCCTAGTGTGTGGGCGGCATCTTGTGAAGGATAATCAGATCTTTGATGAGACCACTGGCCTAGCTATTACCAAGGCTGCTACAAATGGTCAGATGATAGCGTTTTTAAAAGCAAAAGGTCTTGACCATAAGGGGAATCGTACTGAACTCTTTGAGAAAGTGCGAAATATTGCAACCTTGCCTCTAGTAAAAAAGAAGAGCGTGGCGTCTTTTGCAGATAATACAAGCAGACTTCACGACGCAATCCGGGGATGGATTGATAGGGACTGGGACCATCTGAAGGAAGTCAAGCAGGTCTATATTGAGCACCAGCCGGTCTTGAAGAATCCGGTTATGAAGACTGTACAGCTTCTGATCTTTGCGACCTTGCGTGAGCGTTTACTAGCCGCAGGACAAGAGACAAAATTTTTCTTTGTACATGCAGGCAAAAAGGTCAAGGGGGCAGAGGTAGGTGATGCAGGCTACAAGGACAGAAAGGCAGGTGGAGAGGCCAGGGCAAAACTGTTTTTGAGTAAGTTTCCTTTAGGGTCTAGACAGAATCAGTGGTTGACATGGTGGCTCGGACAAGGCAAGAAGGATGACTTGGCTGATACACTTTGTATGTTGATGGACGCGGTTTAAGGTGCTAGCAATAATTATTAAATAGGTATGCCTAGTTTTGCCATTCAGGTTGTTATTAAGTGTAATTCTTTAGACCCTATTATTGAAGCATATGGTATTGTAGGTTCATGTTGTAAGGGTGACAATCTCAGTTTTGAGTCAAGAATCATGCGTGCACTCTCTGATGGATGGTCTCTCTATGGAGACCATGATTATTCTTAATATGGGGGGTCAGGTAATAATTATATCTGGCAAACTTTAGTTAAGTATAAAAATCCAAATGCAAACCCATTTGATTCGTTTTGAGTAATATCTACTAAAAAATTGATACTGATCAAACCTTGTGCGTTTGCACAACCATGCCAGACTCACACTGCCTAACATACAAAGACGGTGCAAGTATTGGTAATGATTCACGGAATGACTTTCTTATTGGCAGTGAAAATAAGATTCTCGGTGGGGATCGTACTCTATCTAGTGCAAAAGTCGGTGATCTTGTATTGCTCAAGGCAGACCATCATCATGCTCAGATCAATCAACTTGAAACGAGGTTGGAAACCTGCAGCTTATGGTTAGATGCAGGAGGCCACGTTTGGCTCAATAACTTCACTTACACTCCTCTCACGGAGACTTTTGTTATCACTCCTGAGATTAAGCAATTTGTAAAAAATTCTCCAACCTTCTCTAAAGGCGACTTTGACGTAAACTATTTCTTCAATCCACGTTATCACTATCATAATTACAAGCACAACAATGCAGGCTACACAATAATGCAGGAGCTTGTAAAGTTCATCAACAAGTCTAGTTAGTAAAGTAGGTGAAAATTGAAGTTGTATTTTTCATACTAATTCTCACACAACCATGGCATCCCCACTCACGCATGCACTCTGGACCAAGACGAAGGCCTTTGCCAAGTGCACCACCAAATGTACCCAAGTAGAATACTACAGAAATATGAATGCTGCTGCAGAGACGCTCCAACTTGTTGCTCTGACTCCAAAGCCCTTTGGAACTGAGGCCGAGAATATTATTGTGGAGTGTTTTGGTCTGGAGCCGCGTGAGAATAGTCAGCACGACGGCAAACTGGAAGGCAAGAAGCTGGAGGTCAAGTGCGCCAGGTGGCATGCACCACGTGGCAACGTAGGTGGTGACTGCAACTGGCTGCATTTGGAGGAGGGTCATGATTTCCAGTATGTAATCTTTGCCCTGCTTGACTTCCAAGACTGGAAGTGCTGGATCATGACCAAGGCAAGACTCTTTGGTGAGATGAGGGAGAAGGGTGTCCTGAAAAAACAGGGAGAGGAGGGCTGGACCGTGAACAAGTGCAAGATTGAGCAGTATCTCACACCCGTAAACTTCAAGGCAGATATCTTGGACTTTATGCAGAAGAACCCTGTCTGAAGCAAAACGTCTCCTCCTCAGATTCCCGCTTCTCCTTTCCCTCGGCAATACGTTTAGTCCCAGGCCGACCTGATCCTGTCATCGTCACAGTTTTGACAAGATCCCAGCCGGCATCCTTGTGAATTTTTTTTGTTATATCTGCCAGTGGATATTTCTTGTCCGTCTTGAAATTCTTCACACTCCAACAACTTACACCACCTTCTTTTAACCTTGCTAGACAGCCCAGGATCACAGGCTTCAGCCACTTCTCTGTCCACTCCTCCCAGGTCTTATATTTAGCAGTGGATTGATCACCTGCAGTGTACAGCTCCAGATTAAAATACGGTGGACTAGTAAGAACTAGATCAAACTTCTCTGACTCAGCCAACTGAGGCAAAGCAATCTCCGCGGGTTTCTCCAAGATCCTAGCCTTGGATCTGACAGCCTGAGGAATTGCAGTATCTTCCAAGATTCCTTTGAGACCCTTGGCAGTATTAGGGTCTGGCTCACAGCCCGTATAAGAAGCCCCAGCGGCCAAACTACCCAGCATTCGGCCACCCCAACCTGCACATGGATCCAATATCTTCTGGGCCTTATAATACTGAACAATGGCTTTGCTAGTCACTGTTCTGTATTTTGTTACACTTCCAAGCCCCGCCGTCATCACAATCATCCGCCGAATCTCAGAGACATAGGGTGTAGAGTGCATCTGAATATTCTGCATGAGTGCCTTCTCAAGCGTAGCCTCATTGAATAGATCGCGTACGGAAGTACCTTTGTAGTTCTTCACACTGTAGAAATGTGGCATGAAGTGATCTAGGATCTTGTGACCTGGTCTTGTCCTAGTATCTATTGTCATGATATCGTTAGTATTAGAATCCAAGACTAGCTTTTTCTCTAGAGAGACCCAGTCTTTTTTCCTTTCATCTGCGCTGTAAGTGTCCACAAGAATTGAATCGGGTACAGCGACAATCTGCTTAGCTATTGCGGCTAGTTTAGCCCGAATCTGAGGCTCTTTTTCTGGAACTAGTTCGGCCTTTGGAATGGATATTTCTGAAGTATGATACGCTTGGTTTTGTAAGAGTTGCCGTAGGGCGAAGCGTTGATTTTTGATTGTGGACCATTCCATTAATTCTATAAAGGATTTTAAAACTTTTTTGAGCCAATTTTATGATCAACTTATTATATGATTAAATTATTGTAAAAAATAGTATTAAAAGATAGATGATAGGCTTTAAAAGAAAAACTCGTAAAAATAAAAAATATATAAAAAAAATTGTTCATACTGGTGGAGCAGTAATAAATTTAGTTCCTAATTTAAATCTTGAATCACAATTTATAAAAGATAATATCTCTACAGTTAATTTATTTGATAAAAGGTATATTTATATGTTATCTTCCGGCATGTCTGAAAGAAATCATGATCAACGTTTATTTAGTGTTGACTACTATCAATATTTATTAACTAATGCTATTAAATTTTTAACAACTAAATCATTAAACTGTTACCCTAATTTAAAAGGGAATATAAAAGACTTTGATTTGATTAAGTTATTTAATGAAAATAAAAGTAATGAATTATTTAAGGTTGCAATAAAAACTACTTTAGATAAAGTTATAGGAGGATTAGAAAAATGCCCCAAAAAAATAGACTTTGAAAGTGATAATTTATTAAAAACATTAGATACAATTAATAAAACATTAGTAGATGTTGAATTAAGTTTACCTCTCTATCATTATTATACCGCTTTTGTAGGATATTCACATTTTTTAGGAACTAAAATAACTAAATCAGTAAGTATTAATGAACTTTTTATGCTACATGCAATTGATTCACCTATAGCTCAAGAAAAAACAATAAAAAGAGCAACTGATTATACAAGTGCAATGTTAAAGTTTATAGAAAGTAATGGTTCAGATTTATCTAAACATAATATTAATGATATAGTTAGTTTAGAAAGTACTGCTGATCCACAAGTAATCCCTTTTCCAAATAATGATGGAACATATAATGAAAATTTTTTCATATTTGTTGAAGGAAATGGGCGATTAGGAGCAATAAGAATAGCAATAAATAATATTTTACAGAAAAAACCTGAATTTATTCCTCCAATGATGACAGTTATATGTTCAACATTATCTAATGCAAATGGTATTAAAAATCAACATAGGCTAGTCATGTGTGTATGGCTTAATTCATTTCCTAATACTAATTATGAAGGTAATTTACAACACCAATTATCAATAGATAGATTAAGACCAGAAAACAAACAAGTTAATACACAAATAACTCGTGATATAAATGCTGCAATATTATATGGATTTATTCCAAAAACTCAAAATAGGCCAGATATTAAATTAGAAGAATTAAACACACTCTAAAATCCAGCCTGGGAAATAATTATTGGATCTTTTAAAAGTAGGTATGGGTGAATACCTAATAAAAGCGTAAAATTGAACTTGTAGTCTTAGGTAGTTTAGTACACCAAATGGATGCTGCAACTGCAAAGTCAATCAACAACATGATCAACTCTCGTATGTCTCGTGCAGTGCTGCAACCTGGAATACAGTATATTAAGATTATTGAGGTAAATGGTAAAATAATTGAAGAAGATGTTGGTATGTTTATGCGGTCTTATCGTATGGGATCTGGTGATGGCACAACAATTCACTGGGAGTTCAATAAAGATGGTGTAATTAAAACAATTGATGATGAGTTGTGGGGACCTGTTAACAGATCTGAGTTGACATATTATCGTGTTAAGTAAAAATATGCGTATAATATAAGGAATGTCCGGCTGGGTAAATTCAGGTAAAAACACTTCAACTGGTAAAGATTTAGTTAAATGTAATGCAACAGGAGAAACTATTTTTAAAGATCAAGCTATGGAAGATTGTTTAAGTGATAATATTAAAAAAAAACTAATAAATCTTGGAGATAATAAATTTATACCACATGTTATTTATTTAGGCGGCACAACTTATTATAATTTACTTACTGGTGCACGTACATCCTTAAAAGGAGATGTTAACTCTTACCCAGTTTATATGGATGATATGTTGAAGAAATCAGAATTTTTTGAGACAATATATATTCCTGCAAACAAACTAGCAAATGAGGCAGTACGTGCACTTGAATTAGCACTTGGATTAAATGAGGTACTTCTTACTAAAAGTCAAATTTTAACTGCTGCTGCAATTCAAAATGGAATAATATTAAACTCACAAGAAAATGTGCAACCTGCGCCGGTTCAATCAAATACTAGACGCAATACTAAAGCAAAAACTAATTCTACGGTTAAAAGACAAACGTGTAATGAAGTGTATCTTTTAAAATATTCTAGCTCAGGTGGTATACCTTATTATATAAATATTAATGATGGAAGCACATCGTATGATGCGCCAGATGATAATTGTCCACTTTTTAAATTAAACCACCATAAAACTGAATTTATTCCTGTAAATGAAGCTGCAAAAAAAATTCCAAAACCTAAATTTAATCAAAGATATAATGCTAATTTTGCGCGGAATCAGCGACAAGCATATCAAGATCAGTATGAAAAAGCACGGCAAGAATTTCAGAAAGAGGAACGACGAAGACAACAAGAAAGGAATAAACAAAGGCAGAGGAATCAGGAGCAGCAAGGCTGGTATCAAGGACATCAAGGACATCAAGGACATCAAGGGCAGTGGGATCGGGGACAGAAAAACCAAGGACAATGGGATCAAAACCAAGGGCATCAAGGGCATCAAGGATATCAAGGATATCAAGGACAATGGAGACAGCAAAACCAAGGACACTGGAGACAGCAAAACCAAGGACAGTGGAATCAAGGGCAGCAAAATCAAGGACAGTGGGATCAAGGACAGCAAAACCAAGGACAGTGGAATCAAGGACAGCAAAACCAAGGACAATGGGATCAAGGACAGCAAAACCAAGGACAGCAAAACCAGGGGCAACAAAATCAAGGACAGTGGAATCAGGGGCAGCAAAACCAAGGACAGCAAAACCAAGGACAGCAAAACCAAGGACAGCAAAATCAAAACCAGGGGCAATCTAAAGAAACAGACCCAGCAAATTATACATTTACTGTTGATAAAGAAGTAGGAGATATTTTACAAAAAGGTACATTTATTGCCCATTTGAATGAATATGACAATGGAATTCCCCAGGTTACTATAAAAAAATCTTCAAATCAAACTGGTGGCAAAAAGTCACGTAAAACTAAATCACGTAAAAATAAATCACGTAAAAATAAGACATATAATCGCAGGTCGTAAAAATTGAATGCCCGCTTTCAACTACTTGAGCCAACTAACAAGAGAATGTCAATTGAGTTTCGTGCTATGATTGACGACACGTATTATCGTGACGTCAAAGGTATCTTTAGTACCGCATTTGCCAATAATTATAGCAGAGAGACAATTATCCGTGCTTGGCGTAATCGTAGTAAGGAGACATCATTTGCATTCTACGACACGGATCTTAAGAAAGTAATTGGATTTGCCATGATGCATCGCAGTGCAGACACTGAATTATATCTAAGCTACATGGGAATGTCAGAAGATATGAGGGGCAAGGGCATTGGGACCAAGATGATGAAGCGACTGTTGAAGTATGCTGCAAAGGAGGGGTGCTCTATGACTCTTATTCCATTTAGTGGCGTCATCCAGTGGTATGAGGCTCTGGGCTTCTCTAAGACGTGTGATAAGTTCAACTATGTCTTTCACCAGTATGGAACAAGGAAGCAGGCAAAGTACATTAAGGCTCTAGATGAGGACAAGCCTAGGAAGCAGTGGGATTATGAGTGGAATGACTACAAGATTGAAATAAAAAATTATAATAGTAATTCTAATTGTATCTATAATTCTGTAGCTGCTACGCTACGTTACATCACTCAGCTAGGCTCTTCAGCATCTTAATACTCTCCTGAATAGCAACAATTTTCTCGGCAATCTTTTTTTCTGTGACGTTGCTTGCCTTCAAGGCGAGGCTCTCCAGATTCATACCCTGCAACTCGGCCATGGCTTGTTGAAGGGTAAGGACCAGATCTTTCTGAGACTGGGGTGCAAGCTTCTGATGCGCTGGGATCTCAACAACAGATGGCTTTTGTGCTAAAGGTGCCACAGGTGTAGGTACCACGGGTGTAGGTACCACGGGTGTAGGTACCACGGGTGTAGGTGCCACAGGTGTAGGTACAGAGAGAAGGCTTGGTGTGCTTGGCTCACCTGGACTTTTTACATTACGCCCAGGCTTTTCATTAAGAACAATAGGTGTTGGTTTAACAACTGTATTAGCAGGCTCATAGCCACTACGTCCTGATGAAAGATGCATCATACCAGCAATAGGAATATGTTCTCGTGCTGGTATTACTGAAGAAGCTTTCTCCTTAGCAGCCTTGGCCTTGTCTTTCTCAACCTTGGCCAAAACATCCTTGATAACAGGAGCCATCATCTTGGCAAAATTGGCCTTGAACGTCGTCAGCACGGGGTCATTCTCATACAGGCTTACCTTTGTAGTACAAGGCGATGGCAGCTTATTAAAGTCTGCAGGAGTATTTGCTATGAAGTTCACAAAGATAATGAACCCATTAAAGTCATTGTGATTTGCATCACGTCCCATCAGCTGGTAAATGGGAATTGCCTCAATCATACGACCATCAAGAGATATGTGTGCACGCGACGACTTCATACTCTTGAGACCATACTTGGGAAACTCCTTCTTTAGAGCAAATGCAGTATTACCCAGGATTGAATTGTAGAAGACCTCTATCATATACTGTCCACCCTCAATCTGCACTGTATTGCTATAGACCTTAGTAATCCTAGGATCCTCTAGTGACTTCTCTACACAGGCCTTGAAAGAGTGCCAGGGGGCCTTTGCATTCTTGCTGCTGTGAGGAGCAGGCTTCTTTTGTGCTGCGTCACCTGTACTGATGTCAATGACAAACTCAGTCTTCTCAAAGACTGCCTCAGAATATCTAGTCTGAATGAGCTCCTTCAAAGCCTTGAACAGGGCATCAGGATTCTCTGCAAGACCTGCCAGTACGCTCGTGTCAAAGTCAATGGAGATCTCTACACCAGAGGGCATCAGGGTCGTCTGATCATTCTCATCCTCACTGACATCGGTATCGCGACCCTTAAAAGGGCCCTTGATGATCTGGAGATTCTTGCCTGCTAGGCGATACTTGATTGTCCAGTTTGCCTTTGTATAATCTTGCTCCCACTTGGTCAGACACTTCTTTGTTCCGTGGCCATTGCGATGAAGATTATCGGATGCCTTCTGAGCTGCCCACTGCAGGAGACGGCGCTCATTCTTGATTCCGACGCCATTGTCGCGGACCTTCAGATTACTCTTAGTACTATTAAGAGTAACTTGCAGGATGATCTTGCTTGCCTGGCCTTGGCCAATGGATCCGTCAATTAGCTCAGGAAGAACCAGGAGCGCCTCGGGGAAGTCGTCAGTGTAGGGAACGGCCTCAAAGGCACTGCTACGCCAGAGCGCGTGAAACTCTTCAGTGGTTGACATTTGTGTACCAGTAGTTGGGTGTGGTGGTGATTCAATTTTTTGTTTATTTACTTAAATAAAATTAGAAAGATCAAGAGTTAAAATTTATATTCTTAATTCCGGTAATATTATTTTAAATGCCGTTTAGATGAAAATATTGTTCTATAATAGAATGTCTGAAGTTACGTATAAAGTATGGAGCTGGGATGATGAAACTTCAATAACTAAGTTGTCAATGTATGGTTTTATAAAAGAAAAAAGAGATGAAGGATATCAAGTTATAATTAATAATGATGAATATACAGGGTATTCAAGTGGTTATGAATTAAACTTTTTTAGAGGTTCTATTATTTATTATAAAGCTGTAGCAAATGATAAATTTATAGAAATGGCTATGCATCTTCCTAATATATTAACAATAAGTGTTACTGTTGATGAAGTAAAAGGACATAATGGGCCTTTTGGTACTTGGCATATAGATGATGATAATAGTTTTCAAGAAGGTTTAAAATATTTATCAATAAATCTTGAAAATATGTTAAATGCAGGGTATGTAGTGATCAGTAATACATTAGTGTCAGATGGTACTGAATATGCAGATGATGATGAAGATGAAGATGAAGATGAAGATGAAGAACCATCAGATAATGTAGAAACAACTATTAGTATAGAGTTAAGAAGATCAAGTTATGCAATGACTTTATTAAAACCTATCATAGCTGAAAAAGAAAGAAAAGAAAAAGAACAACGTTTGATATTAGAAGAAGCTGCCCGTGTTCATAAAGAAAAATTAGCACAACAAGAACGTTTAATATTAGAAGAAGCTGCCCGTGTTCATAAAGAAAAATTAGCACAACAAGAACGTGCTAGACAGAATAAAGTAGTTGAAAGTGCATTAAACATATTTGAACCAACTGTTAATCGTACATTAGAATATGCAAATTTAGTAAAACGTGGAGGGTATCGTTCTAGGCGTAATAAACGCAAAAATCGTAAGACTAGAAATAAAAATCGTAGTTAAACTAAAAATAAAAAGGCTGTTAAAATCTTCTGCCAGTGAAAATCACCATCTCCAGGTTCCCCACAGAGATTCAATAGACAGGTGGAGTCATTAAAATTACTGAGACTAGTCTCAACTATTGAATCTGGAATTTCAGATATAGGGTACTGAGATTTACGTAGGTTCCAAAATAGTTCATTCCAATATGGCTGATCTGTTATATTTTGCTTTTCAGCACTCATAATTCTTATATATAGTTGCTTGAAGTGTGCTACGATGCTGAGACTCATTCTGAAAAAATAGATTGCTCCAGTTATTCCAGCAGTCTTTTTCATTTCTTCTTCTGTGATACCGAGCTCATCTTTTAATTCATAAAGATAATATGTGCCCATAGAATTGCCTTCAAAAAAAATGGCAATATCAGATTGTTGCAGACTATCTTGGATAATTTGGCGGATTGGTTTTACACATAGAACATCTACGTCAAGATGGCAAACTAATTGATTTGGTTCTAAGAAATCATAGACAGTATATCGCTTAGCAATTCCAGCAGTTAATGATACGGGTTGCTCTATCACGATTGCCTTGAATTGAAAGCCGGCAGTATCTATAAGATGTGCAAGGATATCATACTCTTGCAGTGCTTCGGCAGTAGGTTGATCTATTAATACTACGAGCAAATCTGTTTCTGTTAGGCCTCCATTCTTTATTAACATTTTGAACCAAATAAGAAACATTGAGATATATTTATTCTCTTTTGGATTACGACCTTTAATTGTAAAGAGATTTGTATAGACTGTAACCATACGTATAGGGTGGGGATTTTTCTTTATATATATACTTGGTGCAGTTTTTGCCCTGCAACTTTTTGACGTTTTTGCGCACTTTTTGCTCCCCGTAGGGGAGCCATGGCTTCGCCTGTAAAAAAGTGCAGTGCGTTTAAAGGCTTATGTAAAAAGCAACTTAGGAAAGGAGAAGAATGAGCGTGAGTATTCAAGATATGCAGTCAATGGCTTCTGAACTTGGCCCTCCCATAAATATTTCATCCAGTATTGGTAATGTCATTGAGATTAATGATCTAACAGATGATCTGGGTCTTAATCTTCTGGCTAATCAAAACAAGATCAAGATTGATGGTGCTACGCCTTCTAACTCGTTTGGCGGTACCAACTCGTTTGGCGGTACCAACTCGTTTGGATCTGCACCTATTCGGCTATCTGCTCCCGAGTCTGAGTACAAACAGGTAAAATTTGATACACTGGAGGCAATTGACCTTAATACCTTCGGTTCTGGTTCATCAATGGAAACCCCGGCCCCTGTACCTCTAGCAGATGTCTCTGTCACTAAAGAGGCATCTCCCTATGATAACTATCAGAGTTCCAGCACTGCCCCAACAATTTCTCTCACACCCGCAGCCCCTAGGGACTTGGAGAAGGAGAAGCTAGAGAAGATTGAGTTTTTAAATAAACTTCAACGTCTAGAGGCAAAGGGTTTTCCTGTGAGCAAGCGCTTTACCATGGACAATTCTTTTGAGGAGATCAAGGGTGAGTACAGTAGACTTGTAGATGCCAGGAATCTAGAAAGTTCTCTCCGTTTCCAGCGCCAGATGCTTATGGGTGCCATTACAGGTCTTGAGTGGATGAATAATAAGTTTGATCCTTTTGACATCAAGCTGGAGGGCTGGTCCGAGTCCGTCCACACAAATGTGGAGGACTTTGACGAGATCTTTGAGGAACTCTATGACAAGTACAAGGAGCGTGGCAAGATGCCTCCTGAAATGCGCCTGATGATGGCTGTCGCGGGTAGCGGCTTCATGTGCCACGTGTCTAACTCCTTCTTCAGACAGAAGATGCCTACAATGGATGATGTCTTGAAGAGCAACCCGATGCTGGCAAAGCAGATGGCACAGGCGGCTGCAGCCCAGGCTGGTCCTGGTTTTGGAAACTTCATGGGGATGGCAATGGGGCTACCTGGACAGGGGCAGCCTCAAATGCCTCCTTCCGCAATGGCGGTTGATCCTCCTGGGCCAACGGGAGGATTCTTTGGCAATAACTCCAGAGCAGCACCTAACCCTAGCCAGGCCGCCCAGCAGGCTGCAGCATCTCCCAGGAGAGAGATGAAGGGGCCTTCTGGTGTAGATGATATATTGAAGACTTTTGAAGAGGTAAGACGTGTAGAGATTGAGTCTCTTGGACGCACTCCTCCTCCCATGAATAATGTACAGCCACCAACACAGCAACAGCCAGCAATGGTGGCAATTTCTGAGCTTCAGAGTGTGGCAAGTGAGGATTTTGGAAGCCAGGCTGAGTCAACTAGATCTGGCTTACGTGGCAGCGGAGCACGACGTGGAAGGAGGACAGCGCCCGTGGGCAATATGGTCAGCCTTGACGTCTAGACTTTCTTCTTTGTTTCCTATATTTTCTTCTAGACACTTTTTTTCCACCATATTGAAGGCTTCTAGCACCCCCGCCTTCAGCAGCAGTAAAAGTAGGTGGTTTATAATTTCTGCTTATTCTTGCTCCATTTGTTCTTCTTAAACTTGGATGCATTTCAGTTTTTAATTGAAAACTTTCTGCAGGTTTAATTTTAATAAATTTTGTAGTTTCATCTTCATCTTGTTCAAATAACTCAAACTCAGTTGTTCTATATGCATAATTTAAAGTGTAATCTATTGGGATTAGACTGTAATTATCATCAGTACTTAGTCTCCCATATTCATATATAGTAATAGGTAATTTTAATAAATCTAATATTACAAATATTGCTTCTTTTATTTTATATATTCTTTCTATAATATTATATTCAGTAACCATACAATCACATGTCATGATGAATTTTACAAGAATAAAAATACTATTATCAATATCATTTAATTCACCATTTAATATCTTTCTATTTGTTTCATTTATTATTGCTGCTAGATCTTCATCAGATTTAGCAAAAAAAGAAGTTAAGTCTGTAATAAATGTATTTTTATATACCATAAATTTATTATATAAATCATCAGTTTTTTCTCTACTCATTCCACCTACTTCAATTCCAACAACATCCCATGGAAAGAAGTATGATAATAATTCATTATATCGTTGAAATGGGGTTGCTGATTGTTCTTCAATGAGAGCATCTCTAATACCTTCAAAAGATGTTATGAACTTATCGGCCATTAATTCTTTAGTTGGATGGGCAAATGTAGGATGTGTTCTGAACTTGGCTTTATTATTACATAATTCTTTCAACTTTTGAAATTTATTACAATATTCAATACCAGTTAACTGTTCTAAATGCGCATCTTTAATGCATGCGGTACTACTGTATGAAGCAATATCAAAAATCATACTAATGCACGTATTTCCAAAAATGTCTTTGAATTTTTTGCGATTTTCATATGAAAAAACAAATGATGGGGATCCAAGCCATGTAATTTTAGCATCTCTAGCCCCTAATTCGGTTCTCTTTGCATAATATTCATCATACGTTGTTATCCCAGTATATTCCGCATGTAAATTATTATGCTCTCTGGAATAAATTTGTGATGCAATTACAACATTAATATTATCCATAATCACAGTAGAAGGCATACCAAATAATTCAAGTTTTTTACCTCCAATACTTATTCTTCCTGTAAATATTTCATTTAACGCAGTGTCTATTTCAACGACGCCTTTTGTAGAAGTAATAGAACGCACCATTTTAAGATTTAAAGAAGGATCTACATGTAATCCACTAACTTGTCTTTCAATAAATCTTTTACTTGGCGCATGTAATTTTATTCTTGAAATAGGCATTGATTCTTCAGCTCCACCTCCTGCAGAATTTCCTACTGTACCCCTTAATGTACCTCCTAGTGTACCTCCTAGTGTACCTCTGGATCCATATCTTGATGTACCGGGATATTTACTCATTTTTTATATATCTAATAATAGAGTTTATTATTAGATATATAACAAATATATTTATTTAATTAATAATATACTAGACTCTGTAAAATTTTCTGATATTTTTTGTGCACCTCATTTGGTTTCGGCTTTGCAAGTTCTACAGATTTTTCTGATGCCTTTCTGATCTTTTCAGCCTTATCTGATAAGCTCTTTAACATCATCTGCTCCTCTTGTGTTAGGGCAACTGTGTCGCCTACAGTCTTTTCTGCTCCATGACTATGACCACCAAAGAGATATAAGTCACTATTTTCATTGAATAAGTACCCTATGCATAAGATGACAACAAGAGCTAACCATGTTGCCGTAACAAAATTTCTGGTAGCAACAAAAAAAATAACAAAGATAATTAATCTACGAAATATTGGTTGATTTAAAAATTTCTCTTGACCCTTTGTTATTTCAAAAGGTAAAAACCGACCACCCACGTTCAAAAGAAAAATTGCCGCTGCAATTGCATATGGCGATGATGCTAGGGTTGTGAGGCTTGCTTCAAATGGCCCTGAAGGGGCTGGCATTGGTGGGGGTGGACCTCCGAAACTCATCTATCTTTCATGATGGAAATTCCATTTTGGAAGATAGATTTCTAAGTAATTAAATAAATCAGATAATCTGAACCATGTCTACAATATACGAGACAACGGCCAGTGCAGTCATTATACCAACTCTTGGACACCATTCTGCCCCAAGCCAAATAGCTAGTAGCAAAGCCATACGCCACACAGGTGAATCCCAAAGTGCAACCATTGTTGCAGGATAAGGTGTCCGGAGAGAAAGTCCTTCAAAAACATTCCATCCAAACAGTGCTAAAACCATAACCAATCGTAAAACCATATCTACTGGCCCTGTTGGCTCAATATGTTCTACTTCCATCTCCTTACTTTACCATTTGTTATAAATTTATCTAGCACTATCTGAAGTGTAAGAACTTGACATTGAGCTTGATGAACTTGTGCGAGTATCATTGTCATCGTAGCGTTTTGTCTGAATACGATCTGAAGAAATTGCTATAGGCATTTCGCCTAGGACTTTCTCAACAAACCACCGATGAGTGCTTTGGACAATTTTAGTTGATTGTACTGAATCTGATCCCGTTCCATTTAGAAATCCCTCAGTATCATTTTTTTGAAGGCGGGCAAAGAGGATCAGGGCAACTACTGCTGCAAGAAGGCCAGTTTGCCAATCTATGACATAGGCAAGGGAGACTGGCACGGCAAAACTTAGGATTTTACCAAATACATTGTCTAGCATTTCTAAAGACTTCCGGGATGCTGATTCAATAAATGCTCCCGAAATAATGAGCGTTATGACTGTTAAAACTGTTCCTGGAAAATGCAGAACAGTTCTAATATTATAAATCCAGCCTCCTATACTTGTATCCATTTCTGGTATTTCTGTTTTTGCCTTTCCAACCTTTGGTGAGGTGGAGCCAGAGGCTCTACCAACAGCTCCACCAACCTTTGGTGAGGCGGAGCCAACAGCTCCACCAACCTTTGGTGAGGCATTGCCAACCTTTGGTGAAGATGGAGCCGACATTATCTAACCTAGACCAGACATAGTTTCTTAGATTTGGCCGTCAATACTTTAGATAATCAAATAAGTTCTAAAAGGTAGAAGAGGGAATGGAGTTCGCCTCACTAGAAGATGCATTCCCAGGAGAAATGAAACCAAAGACACATAACAAATCTAAGGAGGGATTTCAAAGTGGTCTACCTCCTACTGATGCTGATCGTCCGGCTGTAAGGCGCATGAATGATATTCCTGCGATGAATCAACCCAATGGTCAAAATACTCTAGATGATTTACTGGATGAGAGTTCAAAGTTTCTTAAAAAGCCAACTGTAAATAATTCGCTGCCTAAGCCAAGATCTCTGAACTCTCTTGAAAAAGATACTATGCCATCATATTTTGGTGCGGAGCCATTTACAAATCCTAATGATGATAGTCATGCATCATTTACAAATATCAAAACAAAAAATGGTTATATGCTGGAATCAGATTTTACAAAGTCTTTTGATGGATCTGGTTATCAGAAAGCAACTGGATCAGAACTTCCCGTTCCCGAGTTAAGACACCGGTGGAAACTTATGTCTGCTGATCGTGTAGAATCATCACAAGTAGATCCTAATAGGAAAAATACTGGTGGGGGCCAATTTGCTGGAATGGGTACAGCCGAGTTTGATTCTATGCGGAGCAAGATTGATCAGCTCATGGCCCGACTAGATGATCTGGAAAATAGGGCTGCCGGAGCAAATCCTCAACTTGAAGTCATGACTTTTATTATGACTGGTCTATTCTTAATGTTTGTGGTTGACTTAGCTGTTCGTAAATCTACAACAATGCGTATGGTAAATATTAGGTAAGCGGGGTTTGGGTTTTATGGCTACGCCTGCAAAAAACAGGTTAAATTGATCTGATAAACTCCCATTGTAAGTCCCTGCAAATTTTTTCCCAGATCTTGTCCTGGGCGTAGAGCTTATCACGATTTTTCAGTAAAGGAAAGCAATGCAAGAAATCATCTAACTCTAGAAGCTCACATAGCTTGTAGAGTACGTAGGAATACGATAAGAAATTTGATCTGTCTGTAGGACAATGTTTCTGAAATGACGGCTGGATCTCCTTAAAGAGATAACGCAACTTTTCTTCCATCTCACGATCCATAACGGGAGCTGTATGACCATTTAGACGGCTCAAGATGTGGGGAACGTGTTCATAAAAAGAATTGTATTTTAGCTTCTTCAGAATTTCACGAATCTTGCTCCGATTCAATGATGTTGCTTGCAGACGCTCTTTCTTGATCTGCGCCTCAATATTCTCAAAGACTTCCTCAGGAATTTCTGTGCTCTCCTTGGCCTGGAACTGCGCAAGCCACTCATTAAAGTGATTGATACGTTTGTATGCATAATATGACACTTCACGAGGCGGATCTTTATAACTTGGCTTATCGGAATCCATGAGAATTAATTTGTGAAATCCGCATTCAGGGCATGATACAGTAGCGTCATTAACTGACACACGCATATCTTCTCCGCAGGCATCGCAGACAAAGGACAGATCATTTAGGGAATGAGTGGAGGGCCTATTGTATTGAGGATCCATCCGCTGCAAATACTGTTCTAGCAGCGTATCACGACGGAGAGTGTCATTGCCAGATTCACGAACAATTTGATTTGTAGGTAAGAGAGTCCCACTGGAATCTTGCCTGGACGCATTTTGAAGAGCCTCAAAGACACTTCCCGGTCTGGCCCTATCTGCAACATTTACCACATTGTCGGCACCCCGATTAATCCGGTCTTGAATGTCATAGTATTGAAAGAGTAGATCACCCGTATTGAGGAAGTAGTCAAAGAGTGCAGCTTTTTTATCAGTAGAGTCTAATTTATTCTGAACATCCTTGATCACATGTTCTAATTTATAGCGTTCTACATCATCTGATTCATTCTTATATTTGTTAACTAATACATTATATTGCTCATTCCATGTGTCAATCTGATCACCAATATCTTTGACCTTAGTTAAATTATGTTGATGGACAGTGTCCAGGGTAGTTCGGGCTTCAGGATTAGATCTTTTTGAAGGTCTTATATTGAAGAAGGGTTCCATGACTATAATGAACGTTGTAAAGTTCTTTAACCCGTGAAATTACTTAAGATTTATGTAAATATTAGTAGTTTATTAAAATCTCCAGATAAATTGGAAGCTTCCGGCCAAAATGTTGAACTTCAATTTTTTGCTCGGTTGAAATTTTCAGAATTTTTTTTTCTAAAGTGTAGTTATAATATGACTGGCGGAGGGTTGATGCAGCTTGTTGCCTATGGCGCACAGGACGTATATCTGACCGGTAATCCCCAGATTACCTTCTTCAAGGTCGTGTACCGCAGACACACCAACTTTGCCATGGAGTCTATTGAGAACCCCTTTAACGGCTCTCCTGGCTTTGGCCGCAAGGTGACTTGCACCATCCAGCGTAATGGTGACTTAATCTACCGCATCTACCTCCAGGCCACTCTGCCCTCTGTGTCCCTCCTGGCCACGGACGGCTCTGGTGCCCAGTTCCGCTGGCTCAACTGGGTGGGACACAACCTGGTTCGCTATGTGGAGCTTGAGATCGGTGGTCAGCGTATTGACAAGCACTATGGTGACTGGCTGCAGATCTGGAATGAGCTCACCCAGGAGCCTGGCAAGCAGGCTGGCTATGCCAAGATGGTTGGCAACGTGCCCCAGCTGGTGAACCTCCTGGTGCAGGGCGGTGAGCCTTGCGACAATGACTGCGCTGGCGGTGAGCCCAACACCTCTGCCGAGACCCTGATGTGCGCCCCTGAGTACACCCTGTACATCCCTCTGCAATTCTGGTTTAACCGCAACCCTGGTCTGGCCCTGCCCCTGATCGCCCTCCAGTACCACGAGGTCCGCATCAACCTGGAGTTCAACGATATACGCAATCTATGCTTTGACAGCACCCCTGCTCTGACCAACCCGCACACCATCCGTGAGCGTGTGGCCGCTGCTGGCTTAGTGGCTGCCTCTCTGTATGTGGACTACATCTACCTGGACACGGATGAGCGTCGCAAGTTTGCCCAGGTGTCTCACGAGTACCTGATTGAGACTCTGCAGTTCACTGGCGGTGAGTCCATCACCTCCTCCAGCAACAAGCTCAAGCTGAACTTCAACCACCCTTGCAAGGAGCTCATCTGGGTTGTGCAGCGTGATTCCTTCGTGTCCTGCGACGACAACGTGATCAACCCCTGGAAGGGCCAGCAGCCTTTCAACTACTCCGATTGGTGGGACCGCTCCATCCTGGAGTCTGGTTACTCCGTCACCCGCGTGGAGGGCCTGGCCGGCAACAACCCCACCGTGTATGCTCTTCTGCAGCTGAACGGCCACGACAGGTTCCAGGGTCGCGAGGGCCGCTATTTCAACGAGGTGCAGCCCTTCCAGCACCACACCAACGTGCCTGCCGTTGGTATCAACGTCTACTCTTTTGCTCTGCAGCCCGAGCAGCACCAGCCCAGCGGCACGTGCAACTTGTCCCGTATTGATAACACCACGATCCTGCTCACGGTGTCCAACAATGCGGTCGGCACGGCCACGAGCTCCACGGTGCGTGTGTATGCCACCAACTACAACGTGCTCCGTATCATGAGCGGCATGGGCGGTCTTGCCTACTCAAACTAAGCAGTTGTTGTTTGGGTTTTTATCGTGTTGTAAGTTTTTTATTACCAATATACAATTGAACTATTTCAAATAGTTGAATTGTAGATCTACTCAAATACCACCTCTAACCCCTGAGCCTCATCTAACATAGCCTCCATGGCTTTTTGCCGCCGTTCAAGTGGAGTTCCATTTAGCTTGGCCGAACGCCGTTTCCACCACCATTCAAAGCGTAAAGCTTCCCGCTGATTTTCAAATCCTTTGATGTAACAAATACGGTACCAGCCACCTGGGACCGTACTTGTTGCTCTTGCCCCACCTGACATAAGACCATTATGCTGCATTAGGCGCCTGTCTACATCAATGGTGGCGCCGACATAGGTTTTCATGGGAGGTTCCACGGTTGCTAGCAGATAGACAAACCAGGACATCTACCATATTAATATACATTTAGTCTAAGTGCGTGAAATTGCCCAGTGACTGGTAATAAGAGGAAATGCAGTATTTGCAACTGCTTGTCCACCAAGATTTGCAGATATACAATGAATACCGCCATATTGTCTTGATACTCCTGCTGAATCAGCTATATCTTGCCATACAGACCAAGTTAGCCTTACATCGGCAGCAGGCACTAGTCCAGGTTGTATTTTACTAGTTTGTGCTTTAACAAGAATATCAGAAAGACTAATGCTCAATGTTCCTAAACCAGTATACATTGGTGATAATAAGTACAGATCTGAAGCATTTATATTAGTGGTTGGGATAGAAGAAGGAAACCAGGCATTCATCACATTAGCAAAAGCTTGTGAAAATGTGCTGTGACCACTTGGAAAATCTGCAAAAGGAGGTGTAACAAAATTAATTTCTTGAAAGGGGACCCATCTGTTTCCATCAATACTCGTTCCATCATAGTTTGTCACATTTTGTCCAGCATATCTTTTACGGATTTCTTGAATAGGTCTTGCTTCCATATTTTCCCGTTTGAGGGCCCAAGTGAGACGAGATCCTTCAAAGATATTTATTGCTAACTCTAATCCTGAATAAATCATAGTTTGTAATGCAGGATTGGAAAGTTCAATATATTTTTTCCAGAACCAGATCATCATACACGGAGGAGAAACGGTCAGTGGTCCTCCTGCCCAAAATTCAGCAATGGCCTTTTGTTGATCTGTTAAAGAATTTGTAACAGTTACTAAACTATCTATTTCACTGTCTCTTCCTGCAGTTGTTCCGAGGTACTGAGCATTTGCTGCAGATTTTACGGTAGTCTCATCGCCGGCATTTAAACAGGTTGACCTCACATTTCCCCAGCCATAGGTCAAAAAATTTTTCTTTACGCCGCCTACTAGGAGTGGTGTCCACTTTCTAGGATTTGGATAGGCTGCAACATCAGTAAAATCTTGAGACGCGGTTACATCTAATACTGTAGCGCCGTTAGGTAGCTCCGCGTTTGTAGGAGCAACTGCAGCAGCAACAAAACCATCTGCTTGCCTACTTGCATACCATGTTTGCCACGTAGATAACCACAAGGTAAAATTACCTTCTGACTTAACTTGATCTATCATAGATTGCTGTTCTTGTGTAGTCCAGCCGTAATTAGCCCGTTCTTGTTCTAAAAGTGGACTTGTATTATAGGATGGTACAAAGTTTGACATTGTATTAATGAGGACTTGTGTCATCCAAACAAATACTTTTATATCACCAGTAATCAGATTCTTTGTATCCCAGTTCCATGAATCTTTTGTGCCTGTAATAGATGCAGGCGTTACCCAGGAGTATCCTGAAGCAACTGTAAAAAACCATAAATATGCCAGTCTAGCTGATCTGGTAGGAGGTACACTTATAGAGGCATTGTAGACTAGAAGGCTCTGTAATGCAGTGAAAATCTGGGTTATAAGAGTTATAGATACTTGCACAGGATTTGAATTGCTTGTATTTTGTTGAGCCATTTCTTCAGTCATAATTTCTTCAAAATACAAGCTTGAATTCTTTATAATCCGCATACCCCCATAACGTTCATTTAAATAATCAGTTGATTGTTTACTTTTAAATATCCTTCCTGCATCAGATTTTAAATACATATTATTGTATGCAATAGCCCGATTTGCCCGTAGTAAATGTAATCTAGAATAGTCCATCTATTATAATAATATAAAATAGGTCTAAAGTGTAAAACTATATATGTTATAATGTTGTTAGCAAAACAAGATACTATAACTATGCGATTCAAAGATTTTTGTTGGTCTCCTGAAGACTTGATCAGTCAAACAAAATACATTGATCTTGTTAAACGGAGTCCTAATACGCATGTTTTCATGTTTACAGATTCTATTGAACATAATTGTCAGACAGACTATAGGGGTCAGATTACTCCTGCAGTATTCCCGCCACCACAGCCCTGCTGGATCACGGGTATGTCAGATTATTCCATCACTTTAGAAAATAGTTGCAGATTTGATGGACTCTATAAGAAATGGTTTGCAATCAATGTTAAACGTACAGATCCTCGTATTATACCTGTACCCATAGGCGTTGATACTCACAGTGATCTGGCTGTTATAAATGGAAATGAGCGCACTATATATGATGTGTCTAGGACTGAAGTTAAGGATGCAGACACTCTAGCCTATATGAATTTTAATGTATATACATATCTTCAAGAACGTGCAATCCTAGATCTGTACTTTAGTGAATTACCCTGGGTGAAATCAGATGTAAATAAACGGATCCCCTATCAAATATATTGTGAAAATATCAGAGCGCATAAATTTACCTTCTGTCCGAGAGGAAATGGGCCAGATACTCATCGGTTCTGGGAGTCCATTTATCTGGGATCTATACCAATTGTCTTGGATTATCCTGAAATGGCTACATTTTTTTCAAAGCTTCCTTGCGTCAAAGTGAAATCATGGCTAACTGTGACTGAAGAACTTTTAGAGATAGAATACGAACGCATCTCAGAGACCGACTACGACTTTAGTATAATGCGGTTTCCTGAATGGGAAGGTGAAATTTTATCTAATTAATAAACTAATAGAATAGAAGATGGATCACATACAACCAGCCAATGTGGCTAATTATCTGGCAAATGAAGACTGGTGGTTTTATTTGCCTGCGATCTTATTCGTGGATACGGTGATGATTTTCCTAGTGAGATACTTTCCTCAAAAATTTGGTCAACCTATAAATGTCTGGTATGATGAATTTGGCCTGGCAGCTGTCTTGTCAGATGTAAGTATAATAGCAATTGGCATTGCTATTAGCAGGTACCTCTATTCTTACTTTTTTATGGAAAAGGAGGGCTGGTCTATATGGTATTTTATTGCTCTGGCGGTTGTGTTTCAACTTGTACACGATGTTGCATTTGCCTATGGGATTGTTGCAAAGATACCTCAGGGCCACAATAGCATGATTGATGTTTTTAAGATGTATATAAAAGGTGGACCCGGTATTCTTTTGACTGATGCGGTGATGGTTGCAGGGTCTATCGGGATTGCATCTTTATTAAAGGGCCAGGACTACCATTACACAACTACAGGATTCCTCATTACGGCATATGCTCTCTCGTATATTCTATATACAAATGTACGTTGACCAATTTAGAAATGTCATCTTGGCTTCCAGTGCCTAGAAAGAAGATTGCACCGAATCCGACTCTTACTATCAAACACCCGAGTAACGGATTCTTTTCTACGTGCTCAGTTATACTTCATTATCTCGTAGAGTATTTTAACAAGCACAGGAAGTTGCCCGAGGCCATAGACACATCGGATGCATTTAATTGGTACAGACCAGGTACAATGGAGTCGTTTTTCACTCTAGATCCAAGAAAGATCTCATATAGAAATCCGATCCTATATGAACACTTTCATCAATATACCGATTATATGAAACTGGATTATGCTGGTGTAAAACCATTTCTTCAGAAATATTTTACACCTTCTGAAGAAGTGCAGGGACTGATCAAGGATCTGGAAGCCAAGTATGAGCTAGATTATCCTAATACCTGTGTCCTATTTTATAGGGGGAATGATAAAGCTACAGAGACTGCCTTGCCGAACTATATTGATTACATTAAGAGGGCTAGGGCTATCTTACAGCAACGACCTCAGACATGTTTCTTAGTACAATCCGATGAAACCGAATTCATTGAGGCCATGATTGCCGAATTCAAAGAAAAGGCTATGTGGTTCAAAGATGAGATTAGACATATTCCAAAGGCAATGTCCACCGTGGACAAGGTCTGCAATGATGCGTTCAAATTCTCTAAGTTCTACTTGGCCATAACTATTGTCATGTCAAAGTGTCCGCATATTATATGCGGGTCAGGTAATTGTTCCATCTGGATTGCCTTGTTCCGAGGAAGTGCAAAAGGGATGCAACAATTCTTAAAATCCGGTTGGATAGTAGCTTAATGCCATATGTGCCACCACATCTCAGAGAGGGCTATGTTCCAGCAGCACCGGCGACTGCGGAAATGTTAGGCATTAATGCAAAATCGCAGTCAATAAGACCTAATCTAGCGCTGGTACCATTAAGTAAGACCCGGCCATTTCAAGTGCCTGTTAGATACCAAAACACAATGCAGTTATACAAACGGAAGTCATACAGAAAGCACAGACACTCCTCTAAAAGTCGTAGACGATCAAAGCCAAGATCAAGGACAACTAGCCGCCGCTAGAGACGCATTGGCCCAGGTATTCAGAAGGAGGCACTTGCTCCTGGCCACCAGGGCTTTGTGAGCTAGGTGCGCCTTGTGGTTACGGTGCTTCTTCTTTTTATTTTTGTTAGCACGCAGTGCATTATAGCGTAATGCTACTTGCTTGCCTGCATCACCTAGTGTAGTTTTCACAAGAACACACAGAAGCTGCCGGCCAGTAAGATCTGCCCACTGAATCTTTAAGGACATTACACCAGATAGGCTCTTATCAATAGGAAATGATGAGCGCGTATCTAGATGGCCCTCAGCAATAGGGCATGCTACTGTGTCACAGAGATCATCTGTGGTAGGCTTTACAGGAAAGAAGTTGTAGGTGGTGGTATACGTCACAGTACCGTTATTGATCTCCTCGGGAATCTTCATAGAGAGCAGTAGCGTGGAATTCTGACCAGGGACGGTAGGGTCTGGTGAGAAGGACATGGACGTGAGCTGGAAGAGAGACTTGCCTGATGAGCAGTCTTTCACGGATGCATCGGCGGGCATTAGGCTAGCAAGGCTACACAGTGCAAGGAGGGGAAGGAAGGCAAACATTCTAATATAGAAGGGTGGGAAAAGTTTAGGTGGAAAAATAATTTAAAGGTTATGTATTATTAATTTATATTAATGAAGGGTAATAGTAAAGAACATTTGCTATTATTTTTAAATAAAATTAAAAATAATGAATATTTTGGTATTATTAGACCAGGTGACGGAGAATATGCTATTTTAACAAATACAACAATAAAAACAGGTGATAATTGGACATTTACCCAAAATTCACGTTTACATACGGATATTATTAACTCAATGAGTAAAAATAATACATCATTATATATTGGCATTCCTTGTGAATGTTGTAATAAAAAAATGAAAGATGATTATATTAAAATTCTTAATTTACCAAATGAAAGAATGACTTACGCAAATATATTTTGTAATGCAAATTGGCTAGATTTTATAAATTTTCTTAAAAGTTTATCTAAAGGGTTTTCATTAGTAACAGGAGGTACAAGAGAAACATTAGAATTTAAAATAAATGATCGTCTTATTATAGACGAATATCTAGTTGATAAATGGGATACATATTATGATAATGAAACAGTCCGGATAATGAAATGGTTAAGTAATAAAACCAATGAAATAATTTGTTTTTCAGCTGGACCTTTATCAAAAATATGGATACCAATTGCCATGGAAAAATATCCAAATAATACTTATTTAGATATCGGTAGTATTCTTGATATTTATACTAAAGGTAGTACAAATAGACCTTATACAATTGAGGGGCATTACTATAATAGATTGATATGTAACTTTAATGCGTAATATTATTATTTTTATATCATCATCTATTAGTATAATGAAAATAATTAAGAATTCTCATGAATTTAATGTAAGTGGATATTATAGTGAGAATTGGTTTTCAAATAATAAATTAGATAGATGGGAGTTAGATACCTTTCATATATTAGACCATTATAATAAAAGGTGTACAGAAAATATTTATATAGATATTGGATCTTGGATAGGCCCAACTGTATTATATGCTGCAAATATATATAATAAAGTTATTGCTATAGAACCAGATCCAGTAGCAATAAGCAGATTTGAAGAAAATTTAAGTGTTAATAATTTCAATAATATTGTTTTAGTAAAAAAAGGTATTTCTGACAAGGATGGTAAAATAAAGTTTGGAGGAAATGGAGATTTTGGTAATTCTGAATCAACCATATTAGTATCAAATGATGCATATAGTACATGGGGTGGTACATGGAGTAAGGAAGAAAGGACACGTAATATTATTGAAATTGATACTATTACCATAGAAACATTATTGAACGAACAGCAGATTGACCCTTTACAAATAAGTCTTATTAAGATGGATATTGAGGGGGGTGAATTAATAGTGACCCCATGTTTAGAATCATTCTTAAGAAAATATAAACCTGCATTCTATATATCATTGCATTATTGTTTTTTAAAGAATCAGCATGTATATGATATAGTAGAAAGATTGTTTAGTATATATGATTCTTGTTATATATTTGATAATAATGGAAATAAAATTTTAAAAAGTAAAGATGAGGTTATTTCAAGTAAATTAAATGCTATAGTCTTTGAATGATGTGGTATAGAATGGATAATTATTATAACACGATATTTGTATATTGTACTTTATCCAATCTATATCATTATCTTTATTAAGTTTATCTAATATAAAGGATACCTCATCTTTATTAAGGTTCATTTTAATAAATTGCTGAGTAATCGCATATTCTGGAAATGGGTAATGTATATCTGAAGGAAATGACCATAAGTCAATCATATAATCTATGTTACCACCCATAAAATAGTCTATTAAATATCCATTATGAGATGTATGTGTAGCTAAAAAATTAAGCTTATTTGTAAAGCATTCAATAAACAATTTTGGATTTTTGATTATCATATCACTTCTAATTTTTATAGCATTCTTATAGCCCATTTCTTTAGCTTTTAGTAATCCATTTAATGTAGTCGTCTGTTGATAGAAAACATTTGCAATACCACAATATTTAGGATAGGCATTTAGTACTACTATGTCGCTCTTATCATACTTTTTTTCTTCAGCAATCCAAGTACTGAATATAATATTATAACCGGATAATAAATTCTTAATACGGTCAGTATAGATTGATGGTCCTTGAATAATTATTACCCAGTCACTCATAGCTATTTATACATAACAAATTTAATATCTTCTCAGAAGCAGTACCATCTCCGTATACATTACAGGGGTCTAATTTATCAATAGTTAATCCACTTACGTATTTAGCAAGTGTCCCTATATCTTTTATTAAATGGATATAAGGATATGGTATATGATACCGCTCAGTCAGTTCACGTAGAACAAGACATTGTTTACCAAGAAATGATGCTTCCTCCTGCAGTCCGCCACTGTCTGTTATCAGATATTTTGACTTTGCCATTATTTTTGTAAAGTCTTTATGATTGAGAGGGGCTGATAGAGTCAGATTGTCAGAGGATTCAAATGATGATCTAATCTTAGTTTGAAGTTCAGGATTAGGATGCATGTACCAGAAAAACTGAATAGTTGGATCTGATTTTAATATTTGTTTGAGCTGCTCTATAAATGTATCAATCTTATCCCAATTTTCACGTCTATGAAATGTAATTAATACTATATTCTCCTGAGTAACTGTAAGATTATATGATTTTATTAAGTCAAGTATAGTATTACCTACTGTAAATTTTACACCACTTACTTGTTCTTTTTTTAATAATTCAGTACATTCATAATGCGGAGTAAAATGAAATGAAGCAATGCGACTTATCATTTGACGATTAGCTTCTTCTGGCCAAGGGGCATTAAGATTATATGTTCGCAATCCTGCTTCAATATGTACTACTTGTATTTTATTATGAAATGCATACAATGCACAAAATAAAGCTGTTGAGGTATCTCCTTGAACTACACAATGTGTGTGTGATTTATCAAATTGATCATCTAAATTTTCTAATATGCTTGCCCCTATAGCATTAAGACGATTAGGAATATCAGTTCTCACGGTCACCACGATTTCTTCAAAATCAGGGATTTCATTTAATTCTATGTGTTGTAGAATACGATATACTTTATAAGGTATAGTTTTTGTAGTTAATAGTTTGATAAAGGGTAGAAGTTTCAAATATTCTGGTCTAGTTCCATAACATACTGCAATAAACATATCTTAATGATTATTGCATAGATGATTTATATAGTCAATTATCTAAAAGGTGATATTATCTTTAGTATTGTTCATTGTTTTAAATCCCAGATCTACAATAAAATGCTTTAGTACTTCCGTAAAGTGTTGTGACATTCCAGGTGCTTCTGAAATTGCGGCATTTTTATCTGTGCCATATAATATTGCAGTATTCCTTTTACTCCCATACATTGATAAGTCATTAGTTGGATGGGGAGGAACATACGTTTTAATTCCTTGACGTTGAAGCATATATGAAAAGGCAATATCTTCACCGCATCTCAGATGAATATTATAATCGGGAATAAAGTTCCAAAGGTGTGACAGCCATACACGCTTGAAAAACCACGCATGGCCTACAATATCAACTTCTTCAATCTCATCATTTGGACCATCCCACCCATATCTTCTATTAAATGCATAGTTAGTGCCTGGATTAAATCTAATACCTATTGTTCCTAATAATCCCTCTTTAATCTTCATTGTATCTAGACAGTTTTTGAACCAATTGTGCTGTGGAATAGTGTCATCATCAAAGATAGCAATAAATTCCGTATTAGCAAGAAGTGCCACTGAAAATCTTGCCCAGACTCCATAATTCGTAGATGAATTTATAATTGTCACATTTTTCATAAGATGATCTGGTATAACTGGTAATTCAACTCTTTCTGCTGCATTTTTCCAAATAATGATTTTTTCTGGAATAATACTTTGCGACTGTACCGCTTCTAATTGTTGAATAAGAGAATATGGTCGTTTATATACCGTAAGTACGACAGTAATATTGGATTTAATTGAAGTTGACACTCTTTTAAGATATATACCTTGTCCAGCACCGTTAATATAAGGTGTTGGATTGAATGATGTAGAAAGTGTAGATTTAAGATATCCTAGACTATTAAAGGCAATGCAGGTTGGTTCATTATTAGCGACACTTTTTAATTGATCTATATTCATTTTACCAACACACCTAATATCACCTCCTGCAGAATCTACACCTTCATAAAAGTCCCATATAGTATCAGATTGTTCCATGAATAAAGTATTATACTAATTGTTTAAACTTGGTTGATATATTATTTCTTTATAAAACACATTAAAATATCATCAGGGTGATTAGTAACAGTACGAGTGTCAAATAGTTTAATATTATATTGTTCTCTTATTTTTTTAGAAAATTCAGATGAAAAAATAGAAAGGCTTCTAAATGCCTCTATATAGGCTGGCTGTATATCTTCTATTACATATATACTACCAGGTTGTAAATATCGTTCTAAGAATTCAAATGAAAAACGTTGATGTTTTGCAATATGGCTACCATCATCAATAATTATATCAATATTAGGACCAATGGTATCCATGACTCGCTTTAGATCCCCTGCATTAGATTGATCTGCAACAAATGTTTTAATGCGCTCTTCATTATATATCATACCAGCTTCAAAAATGTCTATAGCATATATATTTGCATTCATAAAATAATCTCTCCACATCCTAATGCTGTTACCAGATTTATAATTACAACCTCTCTTCATTGCAGCCTCATGATCTAAACAGCCAATTCCAATTTCAAGAATATTATTTACTTTATATCTAATATTTTCAAATAACTCACTATAACCAGGTATATAGTCGTGTCCGTAGACTTTGGATTTATCTGATGGATATAACTCTGATATACTATTTAAATCCATATAAGGTTTAATACATATTAGAATGTCTGAAATCCCGCTCGTTATAATTGCATGGAATAATCTGACATTTGTAAAAAGATTTGTAGAACAGATCATAGAACTAAGTACAAAAATAATTATTTTAGATAATAATAGTGAATATCAGCCACTATTGGATTACTATACTAGTCTGGAAACAATCTATCCAGATAAATTTGATATACGGAGATTAGATCAAAACTATGGACATCGTGTATATACTATTTTAAAAGATACTTTACCAGATATATATGTATTGAGTGATCCTGATCTTAAATTAAATGCATCCATGCCAAAAGATGTAATTGATCAACTTTATTATATTTCTAAAAAATATAAATGTAATAAAGTGGGTCTTGCATTAGATGTATCAGATCATACTAAATTTATTAGAGGTGGATATGGAGACTTAGTTTATAGAATAGAAAGTGCCTATTATAGAAATATATTAAGTGATAATGAATATATGCTTTACAATGCTGAAATAGATACTACATTTTGTTTAATTAATAATACAGTTTCAGATTATCCAAGTAATATTCGAGTTGGAGGTAATTTCACAGCAAAACATTTACCGTGGTATCATGATTATCTTAAGACACACATTCCAAAAGATGAATTAGAAATATGGGTTAAAAATAATAAATCATCATCTATTTTAAAATATATAAATATAAATGAATTACTTGGTACTATTTAATTTGTTCTTTACATATTTATCTACACTATCAAATGATACCATAGAATCATTTGGATTATGCCAATACCACTTGTGGAAAATTACTTCAAAGGGATCAATAGATCCACCAAAGTACTTTCCTTTTCTTGACGGAGGTTCTCCTGAATTATAATGCATATTCCTTTTATTTAACCAGTCTACTCCTTGGAACTTTTCTAGCATACAATCAATTGTATATCCTCGTTTGAATATACACTCGGTTAGTCCATATTCACCATAGTGTATAGCATCATGCTTTGATTCATGATTGTAAAATATTGTCTTCTGATCTAGAAATAATTGTAATCCAAAATGATCAGTCATAAAACAGAACCCTTCTATGCGTGGCCCATTATATTCAGGATGGGAATTAGGTACACAATATATAGATGTGCCAACTAATTTGACCTTATCTGTAATTTTCTTAATAAATGGCTGAGTCCAATGGACATCTTCAGAGTTCGTATCAGGTAAGAATGGGCCTAGAACACCGCTATTCATAAAGAAGTAATAGTCATATTGCTTTCCACCTAGTGAATCGAGTGCAGCCTTATGACCGCCAAAATCAAACCCCACATTATCTCTATAAATAACTTTGAGATTAGATAATTCAGGAAGATTTACATTACAAGTATTACCATTTACTACAATAATATAATCAATTGTTTTTGAATAACTTATTGCAAATTTTGAATAAAAGTTGAGATTATAATCAGATGAAGGGCTTGCAAAATATGTATAGATAACAAGAGTCTTTTTTATCTTATATTCTTCTTCAGGATACAATTCATGAAAATGGTTCTTATAAGAATTCCATAGTGTAGACTTTACAGGCTTCACCGGATTAGACTGCAGCCACCACTCAGCACTCATCTTATCGGTAAGCAAGTCCGTTGTCAGGGTCTTCAGATATTTTGCAGTAGCCCACCAGAAATTTCCAGAAAAGTGTGGCTTGGGCAGTTCACTAAAGTTGCACCCTGCCACATCATGAGAATCCAACAGCTTCAGACAGTGTTCAGACTTCTCGCATAAAAAATGTAACATGTAGTTGATCCAATCCAAGCCTGGTTCGTATCTAGAGTCGCCTTTAGTATATGAGATACCCTTGGTGTGTATGTACAGAACCTTGGTATTGGGTGAATGTAAGCTAAATTCGTGGATCAAACGCAAGGTAGGCAGTTCAAACTCTTGGGAATTATCAGAACAATGTATCACAATAATCCTGGGGTCCATGGCCTCGTATTTAGCGTGATCTAGCCTCAAACCAATATTATTTATAGTTATCACCTGTAACTCCTTCACCTTCAAAACTGTTTTCAAGATAAGATCTAGCTTCTTAGTGCCTGATTGGGGTAAATGGCAGGAATGGATGAAGCAGACTACCTTGGGCTTTAGAACTTTCTCTAAGGTAGGAAAGAAACTATTTTCTAAGATCTTTTGCTTGGCAGCCTTGATATAAGGTAACCTCTCTTTCCACAAGTTCATCTGAATTGCAGCATTCATTGTGTTATATGCTGACTCAAAGTCATCATCTAGCTGGACAAAGGCCCTAGGATCCACAATGTCGGCAACATTAGGACAACCCCAGTAGAAGCAGAGGCTCTCACATAGGATAGGTTCCCAGAGTTTCTCAGTGACAAAATTGTGTTCAGCATTATTCTCGCACATAAAATAATACTTGTAAGGTACTAAACCTTTCTCCTTATCTACAGATGGCCTCGCCTTGCCCTGATATGACTTGAATCCTCTATCATTGTCTTCATTGTAAATGTGCAGAGGAAAGTCTTTTTCCTCCAGGTATTTTAAGAAATCAATGCGCTTCTTGTGCCCAGGATCAAAGTACTTGGAGCTGCATATGGATGATACGACCTTGTCTAGATGAGATCTTTTCTGAGCCTCCATGTCCATTATCTGAAGCTCATCGTATGTCAGATTCAGTTGCCAAAATACAGTATTAATAAACTTATCGTGAGTTCTGACTTGCAAAAAAATCTTGGGATCTGGTTTGGCCCACTCACCCCAAGTCTTAACTCCCCAAGTCTGATCGCCAGCACACCAGGGTTCCATGTGATAGATAATGGACTTCTCGGCAATGTACTTATCGCCTGCCCTAGGTTTATTTATAATAATGTAGTAGTCAATATCATCATCTGACCATGTAATCTCTAGATTATTCCACCTATATGTACCGCTGGTACCTTTGCACATTTTTAACCACTCCTTACACAGATCTTCAGATGAGCACCAGTTGCACAGCATTTTAATTCTAATGGTAGGCTTGTAACTTTTCTTAACATAGAGTCCATTAGGTGCATGTAACCAAGGACTCTTAATCAAAGGAAACTTTACTCGTTTCTTCAAGAATCCTAGCGTATTGAAAGCAACACAGTTCATCTCAGTCTCAGCAACAATCTTCATATTATCAATACCATTTGCATTTGTTCTACGAATATCACCACCACCAGAATCTACGCCCTCATAAAAGTCCCAGAGTTCGGCATCTAATGCATCTATAGTATTATCTATACCGATAGCCCAAGGAGGATTACAATTATTGTGTATCCTAGAGGGTATATTTGCACCCCATCGCAAAGGAAAGAATGCCTTAAAGTTCTGCCCGTGTTTTAATGCAAGTTTCCTAGCAAAGTACGCACCCCACCAAGAAAAAGTAGAATTAGGCACAATGGCGCCACCCCAACACTGGCTCATCAAACCTAGTGTCACTGACTCACTCTTTTCATTGCAAATACGTAAATGTATAGCGTGATTCAAAGCTCCTTTTAGCATATTTGCTGCTAGATCAGGCTCATCTGAAAATAGTATCAACCGAGAACCAGGAGGAATCTGATCTAGAACCTTCTTATAGTAAGAATCCATTGTAATATGATTCACACAACCATTTTCTTTATAGTCACCTAGCCTTATATGAATAAACCAACTATTTAGCCTAGCCTCACCCTCTAGACCGTATTTAGAGTATAGGTCCTGACCAGTTAGAACTGGGTTTAATCCAGACTCTGGCAAGTACTGATAATTCTGCCAATAGCCACGGGTGACAATATTTTTCTGTACATTTTCACAGGAAATCGCCTTAAAACTATAATTTTCTAACTCAGCCTCTCGTATGGAGTGAACTTCTTCATGAGCCTCTATCATACGGATTCCAGGAAACATTGTATAAAGTTCATCAACCTTGTGAGGAGTATTATTATTAATCATTGGTTTATAAAAGACAAGTTCACGCCCCATCTTCTGAGCTAGACCTAGTGCAGCAGATATCTGGAATAGGCGATTACCGAGGCCGCCGCATAGATAGGGTGCAATCCACTGGTTGGGCGTAGCCAACCACGGCTCAGATAGCCTTATTATGTTCCACCAATAATCAAGTGTCAAGATATTCAAGACTTCCTTACGCTTTTCAGGGTTTTCGTAGAAAGGTCTAAACTCCTTCAGCCAGCCTTCCAGCTTTTCTTGGCTCAATGATTCAGGTGTCCAATCGTCTATAAACACTACTGGGAATCTACTGTAGGCCTCATCCAAGGGAGAATGTTGTATAATAGGAATGCAGCCATTAATTAATGCCTCCCATGCCTTGGGAGAAGGATCATATCCACCACCCCTCACACATAGACAGAATTGGGACTTACGCATCCATCCATATATATCCTCATTATTCATTGTATCACCTTCCTTATAGGTTACAAAAGGCCACTCACTCCTACATAGGGCCGTCACTTTTGCTCTTAGTTCCCACTGCGGGCCGCCGCGGTTTCTGTGAATACAGAATGCCTGAATTGGCCTCTTTGAAAAGTCAACTGGCTCATTGGTAATCTTAAGATTAGAGTGATATCCTTTTTGAAAATTCTTAAAAAGGCCTAGAGGAATTGGACTTAATTTGGGGTGTAAAGTATCCAGGTTTTCTACAAAAATCTTATTTAATAAAGGATTAATAAGTAATGAGTTTATTATATCTTGTTTATCGGCATAATCATTTCTACGAAAATCACCTGTACCCGCGGGAAAAGTGAAATCGTTGCCAGCAACCACAAGATTAAATTTTGATTTTAATAGATGTAATAAATTGTCCATAAAATATTGTAGAGAATCACCGCCAGTATACTTTAAAAAAACATAAGATGCTGAAATATAAATTGTCCTAGGTGTATTTGTCTTAGTTATATTTACATACCCATTGTGAAACACAAACCAGTCGCATTTACGAGCGATTCCTGTTAAATGACTTACTTCATATGACTCTCTTTCTTGAACACGTGTACTCATAGATTCCAAGGACATATAATTTTTCCTAACATAAATTCCAGATCCAGGTGTATTTATATACGGTGTGCGCTCAAGGTCCTTAATATCAGACTTCAGAAATCCAAGTGTATTAAAAGCAATGCAGCGTTTATCGCTTGAGGCCTCAGCCATTATTTCGTTGACCGACTTTCTCCCTACACATCTGATATCTGATCCACCAGAATCTACGCCCTCGTGAAAGACCCATTCGGCCTCATCTACCTTGGCTTGAATCTGAAGACTAGAATAGTCTTTTTGAATATCAGTATCTACTTTAGACTCACTAGATACAACCCAGTCAGAAAATACAATGTGCGGTTGGCAATTATAAGATACAAATCCTGGTACAACTTTTACCAGATAATCAATCCCGTGTTTGATCCCATTCTCAGAAATGTAGTCTAGCATTTTCTTGGCACCTGCCTTTGTTATAATATAGGCATAGAATCCACCAATATATATATTGGAATCTAGTGGCCTTCTAGAGCCTTTACTAAGCTCAAGATCTTTATAAATCTCAGACTTATTCACTTCACGCACATGATACCCCAAGAATGTCATATCAACCCCAGCTAAGTTTTCTTTACTAGAAGCCTCTTCCCACTTTGTCTTGAACCCATCAGATAACTTGGCATCATCTTCAAAGATAGTGTAGTAGTCAGAATCTGACGCTACTAACTGTTTCCACAGAGCATAGTGACTCAAGGCACATCCGATCACACCCTTCCTAGATCCAAAATCATTGCCCAGAAATAGTGTATTGATCTCATCAGTCAAGATCAACTCTTTGCCATCTACTGCCTCAAAGAACTCGTAGGCCTGTTCTAGGCCTGCTTTCTCAAACTCAACCTCCATAGCCTCTTTTCTGTCAGTACGTCTGAGCAAGTTGACAATAAAAGTGCTAGCTTGTTTTGACAAATCACCATTAAACTGACCCATCTTATTCAGAGTGTAAGCATTGATACCAGTCTTATCTGAGGTGAGTTTACCCATGTGCAGGCAGCAGACGGTATCAAAGAATGCAGACTTGTAGCCTCTGGCAAAGTACTTATCTGCATAGTCCCGTTCAAAGAATGTATTGGGAGAGTCGTAATTGCCTAGCTCTAAGATCGCCGAAGTCCGAATCATAGAAGGTCTGAAACTGTAATGAGGCCAGTAACCACAATTCTGACCAGGAATAGAATCTGACTTTACATGTAAGAGGAAATCTGGTGAACCCTCAATAGGCTCACCACCATTGATTGTCCAGCCCTCATAGGTCTCTGCATAATTTCTGTTGTAAAGAATCTGATGAATCTGCCTATGTTCATTTCGGTCCAAGAAATCAATAGACTTCTGAACATAGTTATCAGTCTGAAAAAAGAGCCAGTCATCTTCCATATGAATCCAGTATGTCGGCTTTAATGTGTTTAACATTTCGTATATCACATTCATACTGGCTCTGTGCCCTTTTTCACTCTGTCGTTTCATATAAAAGTCAATAAATGGAAAGGCAGCCGTCATCTTTCTCCTGTCACGCTGTGATGAATTATCATCCACACAGAAAAAGTAGTCAACCTTATCTATATCTTTCCATGTATTAAGAAGTGAATTTACTGTCTTCTCAAAAAGATCCCAGCGTTTACAAGAGGTTATTGTGAGCATTACCTTAATAGGCAAAGTAGGTTTTGTTTTTAATAAACTAGATAAAGGTGCAGAACCTAATAATGGCCTATACCGATTAATCATCTTACCAACAACGGCTAATTGACTAGGCTCTAGATTTACTCGCCCCTTTAAAAACTTCATATAAGTAAAAAAATTATTAACAAAATCCAAACTTTCAGGCAAATCATTAATACAAAACTGCATATTGTGAATGATATTGCGGATCCACCACTCAGTCGCAAAGGCATATTGATGTTTGAAAATGGCCTCATACATCTTAGAACACGTGTCTAAGTGTTTAGTTCTTTCTGCTACAATGATCATGTAATAAGGCAAATAAAAATCATACTCATTCTTCTTTGCAAAGAGTTTCTCACCCAGCTTGGATCCATCATAGTGATTCTCATAGAAATCCTGTACTAGAGTATAATAGGCATAGGCAACTTCTGAGGGACCATGAATACAATAGTGCTTAATTAGCCTATAGAAACACTCTAATCTAGTTGTATCATACTTGTATGACTCAACCAAGTAATAAAGCCCTTCTTCAGGTTTACCAAGTTCATCGTACTTATCATAGATCTCCATACAGGACACATACTTCTCCTGAATCCAGAGAGGTAGGGTGAGTGCTTTCTTGTAGAACTCAATGGCCTTCTCTTTCATATTACAAGAGTTGTAACTCTGTGCGCAGTAGAAAATGTAGCGATTGTACAAGGGATCCTTCTCAACCAAGGCTTTCTCAGCAGCCTTCTCCAAGACAAGTGCATCCTTCAGATACTTATTAGGATCCTTGCTTCTGTCACCACGGCGACCAGAAATGAAAAAATAGTCACCGACAACATCTACCATAGGCCCAGCAGGCTCCAAACAGTCTGCATACTCGTGTAGAACGCCTTTATAAGACCAGCGTTTTTTCATACTGAAAAGTTGACCCCTGGAATAGCGCATCCCCTCGGCATTTCCAAAAACAAACTTGTAGGAATCAGCAGTCAGGTCAGTAGGCATTTTAAAGTCCCCACTAATCTCGTCATCAGCATCCCAGACAAAGGCATAGTCTGCTTTCTGATAAGCAGCCTCAAACGCCTTTGTTCTATTGTATCCAAAATCACGCCACGGCTCTTCTTGGAGCTCACCTGGAACCCTTTTTTCTTGAAAGAAAGCCTTTACGATCTCTCTAGTCTGATCGGTTGATCCCGTGTCACTAATAACCCAGTAGTCAAACTGAATGTACTTCCAAAGATGCTCTAGCGTGTCTGCAATAATATGAGCCTCATTCTTGACGATCATAGTAAGGCATATGGTCTTTTTGGCCATAACAATCTTTTTATAAGAAGATAAGAGCGTTTAGATGTCTCAACATATTCCACTATATTTATCAAATGCATTTCCATACCGTTTTATTAACTCTTCTTTTGGTACTTTTTCTTGTATTGTGACTACCGCTCCAGTAATACGTTCAAATGAACTTTTTGCAAGTTCCATAATTTCAAGTGTTGGTTTATAGTGACCAGATTTAGTATTCAAACATATACTATTATCATCATTAACTGTTCCAGACCCAGCTGCAATTAAAGGCATGCATGGAATTGCTTTTGCAACTTTTTCATTAAATTGTTTAACAATAGGATTTTCTTCAATATTAGCGCCCTCAGGAATACTTAATTCTTCCCGTATTTTAAGTAAGGTTAAAAGAGCTTCACGTAATTCAGTATATTCACTTGATTTTGATACTTGTAAGAGTCCATAAATTAATAAAATACTATGTTTATTAAGAGGATCTCCTTTTATAATATATATATAATGAGTATCATCATTATTAAATATGACAAATTTAAACCAATTATTATCAGACTTTTTAAATTGACTAAAAAACATTTCAAGTGTAGATTCATTTAATTGAAATGGACTATTTACAGCCGTATATATCTCATTTCCAGCGCTATCTTTATATTCTTTTCCTCCACAAAGATGTGTATTTTTAAGATCAGTAGGTTTTATTTTTAATTCACCTCCCTTCATTTTACGCGTCTTTGATCTTTTTAATTTAATTTTATACTTTCGTCTTTTTGAAAGTGGTTTCATCCTATTCTAGAAAACTTATTTAATTTTAGTAAATCTGCTGCAGTGAAGGTTGTATAATTAATGCACTAGGTGTATTAATAACTGCATTAGTAAGAGTCCTAATCTGCCTCCGAATCCATTCTGGAATGGACATAATATGCTCAGGCTCCTTCATAAAATTAGTTGATCTAGTCATTGCAATAAAAGTCCATTCACCATTAAAACTAGGAATCATTGCCGTGTAAATGTGATACTTGTAGCCTGGGAATTTCACACAAAGTTTCTCAACAATTAGCCTTAAAGACATTATTGTTTCAACTTTCCACGGTAAATAAAGACCTGCATTAATAACAAATCCACCCCGTCTTCCTGCAACTTTGGACATGATTTTTGATAAAAGAGTTTCCCAGTCTTGATTTTTAAGATCAGGGTCGGTCAAATCTACAATTACACCATTGAAAGGAGGTGCAGAGTTTATATAAGCCCATGCATCAGCATAGACGCACTGAACCCTCTTATCATCATAGGCACCCTTTGACCAAGTTTTATCTTTTTTCATATATGCAACTAAATCTTCATCATAATCAACCTGCACTACTTTTTCAACACCATTCCATCTAAGAATCTCACGCAGAGTGGCACCTTCTCCACCTCCCAAGATCAAGATTTCTTGCCTATTATCTAATGTCTCAAGAAGTGGATGTACTAGAGCAGAATGATATATCATTTCATCTCTACTAGTACTCTGAAGAGTCCTATCTATGAAAAGCATCTTTCCCCAAATAGAAGATTCTAAAATATCTATTTCTTGCCTATCAGTGTGAATATGTTGCGATCTCTTTGAATCATACATATATGTACGTTCAACACCCTGATCCCTATCTAATTCAACAAATTCATGCATTGATTTGATTCGTTTAAGGCCGTCCATTAGTCAAATACTGTAAAGCTGGTTTAGGCCATTATTTGCTGCCGCTAATTACATAGGTGAAAAATTGAGTTAAATTCCCGGCTTAGAAAAGAACACACATATACTCAGAGATGGCATCTAATTCGGAAATTGAACCCATCCTCGGAATCCAGTTCTGTATTCTGAGTCCTGACGAAATTGAGAGGCGTTCCGTTGTTGAAATTATTTCAAATGCCACATATGAAGGATCTGAGCCTAAGATTGGGGGGCTATTTGATCCCCGCATGGGTGTCTTGGAAAACGGAAAACAGTGCCGTTCTTGTGGCCAGTCCAATAACAACTGCCCAGGCCACTTTGCTCATTACCGCCTCGGCCGCCCCGTCTATTATATTCAGTTTCTGCCTATGATCCTAAACATCTTGAGCTGTGTGTGCGTGAGCTGTTCTAAGCTTCTTGTGGATAAGGATCTTCGGTCTCTTATCAAGGCCAAGAAGGGTGAGGGGCGGTGGAAGGATCTCCTGGAGGCATCCAACAATATTTCACGTTGTGGCCAGGAGACAGAGGATGGGTGTGGTGCAAGACAGCCTGACCGTTACAAGAGAGAAGGTATTGCCCGTATTGTGGCAGAGTGGGATGAGGTAAGTTCAAGTAAGAAAGGTGGAATAGAAGTTAATCATGATGCAATGAAGCAGCCTCTAGAGGTAGAGTACGTTCAGCGTCTCTTCAGGCGTATCACTGATGAAGATGTGAGTTTTATGGGTTTCAATCCCAGGTGGTGCCGCCCTGATTGGATGATTTGCTCTGTCCTAGCTATTCCTCCTCCTCAAGTAAGACCCTCAGTTGTTCAGGAGAATAACCAGCGCTCAGAGGATGACTTGACTCATAAGCTCTTTGAGATCATCAAGACTAACAAGATGCTAATTACAAAAATGGAGTCTGATGGCAACAAGGCCAACAAGGGCTACATTGACGAGCTGGTCAATGTCTTGCAATATCACATTGCTACTCTTGTTGACAATCAGATCCCGGGCGTTGCACCATCTGCTCAACGTGGTGGTCGCCCTCTCAAGTCCATTCAACAGCGTCTAGGCTCTAAAGAAGGTCGTATCCGCTACAACCTGCAAGGCAAGCGTGTGGAGTTCAGTGCTAGGTCAGTTATCACTCCTGATCCCAATATCTCCATTGCTGAGCTGGGTGTGCCGACGCGCATTGCAATGAACCTGACTGTTCCTGAGCGCGTGACCAATTACAATCGCGACAAGCTTTATAAACTAGTGCAAAATGGCACGAGCACGTACCCTGGTGCTAAGACGCTTGTGCGCAAGGATGGTCGCACCATCAGTCTGGCCCACGTGAATACTAAGGAAATTGTCCTTTACAATGGAGATCTAGTAAATCGCCATCTTATGGATGGTGACATGGTTCTCTTCAATAGGCAGCCCACGCTGCACAGGATGTCAATGATGGGTCACCGTGTCCGTGTCTTACCCTTCAATACATTTAGGCTAAATGTATCAGTCACAAGCCCTTACAATGCAGATTTTGACGGTGATGAGATGAATGCTCACATTCCTCAGAGCTCTGAGGCTATCCAGGAACTCCAGGATATTGCAGCCGTTCCGTACCAGATGATCTCACCCAGGCACCAGAAGCCTGTGATCAAGGTAGTGCAGGATGCGCTGCTAGGCTCTCATCGTATTACAAAGCAGGGTGAGAGGTTTACAAGGCGTGAGTACATGAATTTGATGATGTGGAACAAACGTTTTGATGGTCAGCTTCCTGAGCCTGAGATTGTTGGAGGTGCTCCAAAGTGGACGGGACAGAATGTACTCAGTATGCTCCTGCCTCCAATGAATACGGATCTGAAGAACAAGTTCTACGATGATGACCAGATCCCTGAGAACATGGTCAAGATCCGTGATGGTATGATCCAACCTGGCGGTATTGTAGATGATGATGTCTTGAATAAGACTGGCGTTGGTGTAGTACACACAACCTATAATGACTTTGGCGCCCACGCGGCCGTTAATCTCCTTGACTCTGTCCAGAGTACTATTGAGGCGTACCTGGTTATGTGCGGATTCAGTGTGGGTCTTTCAGATCTAGTGGCAGATGACAAGACTCTGGACACAATGAACAAGATTGTACAGGAGCGTAAGAAGGAGATTGATGAGATTGTGCTGCAGGTGCACATGGATTTGTTTGACAATAACACGGGTAAGACAAATCAGGATGAGTTTGAGAGCCAGGTCTTTGGCAAGTTGAATAAGGCCATTGAGGAGTTGGGTAAGTTGGGTCAGAGTGCTTTGGCGCAGGAGAATCGTATGATTAGCATGTTGAAGGCTGGCTCTAAGGGCAGTACGATCAACGTTTCTCAGATGGTGGCTTGTGTTGGACAGCAGAATATTGAGGGCAAACGTATTCCTTATGGCTTTACTGATCGCACTCTGCCCCACTATAAGAAGTACGACGACGGCGCAGAGGCACGTGGCTTCGTGGAGAACAGTTTCGTGAAGGGACTGACGCCCCAGGAATTCTTCTTTCACGCCATGTCAGGTCGTGAGGGTCTGATTGATACGGCTGTAAAAACGGCAGAGACAGGTTATCTGCAGAGGCAGATGGTGAAGGCGATGGAGGACTTGGTGACACAGCATGACGGTACAGTACGTGATGCACGTGGTTGCATTGTCCAGTTCCACTATGGCGAAGACGGCCTCAGTTCTACCAAAGTGGAGACACAGGGGCTTCCTATTCACTCCATGAGTGAGGAGGATATCAGAAAGCTAGTGGGTATGAAGGATATTAAATGGGAAGATGTCTTATCCGTGCCTAGAACTGAAAATGCAGAGCTGGTTAATGACTTTGTTGAGCAGATTCTTGGAGACCGCAGTATGTTGGTGAATGGAGTGTTCCGCAATGGGCGTGCTAAGGGTCTCATGGGCCCGATGAACTTGGATCGCATGATCATGAACTTGAAGGTGAAGTTCAATCTACAGGCAAAAGATAAGACTGATCTGACACCTGAATATGTCTTGGACCGTCTAAAAGACCTGCATACTAGGACCCTACCCTTCCACAGGATGTGGGGGGCTATGCTCCGCTATCATCTGGGTCCTCACAACTCAGTCGTCAAGTATCGCATGACGCAGTTGGCCTTCAACACTTTGGTAGAACAGATCTTAATAAAGAACTGGGCTGCATGGGCTCAACCTGGTGAGCAGGTGGGCATTATTGCAGCTCAGTCTATTGGTGAGCCTGCAACGCAGATGACGCTGAACACTTTCCACTTGGCAGGTGTGGCAGCCAAGTCAGGTATGACTCGTGGTGTACCACGTCTCAAGGAGGTGTTCAAAGTGACCAAGGCTCCAAAGGCCACGTCCCTCAGTATCTTCTTGAAGCCTGAATACAGAGAGAGCAAAGAAAAAGCTCGTGAGGTTTCACAAGATCTGGAACTTACAATGCTCCGTGATATCGTAGTGAGCCTGGGTCTGTACTATGATCCAAAGGATGAGGAGACCGTCATTGAGAGTGATCGTGACCTCATCACCTTTTACAAACTCTTTGAACAGAGGAAGTTGACTGAGGGCTCTAGTGCCGCAGAGGTGGAAGCTTCTGCAGATGTAGGTGACAAGGCGTACAGTAAGTGGATGTTGCGCTTGGAGTTTAACCGTGATGCAATGTTCAACCGCAACATCACAATGGATGATGTTGCCTTTGTATTGAACACCAAGTTTAGTGATACGGTTGGTATGATCTACACCGATTTCAATACAGAGAAGCTGATTATGCGTATTCGTCTACAAGATAAGGATGATGCAACAGATGATGATTACATCAATTTCAAGAAATTTCAGAGCCAGCTATTGACAACGGTTGCCATCCGTGGTGTGCCTGGGATCAAGGCAGCGTCATTTAGCAAGTCTGAGACACGTGTGGAGATCATTGAGGGCAAGCCTCAGAAGGTTGCCGAGTATACCATTGACACAGATGGCAGCAACTTTATTGAAGTCATGAACCATCCTGCTGTAGACCCAACAAGGCTCTATAGCACAAATGTTCACGATGTGATTGATATCCTGGGTATTGAGGCGGCGAGGGCCACTTTGTTAACAGAGATTGACTCTTTGTTTGCGGATGCAGGTGTGAATTACAGGCACTTAGGTCTGCTGATTGACACGATGACACGTAATGGTCGTCTAATGTCAGTAGATCGCTATGGTATTAATAAGAATAACATTGGCCCTTTGGCAAAGGCATCTTTTGAGGAAACTGAACGTATCTTGTTAAAAGCGGCTCTGTTTGGTGAGCTGGATCCTGTGACAGGTGTTTCAGCCAAGATCATGACGGGTCAGCCGATCAGGGGTGGTACGACCTTCTCTCAGTTGCTTCTGGATGAGGCAGCCTTCATGCGTCTACAGAAGGGTTTGCCACCGGTTGCTGATGAGGAGGAAGAGGATGTGGAGGAGCTAGATGAGCAGGATATTGCTGATGAACTGGCGGTTGCAACTGATGACAGGTGTAATACGGTGAGGCTGCGTATGAACACGGTCATGCCCGATGCTGACGTGGAGCTGGAGGAGCCTGATATTGAGTTCAATGTCCTAGAGTAATAATAAAGAGATTACTTACGGTGTTTACGTATTTTTAATTTACGCCGGGTATTTTTAAAATGTTTACGCATACCCCCTTGTGTTTTACAAGGGACTTCTATAAAACAAGTATTTCCTTCTTCTGAATATTTTATTCTAGTCTCTTTTCCATTATCATCAAAAACATCATAAGTTGTTGCTCTTTCTACAATTTCTCTTCTTGTTCTTCCATGTCCTCCAGGTATTTCTATTTCTTCTATTAGTTCTCCTTTGCTATAACTATGAATATATTTACCAACATAGGTTGGTTGATTTGTACTAAAATAACTAGTAAATCTTCCTGCATTAGGGTCAGTACGTGTAGCCTCAATATGCTCATAACACTTGCCAACTTCTGGAGTTATACGAAAAACTTCAACCTCACCTGCTTTTGCCATTATATACTTTAGGAGTTTAAAATATTTTTTTATAATAGTAAGGATACGCATGTTAAATTAGAGGAGCCTGATATTGAGTTCAATGTTTTGGAGTAGAGCAGTTGGCGGTATAACAGTTAGTTTAAAGTATATTGTAATATAATAGATTAATGTCTTCTTGGAATTCTAGTGTTTTAATGAAAAAAGGGCAACCTACAAAATTAGAGCCACTTTTTTCTAACAATGATAAAGATATGTTTTATAAATATCTATCAAAGGCAACCACATATTTTGAATATGGATCTGGTGGATCTACATATCAGGCCTCTCTTAGAAAAAATTTATTAAAAATATACTCGGTAGAGAGTGATTTAATATGGCATACTAAACTTAAGAAGATTGTTAATAACTCTTCTGTTAAATTTATATATAGCGAAATGGATACTAAACCAGATACTTATGGAAATCCTGGTCCAAACAGTACTAGAGACGATTGGATTAAATACAGTAATCAAATATCTTTTTTAGAGTTGGAAGATTTAAAGGCAATTGATTTTATTTTGATTGATGGACGATTCAGAGTGGCATGTTGTTTAAAATGTTTTGATCTTATAAATTCAGAATGTTTTATTGCATTTGATGATTTTTTAAATAGACCTTACTATCATATTGTCTTAGATTATTATGATATTATTGAGCAAACGGCTGATAATAGAATGGTAATTTTAAAGAAAAAATTAAATATTAATGTACCAAAAGAGGTTATTGAAAAATACGAACTAGATAAAAATTAGATATATATCTAATTACTTTTATAGATCTCTATAAGATGGAAGCAGTGGTACTAGCTTCTCCAGATTTTTATAATGTAACATACTCCATAAATCCTCTAACAAGCATTAAAGAGCCATTAGATAAAGAAAAAGCAATGAAACAGTTTGAACAACTCAAGAACCACTTTATTAAACATAATATAAAAGTCCACGTCTTGGATGCAAAAAAAGCCGACCCTGATGGACAATTTCCGGACCTTGTATTTGTCTCAAATTCAGCACTAATTTTGAGAGGATGGCCTACAAAGGTAGCCATTCTATCACGATATGCAAATCCTGAGCGCAGAGGAGAGGAGCTGAAGGTAGGAGCATATCTGAGAGATACCTTGGGCTATAAAGTGATTTCATTACCAGAAGAAGAAAATTTGTATTATGAGGGGCAAGGCGATTCTAGGTGGTCTCACAATGGAAAAGACTTATGGTTATGTTATGGCACAGGGCGTACTACAAAGTCTGGAATAACAGCAGTCAGAAATGCAATCTTAAAAGAGGCTTTGGAAGCAAATTGGATGCCGCCAACCATTCACTCACTTCATATTATAGAACCAGCCACCTACCATCTAGATCTCTGTTTCTTACCATTGCTAAATTTAAAGGTCATATTACACGAGGCTTCATTTTCTGCTGAATCTAAGAAAGAAATAAGAGATCATTTTGGAAAAGAAAATGTTCTTAATGTACCATTAAACTTTATGTATGCGTGTAATTCTCTATGGTTAAACAATAAACATCTACTTGTTCCAAAATTGGCGAATTCTAAGAAATGGATGTATAGTGGATCTAATATGAAAATACATCATCTTGATGTAGATAGTTTTCATTTAGCTGGTGGGTCTGTATCATGTATGGTACTGGCCCTTTGGAAACTAGTATAAAGCCACCTTAAACTTAGCCACGTCATTTGTCTATGTCATGGCTCAGTGAGGATCCACCCTGGATAAGCATACAGTGGTCGCAATGGGGGGATCCACACAAGGTTCTTTGGGTACAGGGGCCAGATATTAAACTATCAAAGACGATTCTTCAAAATGAGGGTGATACTTCTTTATTCAGACTGAAACAACAAATAGAATTGCTAGACCTATCGGGTCAATGGGAATTCTTGAAACGGTCATCTAATCCCTTTGAACTTGTCTTTTCACAGTCCCAAGATCTGCGGATACCACAATCAGTATCTAACTTGAGGCCTCTGAGTAGATCTTTTTTTAAGATGACAGAGATTCTGTCAGTTCTAGACTTTTTCAAACGGCATACAAAACACTTGCAGTCTGCACATGTATGTGAGGGACCTGGAGGATTTATTGAATCACTCTTGTATCAATCAACTAAGAATTCTGTGCGCGTGGATCATGCCTGGGCGATGACACTAAGGCCAACGCGATCCAATATTCCAGGATGGAAACGCGCTCAACATTTTCTTCAAAAGTCACCAATGATCCATATTGAGTATGGTGCAGATGATACGGGAGATATCATGATACCGGAAAATCAGTCTGCATTTTTACAGAAAACTAGAGGACAATGCAGTATTTTTACAGCGGATGGCGGCTTTGACTTTAGTGAGCATTATGGACATCAGGAGGCAGAGGTTTTTCCTTTGTTAGTTTCGTCCTCTATTATTGGCCTTCAGACAATGAATATGGGTGGAGACTTTGTCTTAAAAATGTTTGATACTGAACTAAAATGTACAAAAGATTTAATTGCCATCTTAGCCTACTGCTTTGACAGTTGGACCTTGTACAAGCCGGCTTTGAGTAGACCGTGTAATGCGGAAAAGTACTTTTTGGGCAAAGGGTGCCGTGTAGTGCCGGCTTGGATCTTGAGAACTTTGTGCCAATTAAGAGATTTGACAAAGGGAAATGAGAATTATATTAGCAGTATAATTATGTTACCTTCTCACATTGAGAGAGATATAGAGGCTCTAAAAAAAGAGCATCTAGATCAACAGGTTTCAGCATTAGAGTATGCAATTTCCAAGAAAGATGAGTGGAATGAGAATCCAAAGGCTATATGGTCAAGTATAATGAAATATTCTATAGGATGGTGTAAGCAGTTTCAGATTCCATTGAAACCTTTTACTGGTTTATAGTGCCTGTAGGCACTGTAGGTGCAGGAGGCAGAACAGGATTTACATATTCATTCATCAAATGTTGGCCAACTTTGATAGAAGCCTGATGCTGGCTAGTCTGACCAGCGCCTATCTTATCTAACATATTAATCATCAGACTCAGAGACTTCTCATCATAAGAAGGCTTCATAACCATCTCAAAAAGCCCAGGATACTGCTCGGCAAATTCAGGAAAGCCAGATTTAATATCGTCCTTAGTGTATCCTACACTGCTTGCCTTCATGGCTTTAATCTGCTGGATAGACTTTCTTACAAAGGCACTCCTTTCACTGGGATTAAATTCCAGAGGTTTGGATTCTGCCTCAGCCGCGAGTGCTGTTATGGATTCGCGATTGACTCCTAGATTATTCATCTTGTCTATGAAGTTATGATAATTGAATGGTTGAAAAATCACGCAGCAATAATAGATCATGCCATATCTTCCCTCACCTCCTTTTAATCCATCTGTAAGCCCAGTACCTGTATTAGATGCATCTTCCGGAGACCCTGTTGCTAAAAAGGACCCTAAGAGTGTTGCATCAATTGGTGCAAATATACAGGCCATGCAAGATCAAGCTTCAGCAGATAGGGCATTTGATGCGCCTGTAAAGGAGGGTTTTGCAGATTATACAAGCCCCTGGATAACAAAGTCCCAAGCCTGTAAACGTATTCAAGGATTTACTGATATGAATATGAAACCAAAACCTCTTTCATACCTTGGTGCTGCAATAGCATTTGCCGCTGCGGCTCTTATTCTCAACTCATTTCTTTGATTGAAATAGATGAGTGAATATCAGAAAGATACAGAAGATCAATGTTTAAAAGCATTGGATGATTGGATAAAAGCACAAAAAGATATAATATATGAGCGTAATTTTAAGAGTCCAAATAATGACTCAAATGTTCTACAGGTTTATAAGGTTGAATTATCAAATTTTTGTTCAAAGATAAAAAAAGCAATATGGTCTAATAATTTATCACTATTAAAAAATCTTGGATTAAATGATCAACTCATAGAGTGCTCACTGAATGCAAATATGCGTCTTGAAATGTGTGATCGCATTAATGAATGGTTAGTAACATATCCCAATGTTAAAAATTCAAGACATCTTGATAATCTTCTACGTGAACAGTAGAATGGTAGACTCCTTGCCATATAACGATCAAAAAGGTTGCCCTACCGGCTATCATAAACGCTCTTCTTATACATCTAAACTGGGTCATCGTCTATCACCCAGGTGCGTAAGATCTCAGACAGTCTATGCTGAGTCTCGCAAAAACTTTACACGACGCGTTTTAGCTAGACAAGCTGCTCGTCTTAAAACTGCCCGTAAGACAATGGCATCAACTAAAAAGATAAGATGTCCATCAGGCTATGTAGAACGAAAGGGCTATGTCCGCAGATTTGATACTAGCATTCTTAAGAAAGGGTATACGGTGAAAAAATCCAAAGGTAAGGGATATCGTATCTTTCCAGAACATGCATCAGTCTATGTTAAACCTTCATGTGTAAAGGACCGTGGTCTACCAGGTAAGGTTGCTCCCGGCGAAGGTTTTGGTGCTTTACGTAAGGGTGAATTGAAAAAGCATGGCTATATTTACACTGAAACAAAAGCTGTAAGAGAAGCAGCTCTCAGAAGGGCTGTTTCAGAATTTGGCGCCCTAGGTGTTTTCAGAAAACTTGATGTTGTTGCTAAACTTTCTAAACATACTGCACCAGAAGCTGCTAAGATTTTTAAGATTGATAGAGAATGGATAAGAAATCACTATAAACTGAAAGCTCCTCAGAGACATTAAGTTAAGGGTAAATCAAGGCAATTTAAGTATGATATGAAAATAAGAAGGATGTCTACCACAGTCACTCCGCCTACTGTTTCACAAAATAGTACGCCGATTGTTTCTACTAACTCTCCCCCGTATATGTCATTTATATTTTTAATGATTTTGTTTATTGGCCTCTTTTTTGGTCTTGAATCAATGTCAACTGCTGCCCAAACATCTAATGATTGGTCTGAGGTGAGATGTCAACCTCAGAATATGCTACTTGCTGGACTATATGGCCATGATGCAAACGAGAATTTTCAGTTCTGTTTACAACAAATTATTCAAGATAGTACCAAGAGTTCAACAGCACCCTTTGCCCAGGGTATGGGTGGATTTACAACCGTCTTACAAAATCTGATGAGTTCTGCAAACTCTTTTCGGACAACCCTGGCTACACTGGCAGGTGGTATTATTAAGATTATCGGAGAATTCAAGTCTCGTATGACAGCATTAATGGGTCGTGTTAAACTGACTGCATCCAGAATGAAAGCGATGATGTATCGTGTATATGGTACTATGTTTGCGGTCATGTATATGGGCATCTCTGCACAGACAGGTATTGCCAATTTTGGTGATACTTTCATTTTTAAATTCATAGATACATTCTGCTTTGCTCCTGATACATTAATTGTAATGGATGATGCATCTGAACAGTTAATATCTAATTTAAAACTTGGTGATACGCTCAAAGGAAAATCTATCGTAGAGGCCATTATAGAGTGTCCAGGGTCAGATGATATCTATGAGATATATGGTATTAGAGTGAGTGGTAGACACCGCATATGGTCTTTGTTAAAAAATATGTTCATCTCAGTGAAGGATCACCCTGATGCTAAAAAATCATATCCTGAACCTAAGCTCTGGACTCTGATAACATCCAATAGAGAAATTCCAGTGAAGGGTCTAGATAAAGTAGTGCGCTTTGCAGATTGGGAAGAGTTGCCTAATACAGATGCTGCTGCCACAAGCTGGGATACTATTGTGCAAGAGATTCTAAATAAGGAAGTAAAAAATACAAGAGTACCTACTTCAGCTCCATGTATAGACAAGTCTATACTTGTCTATAAACACCAAGCGGGCCTAACCCCAATAGGTCTAGTACAAGTGGGTGATTGGGTTCATGATACCAATACATGGGTTAGAGTTATAGGGAAGTGTAAGCGTCAGGTAGATACATATATTGGTACTCTAGGAACCCGAATTACAGATGGTACATGGGTCTTAGATAATAACAAGTGGAAACATCCCACGGGCATATCTAAGAATGGTTCATGGAAAGGTATTCAACTTATTACAACTTCTGGAGCTTTTACTATAGACATAAATGGTAAACCGGTTTGCATTCGCGATTTTACTGAAGTTGGCACTAAGAGACTTGTAGAAAGTTTTGAAAAAGAAGACTGTATCCACGTTTTATGATTACGGCTTTCATTGACGCGATAGAATAGATGGAGGCGAGGCACTACTTTGTGCTCCTTTTAATTTTTCTATTGATAGGATTTGGTATTGTCTTAGGTTCATCTACCAGACTAGATGTTATGGCGCATTGGTCTGAACGCCGATGTGATCTAGACGTCATGATATCTGCATTTATGTACAAACCAGATGAAATTAAAGAAAGTGCTTTCCAATTTGCAGGAGATAATTTTAGCTTCTGTGTTGGGCAAATGACAACTGATTATCTGAAAACAGTATTTGATAAGATGTTTGCAGTACTTCAACAACAAATGGGCGCTGCAGATGTTATGACAAATGTTATGAATAGTTTAAGAAGTTCTTTAGCTGATATTTTTAAACCATTTTCAAAAATGATGGACCGATTCTGGAATAAGTTTAAACAGATTGGAGCTTTATCATCACGAGTCTTTCAACAATTATACATGGCAATGAAAAAGGCTGCAGGCATTACAATAGCATCCTTGTATTTGGCTATTTCACTGCAAGTATCTTTTATGAATGGCATTGACTTGGTTATTAAAATCATCATGATTGTCTTATATATCATGTTAGCTCTGGCTATTATATTTTTCTTACCTCTCTTACCTGTTATGGTCTTTGTTTTAATGGCTACTGGTGGAATTGAGTCGGCATTTCCAGGGCGCACGGGAGGTATGGGTGCCCTATTTTGTTTTGCTCCAAATACACGAGTCTTAACATCATATGGTGAGTATAATATTCAAGATCTTGCTATAGGGCAAATTCTAGCTGACGGATCAACTGTAGAAGCAGTCATTGAATTACCAGGATCATCTGAGCCACTATATCTGATAGACGGAATTTATGTGAGTGGTGGCCATAGGATCTGGTCCTATTTCAAAAACAAGTTTATATCTGTTAAAGACCATCCGTTTGCTGAGAAGTCAACACTAGTAGTAAATACTGTTTGGACACTCATTACGAGTTCCAGGGAGATCCCGGTAAAAGGTATAACTAGAGTGGTGCGATTTGCTGACTGGGAAGAGCTGCCTGACTCACCTGCTTATTCTAAAAGTTGGGATTTGACTGTAAGAAAGATAATTAATCCTCGGGATTTTATGCAATTGTATCCTGTTCCAAAGTGCCCACCATGTTTAGATCCAGATATTCGTATCAAAAAATCACAAGGTGGCTATGTACCTCTTAAAACAGTACAACGGGGTGATTGGATTCTGAGTAACACAGGATGGACTAAGGTAGTTGGTATTTGTCATAGAGAAGTTGACGGTGGAATTGGAGCAAAGGGTGATCGTATTACGGATGGTATATGGATCTTAGATGAGGGTCAGTGGAAGCATCCTACCGGCAGAATAGATTCAAAGAGATGGACTGGCATACAACTTGTAACTGAATCGGGTTGTTTCTATATTAAAAGGTCTAGTTCAGAACCTGAGCTAGTGCGGGATTTTACAGAAGTAGGTAGTGAGAATCTCCAAAAAAGTTACGACATGGAAGATCTGATGATGGAGGTCGCCAAAAAAAAGATTGGCCTTGATAAGAAGAGCAAATGAAGCACGCAATGTTTCTTGGAGGTCTGATCCTTTTAGTAGTCGCCGCCTTACTGTTATCTCAGAGCAACCTTGTAAAAGGTGTGACTCGTGAGGGATTTGCATCTTACTATCTTGAAAATGCTGGGGCAGCAGGAAAGTCTAAGGGTGAAGCGATGGGACCTTTTGATGGTGTTGCCCTGACATGCCCGGATGGAGTTAGCAGTTGGAAGTGCAATACCCCCAATGAGCCTCTGAATGGACCTGCCTTTGAACCCGGCCCCGATTCTCTCTTTATGTTTAAGAATAACCAGTGCAAGCCCGAGTGCTGCCCCTCATCCTATGCCTGTGATGGTGGCTGCGTATGCACAAGCCCTGATCAGCGTCAGGTGATTGCTAGCCGTGGGGGTAACCGCACTACTCCTGAAGATTCTCTATAAAGAGACTAATCAAAAATATATAAAATTTAGGATATACAATGTCCTAAATTTTATACACTGCGGTTTTAGAGATGAACAGCACTGTTCAAAAGATGAATAGCATGATGCCCGCTATGCCAAATATGACAAATATGGCAAACAAAGTTGCAAATAACTCCTTTATGCCTGCAGCTTTGAATAAACCTGCTAATGCAATTGCGAATGCAGTTTCAAATTCAACTAACATTTTGAAATCTAATAGTTCATCTAATGCTAGTGCAGCCAATGCATCCAGCTCATCCGGTAGCTCAGCACTAATATGGATTATTGGATTTCTTTTAATTTTCTTAGCAATTTTTGCATATTACTATGACCCCTTTATGAGATCAATTCAGAATTGGATTGATAGCATAAATTTGTGGTTTACAGGAACAGGAACTCCACCAACTACTGAACCCCCTCCTCCCGTAGTAGCTCCTAGCCCCCCTCAAGATGAAAATGGAAATCATGCCACCGGCGTAGAACGTGTCGTAGAAAAGATTCTTCCCCCGGCAAAAGAAGTATTCACAATAAGCAAAAATGATTATTCATTTTACGATGCTGCACCACTCTGTAAAGCACTTGGCGCTGAGCTAGCAACATATGATGAAGTAAAAGATGCTTGGCAAAATGGTGCTGACTGGTGCAATTATGGTTGGGTAAAAGGGCAGATGGCTGTATATCCTACACAGAAAGGTACATATGAAGAGCTTCAACAGGGCCCTGAGGACCAGCGTGCTGCATGTGGTAAACCTGGTCTGAATGGTGGCTACTTTGATAACCCCGAGCTGAGATTTGGTGTAACGTGTACAGGCAAGAGGCCTCCACAGTCAAGCCATGATGCTACATCTGTAACATCTGGATCTAAACAGCCTCTCACAGCAAGTGGTCTTGAATTTGAGAAGAAAGTACAGCAATTCAGAGCTGAGACTGATACCATGGGTATCTTGCCATTTAACAAAGAAAAATGGTCTTCTTAAATTAATTATGGATTAGTACAAGTCATGTTTCCGCCTAGACCAGTTACCATCAGGTAAATTATTCTGAGCACGGTCCTCATCAGACATCTCATCTTCATTCATCTCAATAGTCTTTTGAGTCCACTGTCCAGGTGCACCCTTTTCAACATCTGCCCAGATGTAACAGAAGTCCATGATTAGATTATCAAGCCTAGACCCAATAATCTGATCATAAAATGACCACTTAGTTAATAATTCACTAAATGAAAACGAATCGGCAAAGCTTTGAAATGTATCCAAATCTTCTGGCATATTTCTGTGCTTTGGCTCAGGTAGTTGAAGGTTAAACTGCTCCCCGGCCTTCAGAGTATCATTCAGTTTATAGCAGAAATATAAGAAGCTTTTGCTAACATTTTGTGATGGAGAAGACCAGGAATAACCACAACTATTCAACCAAGGTGTCAAACCATTATTGAAGAAGTCTAGCAGGGCTTCTTCAGTAGTGGCCTCAATTGCCGTATCACGAAAGTATGCAGGCTGGGACTTCCACTGCTCAAACATCATCCTTCTAGAGTTTAGTTGGTATTAACAATAATTTGGTTCAAGTAGCTTTCAATTTTTTGAGTCGTAGGCTTGTACTTGTAGTTCGCTGTAGTTTAATATGTTCCATTAATTCATTTGCCATTTTATCAGGATTTGGAATTTCAGGGTGTTCCCGGAAAAAACTTTGCGCAGATTCCAAAAGATTTTTCATTGTCAGACTTGATATTGATTTTTCTTCTTGTAGTTGTAACTTTCCTCCGGAGATCTGAATAACGGCGTTAGGAATTTGATGCTGTTTTAAAAGTATACTTATTTGATCTTCAAAAGCATCCCGTTGTTTCCTAGCATTAGTAACTTGTTTCTGAAGTGATGCTGCCATGTTATCATAGTGAACCCATCCACGCACATTGTGCGCTAGTGCCTCATTATTCATTTTACACAGGGGCTGGAATTATAGATGGCAGAGATAGCGCGCCTGCAGCAGTTGTTGTAGCTACGCTTGTAGCTAAGCTTGTAGCAGCTGTTGCAGTCCGCATATGCAATACTAATAAAGTAACACTAGCAAGTGACATCAACAATATTAATGAAAATAATAGGCAGGTAAGAAGAATATAAGGAAAAAGGCGATCAAGTACATGACGTAAAAGAGGGTCAATACACTGTGTTTGAATTCTCTCTCGGTTACTTGGTTGTTGAAAAAAATGTAAGGTGCGATCTAAGATTGTATAAATCATTGTCCCGGGTGGCGGTGGCATCGTATTCTACAGAATACGAATTAAAGGGGCACTCATAGAAATCCCGCATAGATGTCTTTTGTTTCTCCACGCTGGGATGCAACTGAAGCTCATTATATCATAAACACAACCCCTAGTCTAAAAACAAGTTCACGGCTTTCTATTGGTCTAAGTCCATCCAATGGTTCAACTGTATTTTTGGATGATGATGCAGTTCACAATGTTACAGTTAATGCACTTCATAGTCTGATAGACGAAGGCTCTTCAAATAAATGGTTTACTAAACTACCTTCTCATGAGCAACTACTAAAACGCCACCAACACCGATTTAGCAGTCTTGCTGACAGAGAGAAGAATTTTGCATTTTTGGATTGTATTCTAATGACTCCTAAGACTCTGACACTTGTATGGTCTCTGATAACAGTAAAATCTGAAGTGCCAGAGGTGCCCAAAATGGAATTTGAAGATTCTGAAGATGAGTTGGATTCTGAACCCGAAGTATCCGAGTCTGATCTCCCCCCGGTTGAACTCAGAGATGATTCAAAGGTAACCCAGGAAGAATATCTTTTAACAAGACTCCGGGCTGCAAGAGCCCGCGTAGAGGCAGAGCAGATCAAGATGCAGTATTTTGAAACAACGGGCCGAATGCCTCCGGATTCTGAAGATGAAGAAGATGATGAATAATGCTTTGTTTTTTTATACAATGGTAACAGAATTCAGATGGCAGGTGGTGGTAGTACTAGAGACATAGTATTAGGCTTTGTTGCGGTGGGGGCTGTTCTTCTTGCGGTCTACATGGTTGATCCTACACTGGGTGGTCTTATGAGGTCTAAGGACGGATTTGCTGGAACCATGTCTTCTGCATCTCTTGGAAATCAACCTGCCGATTTCCCTGGCGGTAGTGGTGCCAATAACCGTGCCCAAGTAATGAGTAATCCTAATGTATCTCCTGGACAGGGTTCCTTGTCTGGGTATGAAGGCCCGGCATCTTTTGGTAATGCTGAGACTCCCGAGGGTTGCTATCCTCGTGATCAGCTAACTCCCGGTGAGCTGCTTCCCAAGGACCAGAATAGCGTATGGGCCCAGCAGAACCCCATGGGCACTGGCTCTCTGAAGGGCAAGAATTTCCTGAGCGCTGGTGCTCTGGTGGGTATTAACACGGTGGGCCAGAGCATGCGTAACGCCAACTACCAGCTGCGCTCTGAGCCCCCTAATCCTCAGGTGGCCGTGTCTGTATTTAACCAGAGCACAATTGAGCCTGATACAAACAGACGCTCTCTGGAAATTGCCTAAAAAATTAGTTATATCTATCACAAAACAACTACATACTAGACCATTACTAGAACTTCTAAGTTCTAACAATGGGTTAGAGATGGATACAATTGTATCTAGTGTATGGGGTGCAGTACATAATATGACATCATCATACCCTATTGTCAAGGTGCGCAGTAAAGTGGATGGTCTCATGTATAATGTCAGAGACTTACCCGATAAACAACAGGCTGCAGACTTATTGGCTAGAGTTCGTCGCAAGTTACAAAAACTCATTGATACACTCCGGCAAAGATACCCAGGTAAGCCTCAGGTCATTCAATTAAATGAAAAGTTTGAGGCAGATCCCCAACGTTTTTATGAGGCAACCCCTGATTCTGAACATGTTTCTTACAGTGTGAACAAAGGTGACAGTATACATTTATGTCTACGGCAAAAAGATGAGACAAAGGAACCTTTAGTTGATGAGAATGTGATGGTCTTTGTTGCTCTACATGAAATGGGACATGTCATCACACCCCCTACAGTAAAAAGTCATGGACCTGAATTCTGGAATAACTTTGGTTGGCTTTTGAGAGAGGCTGAGGCTATTGATATATACAGGTATCAAGATTTTAAAGCTCATCCGGTGACATATTGTGGTGAAAATATCACAGATCAACCTAAGTATGATCCTTCAAAAGATCAAGTTGATGAAGAAGGTAATCCTTTAAAGATTGGGGCTCTGTCATAGTATTCTAAATAAATATATAATATAATAAATCTATGTGCAGCAGCATACCGTGACGGCAACTTATGAATATTTTAAAAATATTCGTAAGTCTAGATGTCTCTTAGGGCGCAATTTGAAGGGCTGATTCGGCCAGCCCGAATTAGTAAATTTTCAGAAATAACTGTACCTATAAAGATAATACGGCATATTCTTGGCGAGGCATCACAGACTACAAGTACCATGAATCTTGGCCCATTTCCATCGTGGTTTACATTCTATGAATTTAAATTGGCTCTGTGGAATTTGATGGGAAGAGATCCTGTATTTGCACCACCTCTTGTCTTTATAGGTATCCCAGTAGACTCAGATTATAAACCTATAGATATTGCTTGGAAAAGTTTAGAATCTGAATCACAGTCTAGTATAAATGTATTGAATCCTTTTGATCTTTTAAGTGGTCCGCCAGATTCCAGATTCGTGGACTCGGCTGGAGGTCAGAAAGGTATTGGTAAGGACACTCGTATTCGGATGACATTAAGTGATATTTTTCAACTATCTGAAGGAGGTACAATACCAGAACTTCATGTATTTTTATACGCAGATATAATTGACCGTATTCCTGGTGCAAGACCCTTAGGTGAACGTGATATATATGGGCGAATAGTACCCTACTTCCCTTTTCTTGATATTGCAAAGCTACCATCCAGTACAACTATTAAATCTGTAATTACACCAATTCTAGAATCACAGGCAAAGCAAACTGAAGTGAATCTAGCTCAGACTGCAATGCTAGAAAATTTATTAAGTAGCATAACAATACCAACTTTAGAAGGAATTAAACTTTTAAGATGGTATTGGTATAAAAAGCCTGATACGTGGGAAGGAGTTGCAGTCTTATTTTTTGGTCTGAAAGCAACGCACGACAGACCTTTCTTACGATTTTTCCCAGTGTCAAATCAGCCACTTACTAAGATCAAAGTAAAGGGAGTCTTGGCAATCCCAGACTTACCTGATCCAAATCTTTTATTAACGTGGAAACAAGATAAAAATCCTGAATCAGGCAAGGAATCTGTATATATAAAAATAAAAATACAAGAATCTGAGATGATTGATGAGCCTCCCATTTATTCAACAATGCGAGCCTTTGAAGATGGCACTGCTGATCTTGTTATTCAGCCTCCCAAAAAAACCAGACTCCTAGATCCTTTGAGTGACTTACAAGACACTCCTGAGCTTTTGGATAGGTCACTTTTAGATACCCCGTTTAATGGTCTTGTACCTAGACTAGCACAAGCAGCGGTTGTATTTAAGTTAAGAATTAAACGGGAGGATACAAGAATAACAAAGTCTGCCATTCAGAATAGGTTGAAACTTTTTACATCTCTATTTCAAGAAATTCCACCACTTCCTGATGAACAACCTTTGGTTATGTTGCGATTCAAGGGTGTCAGTAATTTTACAAATGAGACTAGAGTGTTTGCATTCTTAACTCAGATTGCTGAAAATGACATGGTTTCAGGTGAGAGAAATGAAGGGCTGTGGATAAGTAGGGTATCAGATGAGTTTCAGATTACAATGGATGAGGCCAGAAAACAAGTAGAGGCATGGATAAAACAGCGAGGTGAATTTGCCTTAGCTGTTTCAGATACTAAAGATTATATCTTAAATAAAAATCCTGGAGTTGATATTGCTGTTCACGAGCAGCATCCAAGCTATACCTTTCATATTTACAGTGATCAAGATTCTAAGACATATTCTATGATTGTAAATTTACTGGGAATTTTAATTACTGCACCTGCTACAGCATTTGTAACTAAGGCTGTGGCAACTGTAATGCAGGTTGCCACAGTTGCATCTCCAGCTGCTGCTGAATCACCATCGCCGGCTAAAAGCGTAGCTAAAAGCGTAGCTAAAGAATCAGAAGGAGAATTTGATGAAGAAGATGTTCCTGACTTTATGAGAGCTACAATTACTTCAGGAAGAGTTGGTGGAAGTGGCGCTTTACCCGCACCAGCTATAGAAAAAGAAGAAGAGGAAGAAGAGGAAGAAGCAGCATTTAATGAAAATGATGTGCCTGAATTTATGAGAGGTACAATTACTTCAGGGAGAGTTGGTGGAAGTGGTGCTTTACCTGCACCAGGTCCAGTAGCTGCGCTTCTAGCTAATCCTTTAACTGCAGTAGAAGAAAGTAACAATGAAGAAAATGCGGTTGTATTTGATGATGAAGATCTACCAGCATTTATGCAAGGAGTTCCAACTATAGCTAATCCTCCTGTTAAACCTACTGCCCCTCCACTAAAGGCGCAAGCGGTCACTTCTACTTCTGCTGTAGTTCCTGCAGTTGCTGCTACAGTAGAAGAATTAAAAGAAGATAAAGAAGCTGCAAAAGCTTTTGAGAAACCCAAGGATCTCAGTTCTATTCAACTAGGCAAATACTATATTGATAGGCTCAAATTAGCAGATCCTGGAATATTCATATATAAGACACAAAACTCGTCTGAGAGAGGATATGTGAGTCACTGTGCTGCAAATGAGTCACGTCAACCTATTGTCCTTGACAAGGATGAATATAAGGAAATGACTGATATTTATAAGGGTGATGCCGATTTAGAGTTTGTCTTATATCCTGAGACAACTGAATCAACCCAATTTAAAAAACGACAGCCTAAGCCTGGAGAAAATGAGGCAGGTATCTTAGATGATAAGCCCTATCCCAGCCCAGAAAATAAAGAGGTTATAACTCTTGTACAATATGGGTCCAAGGCAAGAAAGCTACATTACTATTTTTGTCCACGTCTATTCTGTATTCGTGATCGTCTAATGATCAGAATGAAAGACTACCTCTCAGATAAAAATAGATTTGCTAAAGGTGCTGATAGGAAAAATCCTGCAACTTGGCCTGCAAAGGCAAAGAAATCATGCCCGTTCTGTACTGGTACAATGTTGAGTAAAGATGATATAAAAGATAAAAAACGCGACCCTAATAAGAGTATCCTAGAAAGAAAGACACGTCCAGGATCAGATTCTGAAAGAAGTATTTATATTGGATTTTTAGATAAGAAAACTCCATCAGGGTTATCACTTCCATGCTGTTATACAAGTACAGAAAATAGATTTAATCCAAATGATCCTGAATTTATTCGTCTAGGTTTGAAAGCAACGTCTGCCCCTACATCTGCGGTTCTAGATGTAATTCCATTACAAGAAGGTGGACCTGCAGAAGCTCAACCAATTGCAGATGCAATACAGGCACCTCAACCACAGGCACCTCAACCACAGGTAGCTCAACCACAGGCACCTCAGGTGCAAAAAAGAGCAAAACTTGGTATAAAGACTGCAGGTTCAGATTCAATAAAATATGATTATTACCGCGTAATAAATGGTGTAAGTGTAAGATCAATCGTAGATTCAAGTCGTATACCTCTACGAATTGTTGAACCCAGAGAAGCAGATGATCCCAAAGCAGGTCCTCAGATTGGATTTCTCCCTGAAGCTCTTGATAAATATTTTAAACAAGATTCAACCTCTGATAAATTTGCAGAACGTTTAGAAATTGTGAGTAAGATAAAACCAGCTGCTCAAGGATTTATGCGTGTGGCAGTAGATAATTCTAATAAAGAAATGAATTTATTATCAGCAATTGCACCTTATTTCTATCTAGCTAATGCGGACCAACTTTTAGAAACACGTATTGAACCTATTGAAACAAGAATACCACCAAAGAAATTTATACAAATGAATGGTGGAAATCTGGTCCATGAATTTTTTAATAAGTGTGACAAGAAAAATACAAATGATATGAGAATATGGGCATCTAAATATCTTGGTATTGGTGAATTGAAATCTACAAATATTCCTGCAATTGAACGTATAATGAATTCATATGAATGTTTTAAAAATCATATGCGTGATAATACACAACGAAAGACACTGCGAGTAGTTTCAGAATTAATAAGTGAACCTAATATATCTCAATCTAGGGGGCTATTATTAATAGTCTTAGAAATGACAGTAGAAGAAATAAGTTTAAGAACTGGCGATAAAGTGGAGTTTAGAACAGAAGTCAAGTTAGACCGAGTAAGGTGCCCTTATTATCCTTTGAATGAGGGTCAACAAAAAGCAGATATTGGATTCATAGCTCACTACAATAGAATAACACGTGATAGGTATACCCAAGAAAAATCATCTAGAGATATGGGTTGGGATGCACTATTTTATGTAGATGGCACGCAAGGTATACCAGATAGTAGACATATGCCCCAGATAATCTTTCAACGATCACAAGAACCTAAGTGGCCAAAAATAGTACAAGAACGCGTATCAGATTTTTTCAATAGTTGTCTTACTATAAATAGAGGGCCATTTACTAGTGAATTTGGAATAGACCCGTATGCATTAATAAGTGCACAAGAAATAATAACCGCACTGCGTTTTCAACCTCATGGAATAATTCGTGATGCATATAATCATCTTGTTGGTGTAGGATATAAATTAAAAGGCCAGTCACATTCATCTAAGGGAATTACGGCAATCCCAATATCTGATGATGGGAGTTTTATGTATGAAAGGAATTTATTTCTTGACTGGACTGACTTTGACCCATCACCAATTAATAGGCTAATAGATTTTTATGAGAGAAATATTTTACCAATTTTTCCACAGTATACTGGCTATAAACCTATTGGCCAGATTAAAGAAAAAGGTATGGAACAGATTGTTGGAATGAGATTACAAAATGGGTTTGTTATACCTGCAACTGACGCTGATAGTACAGATCCCCAAATTACTGAAGAAGAATACCCAATAGAATATATAGAACACATAGATTATGTTGTCAATAATTTAATTGCATATGATAATGAATTACGGAAAAAGGCATTTGCTCATGCTGATGAAGGTAGAGAAGAAGGTGAACCAAAAATAAAAGATCCAAGTGCTAATACACCAAGTCTTAAATTTAAGATGGAAACATCACAGGATGAAATTGAAGATGTATACCAACATTTACGCCTAACATTTTCTACATGGTTAGATACTGGCGCTGGTTCTCAGAAACGTGAACGCCTTACTGATATTCTTAAGACAAGAGAATTGTCATTGAATGACAAGCGCACGCGTCTAGATATTTTATTATATGCAGATGTAATCAAGTGGCTAGAAGCAAGTGATTCTGAAGAAAAAGGTGATATAGGATTCTTACGTATTGATTGTCAGATTCAAGGCCAAGAAACATGTACTGGACGATGTAAGTGGGTACCAAAAGATACAGATGATGAAAGCTGTGGGCCATGTAAGATTCACAGCCCTAGATCAGATGGTATAACTATGAATATTCCAAGAATGCTCTATTTGAGATTAATAGATGAGCTCATTCGGTATGCAGCTAAAAGAGAAGAAATATTTACGAGACAAGTGCCAAGACTCACTATAAGAAGGGAGAAGCAGCTACAGGGAGATCAACTTATTATAGCTGAGGGTACAACGGATTGGAATACATGGTGGGAGATGCTAAGATCTGAATGGTTTGCACCAGAAAAAGAGTCTTTGAAATTCTTTGATGAGCAATATGAGCCGTCACCTATGGGCCTGCCCTCTACTGATACAAGGAGTTTACCAGAATCTCTGATAGAAGCACTTGGACGTGATGATCCTAAAGTGAGAAATCTAGTCTGGAACCCCTCTACTACACCTGAGAGACCATTTGCTTTCTTAAAACCAATAGTCAGATTCAACCCTCTAGCAAGCAAACCTGAAACAGATTTGAATAAACAAGAACTAGATGAGATAAAAGAATTAGGTAATGTACAAATTCTATATATGCCTACTGGAACATTGCCTTTATCAATACGTGTAAAAAAGGCTGGGTCTATAGAAGCTCTTATTATTGCTAAAGTTGATGGAACAGTTGGTTGGATTTCACCCCGCAACTTATATGGTCTTAAAATACCTCTAGCAATGTTGCCTGACAGTCTAAACACATTTAGAACATTCTAATCTATATGCCAGATTCAATTGTCGCAGCAGTTGTGGCGAGTTTCTTGCAGAGATCTGAGCTTGGACAGAAAAAATATGGTACTACTCTGGACCGTACTGATCTGAAGACTCTAGATTGGGTTCAGCATGTACAGGAGGAATTAATGGATGCAATTCTGTATCTTGAACGCCTCAAGAAAGAGTTTAATCATCTGTCAGAAGACATTTGCGATCAGGGAACACAACAGGTGTCGTCTTTGGCAAGCCCTGATCAACCGCCCTCTTGCGACACTCAATCATCACTTCAATCTCCTTCTCAAGACGCTTCAACGGAAAGATCTGATAATTAGTATTATTAGGATGAAAGATAACAATGCACATCTCGGCAATCTTGAGGCCATAGTAGGTCTCTAAAAACCAGCGATAAACATTCAGCTGGAGAGTATAGTGCCAGTAATTGGAATTAGGGAGATGGTCCATTGGACCAAGTCCCTTATCCCACTTGTTATCTTCCTTAATTTCCTTGCTCCGCTTCCAATCATAGATTAGATAGGCACCATCTGACTTACGCTTGAAGACCATATCAATGCTACCCGTCAGCTTTAACTCCTCGGCCCAGACCTCCCACTCAGTCCTATAGGGCTCAAGATCGTGCTTGACGTCATTCCAGAAATTCATGTAGAATTCCCATTCTTTAGTCTTTTTGACCTCCTCATCAATCCGATTTACAGCGCCATTCAAGTGCTGCTCAATAGCCAAGTGCATGTTAGTGCCTGCGCCAGACGCAGCCTTGCCAGATTCAGACCAGCCATCCATGATCTCCTGATCTGTCTTACCATAATACTTATTCTCTGGCCACTTGGGTGATGCCTTCATTGTGGAGATAGTGGCAATAGGATCAAAGTGTGGAAAGAATGCATGAACAAAGCCTGTAGTAGATACTACGCCCTTGCTAGATCCCTTGACATAATAAGTATGGGTTTTCTCCACAAAGCGGACTTCTTTATCCCTGATATGCCTATTTATAAATGCAAGAGTCTGCCAAGCTTCAGGCATTTATTTATAATATATCAAAAATATATTGTAAATAAGTTCAATTTTCACCTGTTATTTAATAGGTTACTCAGACTTACTAAAGCCCTTCAAATGCTCTTGTACTGCAGCCTCAAGCACAGGCATCATATCAGTACTTTCTACTGTAAAGTGCAGCTGAATCTTATTTGGAAATTCATAGTCTACACTCAGACCATCTATAATATTCACTTTGAGCCCCTCACCATTTTCAGAATTAAAATCATAGCATGCACCTAATGAGTATGAATAGTACATACTCTTGTAGCCATTGTAACCAGAATATCTTGAGACATAGTCTTCACCAAGATAATTTTTGATCCTTGTGATAATCTCCAAGACTTTCTTGGAGTAAATACTTTCTGATAAAATGATTGCACGTTTCACTTCTAATTCCTTTTTTTCTAGAGCTTTTTTTGCAGCTTCTAGTGCATCCATCTCTTGAGAGAAACGCGTATAGGCATAGCTTTTCTTGAACTTCTCATCCTTTTGCTCAACTTCCTGTTCTATTAGTCGTTTCTGCTTAACAATATCTTCAAGAATTGATGTAAATGTTTTTGGAGTATTAGATGGTGGCATTGGAGGCTCTGGAACAATTATATTCATAGGTAATAGTTCTCCAGTATGCAATTGTTCGGTGCATAATGTTTGTTTTTGTACAATTGATGCCCAGGATGGTTTATTCATTTATGTTTTAAAAAAACAAATGAATAACTCAATTTTACGCTTTTTAGAAAAAAGCGTGCAAAAAGTATATTAAAAAATATAGCCCTTTTATTTATTATTTAAAGCTGAAAGGCAGTGGCAGCCCATTCCCTAATAGAATCTTCATCAGACTCTTTTACCGTCACCGTAATTTCATTAATTGAAATAGTGCCAAATTTCTTGATAAACAACATCTGAACTTTATAATCGCTACCACTTTCAAAATTAAGTATATTATCAAATTTCATTATATTCCATATAATAAACTTATAATCAGCCCATCCAGCACTTTTATCTGTACGATATGCCAACCAATCTTTCCAAGATTTAAATGTCACTTTATAAAATGGCGTGGCATCACTTGTGATCCATTCATGTTTCTTTTCTGGAAACATTCTATATTTTATGTAATATACCCTTTAAATTATCAGCGTTTAATTTTATGGGTACGATTGCGATTTCTTTTTCTAACTCCACCCTCTTGCCTTTTATGACCATTTTTTCCTCTAGTACCGTGATGTGTTCCTTTTCCTTTAGTGCCGTGATGTCCGTGATGTCCGTGATGTCCGTGATGTCCGTGATGTCCGTGATGTCCGTGATGTCCGTGATGTCCGTGATGTCCGTGATGTCCGTGATGCCTATTATCTGCTTGACTTGCTCTCGCTTTACTACCATGATGTGCATGATGTGCATGATGTGCATGATGTCTTTGAGGATCATATGCTTCATGTGGTGTACGAATTGCATAAGTTGAATGAGCACCTACTCTCTCCCAACGGTTTTCCTCAGGATGAAATAAAATATCTTTTAAATTAACCAAATCTATTTCAATATGTTCAATCAACCTTATAACTTCTTCTAGTGGCTTTTTGTATTTTGCACCTTCATTTTCTTCTTCATTAGAACCACCCGCAGCCTTATTTTCACTATTATTCTCATTCAGATCTCCTAAAAAATTTCTTAAATTATTTGCTTCTTCACATGATTCACTATCAATAATTGATGTAAATTTTAATTTATACTGGTTAATATATGGAATAAATCTAAGTTTAAGTAAAATTCCATTTACAGCATTATCTGATTTTAAATGAAATGCTCCAACAACATTTGCTTGACGTTTTTCACCAATACTTTTATCAAGATCTCTATGTAATGATAAATGAAACTTAGTTTCAAATATAAAAAATTCAATCACTTCATTATTTTGACCTAATCTAACACTTTTTATATGTGGTACAGTTTTAATAGCAGTAGTTAAACGCTTAAGTTCATTATTAAATATTGTAGCATTTTCATATTTTAAAAGATCTTTTGTAAAATTATTTCTTTTTGTTAATCCATCATATCCATGTGTATATGTTTCACTTTTTATATCAAGTATGTTTCTAATATGTTTAAAATCTTTATCTTCCATCTATTCTAAGAATAGATTATTGTTCAAACCCAGCAGCCTCCATCATAGCTTTGCCGAGTTTATTCTCACCCTCAATATACTTCTCCTTTGTCTGCTTACCGCCATACTCACTATTGGCCGATCCAGTATAGAAGAGAAGTGTCTTACCCTGCTGTTTAGCAGCCTCTAAGATAGTACGGAAACGCACATCCTTAGAGAATCGCTGCCTTACAGCCTCTTTCAATAAATCATCTTTGACCCCATTCCACTTGGACTCATCAAACTTTGTGTTGTTCTTTTTCATACCCGTAAGACGCATTTCATTATGCACCTCTTTCAACTCCTCTGTAAGAAGTTCTGCATCACGATCATCCGTCAACTCTTTTGCACCAGCACCTACACCTTTCTCAGAATCACGCTGTCTCAGAAACTTCTGGTGAATACGGCCTGTAGGGCTGAATAGAGCCTGGGCTAGACCGGGCTTATCAGATGCCACTTTATAACGCATAGCTGCCATAAAGTGTTCAATAGAAGGATACGTCTCTGTTGGTGTTACTGGATCAGTGATTATAAATGGCGTACCAGGTGAAATATAACGCAGTCCTAGTTTATCACCAATTTTGAGACGGTCAATTGCAGGTGACTCTTGATAGAATTGTAGTACCTCTGAGGGTGAATACTGTCTCCTACCTTGCTCCTTAGCAACAGAAGCAGTAAGTGCTTTAGCTTCCTCTTCTTTAGCATTTGCAGCTTGAACCTCACTTGCTACTTGCGCTTCTAAAGCTGCCTCAGGCACTAATGCGGGTCCTGTATTTACTACAGCGGATGCAGCGGATGCGGCGGATGCGGCAGATGCAGGCTTTGCTAACTTGATAGCTGGCTTTAAAGCCGGTTTCTTAGAAACAGGGGTTGCACTAGCAGTTGCATTTACAGCAACTCCTGCATCTCCCTTGCGCCTGAAGATAAACCATCTGTTTAAGAAAGAGAACTGCTCAACCGCAGAAGTCATTGGGAACTTACGACCAGACTTTGCAGCCATTGCGTGACTCTCACTAAACAGAGCAGTTGACCTCTGTAGACCCAGCTCTTTTAGCTCCTCAGGATTACAAAGTTCACAGCCAATTGACCGCATCTTCTCCTGGAGTAGACCAAAGGGTACCAGGAACTCTCTGTGGGGCATACCAATACTGATAAACTCCACGTCAATAGGCATACCAAATGCCTCATCACCCGCAGGGATCTCATCATTATCATACTTCCTAGTAATCTTCCAAAGGAGAGTTTCACCCTCCTGGCCTAGGCGTGTGTCGCGACCTTTCAGGAACTCAAAGGTCTTCTCACCGTCAAAACAGCAGCCGATAAAGTAGCCGCCCACTTTCAGATTCTCCGCAATATTTTGCAAGAATCCGTCAAAAGTCTCCTTAGATGCAAAGAAGTAGTGTGTGGCAAACATGCAACTGATAACATCCGCCTTTGCCTTGAATCGGCTGGCCATCTGATTCTCAATGTAGGGCGGGATCACACCCTCAGGCCTCACACGGCCTAGTATACTCTGCAAGATGACTTTATCCTCAGGACCAATACCAGCCTCTCCAGAAGCCATATTTCTGCTTGCATCACCCACTGCAAATGCCATGGGAAGCACTGCCTGGCGCCCATTGCGTAGCATTGTTGACCAAAGACGCTGGTATGCGCCGTGATTAGGATTGTTAATGCTGTCACCGGCAATATCAATACCAAGGACGGCACCCGCATTCACACGACGCCACTTCTGAATATCCTGGGCAACACCCATTCCAATATCAATGAGCCCTAAGTTGGGCTTCTTCATTACGGATGAATACAGGATAGTTTCCTTGATATACTGGTTGTGGAAGTCGCGCAAAGGACGCACCCTAGCCATATCCTCCTCAGGTGCAGTACGGTCTGCATACTTCTTTGTAATAGCAGCACGCTCCCTCTCAATTAGGGACACTGCAGTGAGCTCATCTTGCAGTGGCTCCTCATTACCCGTGCGAATCATAGACATGGTAACAGGCTCGTGAATACTTTTCCAGGTGCTCTGGGCCACCATGTTAGAGTTGAGTGTGCGACCCAGCTCACCACGCAAGAGACGCTCAGTCTTGTCTGCGCGCACAAGCTTGGGAACCCAACGCCACCCCGCAGGCCTGGATGCATCGTAGGAAATCTCCACAATACTCTTGTCCATGATGGGCTCCTTGGACACCTCGCAGACTGCATACTCGTCGCCAGTCTCTTGATCTGTTGTTACCTCCACATAGCAGGTATTAGCCATCTCATCAGGAAAATCCTCAGGATAGAAGAGTACAGGCCTGTAGACATTGGCGCCCTTGGTGCCTTTGGGAGGCTGCAGAGGCAGCTCCTGGAGCACAATATCACGCGGCTTCAGCTGAGCCTTACGAGGATCCTCCCTGGAGCCGACATGGAGGCGCAGGACCTTGTAGCGGATATTCTTACCTGACGTGGGGTGGAAACCGTCGTGAATAGCGTCAATGGTAGTACCCTGCAGCTTCTCAGTCACCACCATGAAGTCAATGGTGTTGTCCTTTGGTGGCTTCCACTTGAACTGCTCATTGTATCCGCCCTGAGGCTCATCGGGGATAGATGACTCATTCTTCATGAAGATTAGACCGTCAGTCTCGTAGATACGAGGGGTATCCAGAGTCTGAGCAGCTGCCTGAAAGATACTTAGATCACCAGCAGTACCAAAGCGAAAGCGCTTCATACTCACTAAGAGTTTAGTCTTGGGAGTGAGACCCTTGATTACCTCAACGGGGCCAGGTGCCGTATTCCACAGCTTCTCCCAACTGCGCATCTCGTTATAACGCATTGTTGCAGTGGCTCCGCCTGCAGCTGCAGCACTGTAGAACGGCAGTGCGTGTACGTCCTTGGCGCCAGGGGCATAATAGATATCAAAGATCAGATATTGATTAATTGACTCGTGTGCACTATTCTTAGTAATCCACTCACCGTCAACGAGAGACTTTGCACACGCTTTTACCTGCTGACCAGTCTCATAGACATTGAGAGACTGATCAATCAGATAGAGGTGACCTTCCTCATTCACAAAGCCCATCGTACGCAGACCATCAGCCTTGTCTGTTACATTATAGCCCTGACGGATATTGTGAGTACCAGGCTCGGCCAGAGAAATCATATTGGTGAGCTCTAGAGTCAGAGTCGCAGCACCACGGAAACGGTTAGTCTTTGTGAGATCTTGATACTCTGACATTACTTGCTTCTTGATTGACTCCTTGATCAGGATGGGAGACTTCTGGATGCCACGAAGCACCTCACCCACACCTTTAATTAGGCGCTGCATGGCCTTCTCAGGAGTATCGTCATCCATACGCTCTAGCTCAACCTCTACCTCATACACCGGCAGCTCTTTGGAGATATCCTGCTGGGTAAATTTAGTGGCCCACCGATACTCACCGCGGCTATTCCGTTGAGTCTGCTTGACCATAGACAGATCAAAGCGGAGACCATCACCGCGAAATGTCCAGCGCCGGAGGAGACGAAAGGCCTTCTGTTGAACTGCCCATTGGTCTAGTAGCTCACGGACCTCTGTATCAGTCTGACTGACTTCACGCTCATTACGCATCTTAACACGTACATTGTAGTCCTCCAGATCAAGTGTGTCTGCGCTACCCGACTTGTCCTTGATCATTGCTGAAAACTCTTTGCCTGCAAGACGATCATCCTTGCAGTAGTGCTGGACCACACCAAGGCCCGTCAGACTGATACGGATAGCCTTGGGAGTTATAATGTTGAGCTTGTCCTCCTGAATGATAGAAGTGTAGCCGCGATTCTTGAGGCGCTTACCGATGGCAGCGAAGGTAGTGGAATTTACTTGGCCACCCTCACCAAAAGTCGCCTCAAGCTCCTGGGTGGGATGCTCAAGCCAATCGGTCAGCATTTTTTTAAGCTGATCATATTCAGCCTTTCGGATATCCATTAGTGTACCCTATCTGCTTTATGTTGCGAGTTCAACTTTAGGCGTACCTACATATAAGTAACTTAATCACTAGATAGCTTACGTACAGCAATTGCACGACTTAATTTCTTACGTAGTTCATCGCGCGATAAGCCAAGCGGATTATGACCCATCTTACTATATTGATCTGCCATGGACTTCTGTGTTTCCGTTGCAGGCAAAAGAGGCCACTCAACCTTGTATTTGTAGTCCTCCTGCTTCTCTAGCCAAGAGACCAGCTCACCAGATGACCAGCCACTTGCATCCCAGAGACGATCCCACATTGGTGCCCTCATAATCCAGATCTGCTTGTAACCACCTTCTCTAGGAAAAACCTTGTCATCCAAGAATTTTATATTCTTCTCAGCCTCATTGTATAAGATCCAGAGGAGTGGATTATCTTGACTATAGCGCTCAATAGCAATCATAGCTGCTTTTGCCTGTAGCTCATCGGGTTTCATTGCGCCAAATCCCTCTAGGGCACGCTTCTTGCTAAGCGTACGAGGAAAGTCTAGATTGGCACACCGTGTCTGCCACTCGGTAGTGGCATCTAGAACCATACGCTGCCTGAGCTGTTCTGGAGATACACGGAAAAGAGGATCATTCAGCCACATCCATGCACCAATAGGGTGTCTGGGTTGTATGGAATGTGTGATTAAATTCCACCTGGGACCCTGTTCTTGTGTATCTGTGGCTACGCCTATAGCTACGCCTGTAGCTAAGCCTGTACCTGTAGCTTGCTTACCTACTTTGAATCCACGATCAGGATGTGTTTCACACAACTGGATCAATGATTCTGGGACTAGACTAGTCATATTATACTAAAGTACGCTGGGTGACTTTAGACCTTACGGATATATTACTGAGTGAATGCACTCAAATCACCAATAACCTTAGACCGCTCCTCAAGATTCTTTGCATTGGACTTGCAAAAATTAATAAATTTCCAGATGGCTTCAAATACATTAACCGGAAGAGCTAATACATCAAAAAAAATTCCGTTTGAATTCTCGCTAAATTCACCACCCTCTCTGCGCAGAATGCGATACAGCTCCTCTAGCTCGGGTCTTGATAATGTATTAATATCTTTAGATAATTCTTTACGCCGTTCGTAATCGTCCATCTACTCCTTCTGCTCCTCTTCCTCCTCCTCAGACTCCGCAGCTTCACCCTCACCCTCACCCTCGGCCTCTGACTCATCTTCTGTCTCATCTTTTGTTTCAGGCTCAGACTCAGACTCAACTTCCTCAATTACAGGTTTATTTGTAACTGCTGCTACTGCAGCTCCTGTAGCCATTCCACGAAATAGACCCACACTGACAATGAAAGGATCACGCAACTGAAATCGTGACTTCTGAATCTCAACCCGGATACGCTCACCCACCTTTAGCTGGTCAAACTCCTCATCACCCAGATGTAGATCACGGGGAATCATTACCCTAATTGCATTCTCATAGATACCGTAGACACCCATCTTGTTATTCTTGAGCACCTCCAACTCAATGGAAGTGCCCTCAGGTGGATGAAGTACACGGCCTTTTGCCTTTACCAGAAAAGCCCAGTCACCTGAAAAGCGCCCAGAATCAACCATACCTGCAGATCTAGTGAGCAGCTCAAGTGTGCCGGGTAGAACATAGCCGTGAGGAGAACACTTTTGCTCCAGACGCTCCTTGATTTTCTTTAAGAGAATGGCGTCAATTGAGGTCACCTCACGACTAATATCATTGGGGGTGAGATAGACCTTTTCTTGAAAGAATGCTTCAGACTCCATAGTGTACTAATCTATGTTAGAGTCTGCTTGATCAATTTTATACCGTGTTTTATTTCTTTCCCTTGTGTCCAGAGTAAAAAGAAGAAATGGGCCTATAGAAATATCTAAGACCACCGTATTTGGCTCTTCTCAAATCCATCCAACGCATAACAATTTCCATCAATGCACAGAAATTTATTGCACTTGTCATCCTACGAGTCACAGTAAGAGATTCTTCTGTAAGATCATAGTCTGATCCTGTAAAACGTTTCAAAATTTCACCTAGTAGAACAATTTTTTTACGATGCCCTGTTACATTACTGACAATAGAACAAGCAGCTCCCATTGCAGGAGCAGATCCCTCAGGTTTTGGTGCATTAGTCTTAAACATAATATTGCCTTCCCAAGGTACCATAAACCCATAAATCTCAGCTGAGACACGCTGATTTGCTTTGGTTGCAATTATAGTATCAGTCTTAGATTTCTCAAATTGTTGTACAAGTGAGTCTGCACATAACCGGTCACCACACACATATACTGATTTGCCTGATTCAATATCAAGCATTCTGAAAGCTGTAAGACTTTCTAGCACTACAATTTGCTCATCAGCTGCTATATCTTGATAAGGGACCCCTTCTTGTAAGAGACTAATTTGTTCTTTGGGCTTTATAAAATTATCCCAAATATATTGCCTTGCAACTTTCTTTAGATCTTCAAGATTTTCTTCAAGTGCTGCAGCTGTTGCAGCTGCTGCTGCTGCTGCACTAACACCAATTGATCTACCCCACCATTGCAGCTTCTTAAGACGTGTTTCTTCTCTGATTTTTTTATCATTATCACCTTCTAGATATTCCAAGATAACTTTACTTAAATTTGCAGGAATACTTTCAACTGCGGGCACTGTGTCAAAATTCCAGCTATCTATCCAAGTATTTGCTTCTATCCAGAATGCTTTAACTAAAGTTACATCTGCTCGTGTAAATGAGGGTGGACCTCTGACTGTCGCTACTGCAGTAGCTGCACCTGGACCTGCAGCTACACCTGGACCTGCAACTGCAATACTAGGTCCTACTTGCAATGTCCTTATAGTCTTTGGCTCATAGTAATCACGTTTTATAGGATATCTACCATAACGCAATGCAATGGGTATATGTGTATCTTGTATTGTATTAGGTTGAAACAAAAATAAATTATTCCTATAAATAATATACCCTTCTAGAGAACCATTTGTAAATTTGATAGACTTATTTTCTACTACACGTGTTAAAAGACCCAACAATATTGATTCTGGAATATCAGGTAAAATTTTCTTAATATCATCCCATGATCTCCAAGGCTGCTCTTTAAAGGCGGACTTAAGTCTAGAAATCATATTTTGTTCTGCAAATCTTGCTGCATAAATATCATATGTGCTCAAGTCTTCTTCTAGTACTGAAAAATTAATAGATGGTTTACATTCATAACTACATCTTATCCAATCACAAATAGGTGTAAAATCTCTATCATTTAAATTTTGAGTCCTTTGGACACCCATACTATCTACCATCTGAACTGACTGAAGGCCAGTAACTAGGATAGCATCCTTGTTTAAATTACAATCAGACGAGCCCTGTTTTAAAGCACGGCTTATATTACCTATTTTTATAGCTTTATTCATTGCAGTCCTATATGTGTAAAGATCAATAGTTTCTTTATTAATTTCAGCTGGAAACGTATTCACATACAGATTCACAGTACAGTTCCGTTTTGCTCGTGGCAGACCATTGTGTGAACAATACCGAATACCTCTTCCTACAATCTGCTCTTCTTTTGACAAGTGAAACCAGCCTTCCAAGATATGAATATCACGAATTGCCTTCAAATCTAGACCTTCTCCTGCAACCTGTGAGCCTACAATTACTTTGATTGTGGCTCCATTTAAATTCTTAAGATCTCTGGCTGCATTTATTACTCCATTATTATTGGGTGAAAGAGGCAGTGAGTCTTTACCAGAAGTATTAATACTACTGGCTGTCAATAAAGCATAATATGCGGGTGAAAATGAGTGATTATCTATTGTCTGAGCCTTTGAAGGGTCTAGAGGTGGATGTCCAGATTCTCTGCGTGGGCATTTAGAACATTGCCTACCACTTGCAGTCATGGCAACCCCTCTTTTAAAAAGTGGCCCACTTCTGCCCCAGGGACTATAGCCATTTGCTTCCAAGAGTAGACAGAAAATCACAGCACCATTTTCTACAAATCTGCTATAGACAAAAGAAACCCCTTCAGATTTCTGAATCTTTTGAATTATAGAATTTATTTTAGGTGAATACTGTCCTAGAAGATTTCGGCCAACACCCATCCAAGTTATATTAGAAGTAGGGTCTGTTGTTGTATATTGAGGCAGTGTACTAAGACGTACCCCTTCAAAAGTTCCTGGAATGGCGTTAGCTGTAAACCAACTCTGGAAGCCTTCAGTACCTGTTCTGCCTTCAGTGCCTTCTCCAGGAAACACACAATTACCAGCCTGTAAAAGTGTATCAATAGTTCGTATACCGACACCCTTTGCAGCAACAAGAGAAGTAGTCAGAGCGTGTACTACTGTAAAAGATTCTTTATACAATGGGCAATTAATAAGAGGAAGGCGAAGTGCATTAGCTTTTTGATTCTCAGGTTCAATCCGTGTAGTACCATTTGGTGTCATATCAGGCCATGCTGTTACTCTTAAATCCATAGGTGGATCTAGCCTAGCAGGGAATGCACGTGGATTTTCACCACGCATAAAACTCACATGGCCATTTGCAATGCGTGTAATTTTCTCTTCAGATTCTGCTGTAAGTCTCTCACCCTCTTCAGTCATTTCAAATTCAATATCTGCATCAGTTAATAGCATTGATTCATCTGCGTGATCTGCATGAAGAAGAAAATTTAACAAAGGTATAATCTCCTTGTAATTATTATACATTGGCGTTGCTGTCATCAGAAGTAACTTGATTCCATCGCATGTTCTTAAAACACGGCGTAACTGGGGTGCAAGTTTCTTTCCTGCTGAGGCATCTGACTTATCATCTGTACCTATTTCATCAGTCTCATCGTCACCTTCTGATTCTAACACATCACGCATATTATGAGCCTCGTCTACGATAAAAAGACATCCACTAAATGCCATTTTTAATAAAGTTATTTCTAAGTCTGACTGTCTTGCTTTTGATAATGTAGAAGGGATCTTACTTAAAATATCTCGTATTAAATTACGAAATGCGACATATCCCAAGATAGCATATCGTTTATTTATAAGACGATTAACACGAAGTTCAATATCTTTTTTTTCACGATCATAATATGTCTGTGTTAATTCAAGATAACGATTACCAGTACATCCATCATGAGAGTTGGGTTCATCATCATCTTTACCTAGTGTCAGACGATTTATATCAAAAATAGTCCTATAGAATCCAGCCTGAATTGCAGGGGGTGCTAAGATGTAAACCCTATTTTTAGGACTCAATTCTAAAAATGTCTCTGCTGTTAGTACAGCAGTACATGTCTTACCTACACCCACACCATGATACAGGAGCATACCATTATAAGGAGTCTTTGGTGACATCATTTGTGCTATAAAACGTTGAACGGGTGTATATTCAAATTCTTTTACTATACAGACATCATCATCAAGCATTTCATCAGTGATTTTCTCTTGCTTGGACTCTCTGAATTCTCTTTTAGCCAAAAGTTGTACTAAGAAATAATCGTCATCTATATCTGGATATAGCCCCTCCTCTTCCAGCTGCCTGTTGAGACCTTCTGGCCCCTCCTCCTGCAGCTCCATATCCTCCTGTTGTTCTCCAGTGTAGTGTGTTAGATCGTTCTCCTCTGCCGTTGTTGCAGAGTTGTTGGAGTTGTCTGACAAAGACATACTTCTCTTGCTGTTCTCCTTCTTTATTTTCAAAAGGGATCATTTGACCCTCTAGTGGTTCGTATAAAATAGGGGAAAAATTCCTAAGTAAGTTTGCTAATTGAATTAAGATGCCTCGTTTCTCAACATTCTCAGGTCTCAAAAGAAATAGCGCCTCATCCAATCCTTTCCATACAATATTACCAATTTCTCTAGTCATCTCATTATTTTTTTCATCAAAATGAATCATATTAGTACCAATGTAATGTGCAATATAATAAGTGTGTCTATAGTGAATATTATTAGAACCATAGAATTGTTCAATAAATGGTGCGACATTAATTACCTTAAATAGGTCTTGTTCTAAGATACCAGTTTCCTCTGCCAATTCGCGATATGCACACTTGATATCTGATTCATAGAGATCTCTACGACCTTTTGGAAATCCCCATTCAGGTGTATCATATAGAGCAGGCTCTTGCCGGAGAAGATCTGCAAGTGTGAATTTAACACCCTGAGAAATTTCTACACCAGTTCGTAATTGTGTAAGTTTATCTTTTGATAGATGCTTATTATGAGCATAACGCTGAGATGTTTCAGTATCCCCACCCCATAAATCATTCCATATGTCATCAAATTCGTCGGCTAAAAGCCTGTTGCGCTCATGTGGCGTCATTCCACGTAATTGTTTACTGATGTATTCAGGATCATTAATACGGTACTTACCTCTCATTATATCCATAAATCCTAAAGAGTCTTTTCTTTGAATCATGAGAACTTGGGGTACAAGATTTGAGATACCTGTTGGTGTTTTATTGGCTTGACAAAATTCTGCCTGTTGAGGCCATTTTTCTTTACGGTTTACCCAACGGAACACTAGTACACCGTAACTAGATACTGGTTCAACACACTGACGGAATACATGTCCGGATGTTCCGCAATTTGTGCAGAATCCTGGATGTCTTTCTTCTGGTATTTGTTGATGAAATGCCATTTTTGGACTAGCCCTTACTAATATCTATGAAATGTGTCTTAAGTGCTGCACTGCACTTTTTTAAAAAAGTGCGCAAAAAGATGTAATAATTAGCACAATATTTCAAGTCCGCAAAAAGATGTAATAATCTGCTGCGCAAAAAACATTGTATCAATGTTATTGCACAGTATTAGATAGGATGCATATTCCTCCTGAAGTCTGGGGGCCCTTTTTCTGGCACACCATCCACATAGCTGCATTGGGATATTCTCAAGAACCAAATTACAGTGAGAAAAAGGCGATGAAAGAATTTTTAGAATCGCTACAGACTGTCATACCTTGTCCAATCTGTCGCACTCACTATACATCTCATTTAGTGAAGATGCCTATTGGACCATCTTTAGATTCCAGAAAAGACTTGTTTCGGTGGACAATTGATCTCCACAATGATGTTAACACAATGTTAGGTAAACGCTCTTATAATGAGACTGAAGTTCTCCAATACTATTCTAGACTTGGCGCTAGAGGTGTTTCACCAGTTATTACGGCACAGGATTTCATGGAGGCTGATCAGCAGGCTATGCTGAAGGGTGCACTAGCAGGTATTGCCGTATCAGCAGTCATAGGGGGTATATTATACTTCAATATGCCAAAGAATACCTGATATAAAGCATATATTCTTAGACTATCCTAGAAATGTTAACAACTAGAGATAGAGAAATTATAGCATCACATATAGTTTTTGGACCTGAAGAACGATATCCTGAACATCCTGAATGGATATTCAAAGGTCGTCGTGCTTTTGATCTCCATTCTAGGCTGGTTCATTTGATAGATGAGTGGGATAGTCTATTCACAGAAGAGCAGAAGACTAACTGTGCTTTACTAGTAACAATTCAGAGAACTGTATCAAAGGCTACACTGAATAATCCTGATTTAATACCAACAAATCCTGTAAGAAGAATAAAACTATATTTTTATTCAAAAGAGCAAATGGTACCTTCTGGAACATCATATTCTAGCAAACAAGGTCTAGAATGGAGAACTCTTTTAGATGCGGAGCCAAATAATTTAATAAATGAATTATAACTTTTCTGAGGTACTTTTTCTAAAAGTACCTTTTTGCGATCTTTTTTAAAAAAAGATCAGTATATAGATGCCCATCTCAGATGAGGACTTATTTGAGGGTGTACAGATTCCAAAACAATCTGTACAGTCACCAAAGACCACTGTAAAACAGGTGATTATAGAGCCTAAGCTAACAGAAGATCAATTAAAAGCTAGAGAAGGCACTTATTTTAGTGAGAAAGATGTTGATACTATTTATGATACTGATGTAGACATCTATGCAAAAGATCCTGAGGCACCTGGTGGTAAGAAACTCTTGGCAAAACTTCGTAAGAATGTTATCCCACACGATATTTTGAAAGTGGCCTGGAAGAATTTCTACAATGCTGCGTCAGCATCAAGAAATCGTGGTGCCGCGGCTGGTCCAATTGACTTGAAGAGTGCATACTGGAAAAAACGTAAACCAACCGAAATTTCCGGTCATTCTGCCCGCTATATGGAAAATGGTAAGAAAAGCAAGATGCGCGTCAACAATAATGTCTTTAGTAGTGTCTTGGGATATTTTGAAAAGACTCCCTTTATGAAACTCCCTTGCCGTCTGACCTCATATACTCAGAAATACTTTGAGCAGTACAAGGCAGGTATCCCTTACATTGAGGAGATTGATCAACTGTTCAAAAAACTAGTCCCCGATCGGTATGAGCCCCAATATAAGCAGGCTCATGCAAACCCTGCATTTCAGATTGCTAATACTGCCTTCTCCTCAGTAACAATGAACCGCAATTTCCGTACAGGTCTGCACATGGATGCTGGTGATATGCGCAAGGGGTTTGGCAATCTATCAGTAATTGAGCGTGGCAAGTATCACGGTGGCTTTACACTTTTTCCAAGATATAAAGTCGGGTTTGATCTGAGAACTGGCGATTTCTTGGCAATGGATGTTCACGAGTGGCACTGCAATACTGAAATGAGGGAGACTGAGGAGGATAAGGCATTTAATAAGAAATTACCAGTAGTCTATCTTAATAATACAGATACAGGTACACAGGGAGTTGATAAACCGTATAGCAGACTTTCCTTTGTTTGTTATTTACGAGAGAAATTGATTGACTGCAAGGCAAGTGAGTCTAATCCGTATTATAAACGTATTGGCTATGATCCTAAGAAACAGACTCTCAGAAAACATGGATCTAAGGCTGGTGAAGATAAAGATGAAAAAGAAAAGAGAAAAACAAGAAAGAAGAAGTCCTGGTTAATGTAGATGAACCAAGATCGCGCAAAAGCGGCCGAGGCGGCTTTAAAGAATGTTGAAACGCTAAAGAAAACTTTAGTAAAACCAAATTCAAGTAAGGCAAAAACTGTAGTTAATACAGGTCCAACAAAGATACAAGCATCTGGACTTCCTGAGCCTGTTGCAGGCACTGGATTTGTTCAATATATAATGTATTTTATTGGTGGGATCTTAGTCTTAGGACTTGTATTAATGGTTGTAGATAAATGGTTTTTTCCTATATTTAAGAGGAGCCCAGGAGCTCCTGGTTACATCAGTTTACCCGGCACTGATATGTCTGATAGTTTCTGGACTGATTTAAAAACAATAAATAATGTGAGTATTAATGCCCCACCCCCACCTACTGATTCAACCTTGCCACCTCCAAATCCTGCCCCACTTTACTCAACTGTCTTAGCATCCCAATCAACATATACTATAACTTTGGATGTGTTGATAAATGATGAAAAACCGCAGGACTTAGGTCCAAATGCAGCCACTAATAATATTTCCCGTACATTTTTCTTCTTAGGAACTGCCTTAGATAATAATAACCGAAAGGTCACATTTACCATGGATAATACTATGAATAGGGTACATATGAATGTATTTAACTCACTAAACGAACCAAAGTCATGTGTAATTGATAATGTTCCTGTCCATACTCCATTCAGAATTGGCTTTGTAAAATCATCCTATGCAATGGAGGCATACTTAAATGGATTACTTGTGCAAACAATACAATTAAAAGGTGGACAAAAAGATCCTGTAATGGGTGATACTATATATGCACCTCAAAATATAACTTCACCTCCATCAACAGATGAAAATGCAAAAAAAACTGCAGTAGCAAGTGCACAAGCTGATGTTCGTAGACTTGCACTTACTACAGAATCAACTGCTAAAGAAGCAGAAACAACCGCAGCAGCTGCTGAGATAGCAGAAGCAGCAATAGCAGCAGCAACATTAGAAGTAGAAAGACTGAGAGAAGCGCTTCCGCCGCTAGGGAGGGCCAAGGGACTAGCAGCAGCCTTAGAAAAATATAATGAAGCAGTAGCAAATAAACAAATAGCAGTAACAGAAGCAGCTGGCAAAACAGAATCAGCAGCAACTGCAGCAAGAGCAAATGTTGCTGCACAGCGGGCTTTGAAATTAGCCAATGACACATTAGCTACTGCACAGCAGGGTTTAGCAGCGGCAAAAGCAACAGGAAAAGTCCTATCAACTGGTATTCAAGTAATGAACTTGAGATTATTCCCCTATGCAGTCATGCCAAATGAGATGCAGGCACGTATGAGTGATTTGACTGATACAACAATATTTAATCCTAAAAATACTTCTACTTCTAACCTTAATTCCGTAAGTACATGGTGGAAGTCATTATTAGGAACATAATTTAGATAAATAGTCTAGACTAATCTTTAATATTTACTTTATTATAAAATAAAGTAAATAGTAAGAGCTAATAGATGCGCATATATTGGTTCCTAGCAGCAATTGTAATTCTAACATACTGTGTCTACAATGCCGTTAGTATGTATACCTTGCCAAACCCCCCTAATAGATTGGGTCCTGAAAAAATATCACTATCAAGCCTCAGACAGGTGGGAACAAATATTGACTTAACTGATAACTGGAATACTCAATCAGGGTCAACATTATTTTTCTATATTTCACCTACTATTAATGATCGTACATCAGTATCAGGTAATGAATATGCTACGGCAGTAAATATTGGTAACTCACAAATTCTAAAAATTTTAATTGCGCCCGACGCAGGTCGGTCACAGATGATGGCTCCAGCAGTCTTAGAAGTTAATATAAATGGTCAAGACTATCCTGATGTGATAGACATAGATATGATTCAACTTCAATCATGGAATTGTATTGCTATTGTTAAACAGGGTCGTTTATTCAATATCTACGTCAATGGCAAACTCTCTGTAAGTCACACATGTACGGCAATGCCGACTTATGATTCTACCCAGCCGTTAAGAGTTGGAGATCCTAGATTGGGAGGTACTGTAGCACTTATCAGTCTAGCACCCTATGCAATGCAAGTAAATGATGTAGAAAATATGATGAAAGATACTAATGATATGGATAATAAACCGTATCTATCAACTGATCTGCCTTCTCTTCCAGATTTTTCAGTAGATGCTTTTAAAGAATTTTATTCCATGTTAATGTGTCCCGGTGGTAATTGTGGGTCATCTAATAAAATGCCACCTCCAATGTATCAATGGACAAGCAATTACGCATAAATTAAATATTGAGAGCTAGTATTAGAATTAAATGGATAGTGGAGGCATGGTTTTTAAAGTTGCAGTATTTGCTTTAATAGCCCTTGCTTTGTATTACTTCTATAAGTGGTTAAATGGCAGTGGTGAGTTAACTGATGTGGTTATTTACACAAACACCACAGATGGTTTACCCGCGTATGATCTTACAAAGCCCACTACATTTTCACCTGCAAACAGTGATATTCCAATGTTATTTGAGGGTGGTGAATATTCTTTCAGTACATGGATTTATATAAATAATTGGGTTGTAAATAAAGGCTATAATAAACCATTCTTTAGTCTAAGTGGTGGATCTGGATCATTTATGACTACTGTTTTATACCTGGGTCAAAATGTTCCTAAACTGGGTATTCGTACCAGTGTATCTGATGGCACTGCGGGTTCAAGTGGACTCAACCTTTCAAATACTGAGCTTTCTAAAATTAGACCTCTTACTGGCAATGGATTTGGCATATCTCCTTACACTGATGCTGGTGGTGATTTCAAGCTATGTGATGTTGAGTCTATTGATTTACAACGCTGGGTTAATATTACAGTTGTTTTAAGTGGTCGTACCCAGGATGTCTATATTGACGGTAAGATGTCTCGTAGCTGCGTACTTCCTGGTATGTTCAAGGTGGGTGGTGACCAGCCTACAATTGTGCTTGGAGGACCCTACGGATTTGGTGGTTTAATTGGAACTACCAAGGCTGCAAACTTTGCCTATTCTCCGGATCAGGTCTACAAGATTTATCAGAATGGTCCATTAGACACTTCTATCTGGACAAAAATTAAGAGCTACTTTGATCCTAGTCAGTATTCATTTAGTATTAAGAAAAATGGGTCTAATATTGTATCTGGAAGCACAGGCTAATGATACATTAATTAATAAAAATAATAGAGTATCTATTGATACACTATTGTTTTTAAATTTTTTGCTAACCTTTTTCTAAAAACTGCTTGTAGTAAGAGAATGCAAGGACTAGGAGGAAATTCATCTTCTAGCTCTGGATCAGATCCAATCAGGGAAATTCTTACTGGTCTAGCAATCGTTGTGCTATTTTATGTGGGTTTGGGAATGGCTGAGTATTTATACAAGTCATTTAATTCCATGTGGCAGAAGCGGGTAGAGTTATTCCCTGATACATACACTGCTGGTACAAAGATGTTTACTGCACTACAAGACCCTTCTAATCCTAAGTCTAAAACTATATATTTTTCAGACAATGAACGCTCCGGCATAGAGTTCAGTTATGCTATGTTTATTAATATCAGTAGTAGTACATTTTCAAAAAATGAACAAAAACTATATCACATTATGCACAAAGGTTATAGTCAACCATATCCTTTACTTGGACCTGGTATCTTCTGCTGGGGTAACAAAAATTGTCTGCGCGTCTACATGAATTCTTATGATTCTTGGAATAATTTTACGGATATAAACAATATCCCGGTTGACAAGTGGTTTCACCTGGTTGTATCTTGCAAACGCAATGTTGTTTATGTCTACATTAACGGAAGCTTAAAACAAAAGTTGACCCTTTCTAATTCAACACCTCCTTACCAGAATTATGGTAATGTCTATTTATTCAGTACTAGAAGGTTAACTATAAATAAGACAGAGGTAAACTCATTAAAAACAGATCCTGAATTTGCAGATGGTGCTAATACTCAATCATCTTTAAGTTTTGATGGTACGGCAATGGGTATGGCAAGTTCAGTCTATTATTTCAGCTATGCTCTATCATACAGTGAAATCAATTCTTTAATGAGTACAGGCCCTTCTCCTGTACTAGCACCTGATAATCAAACGGAGATGTCACCTTACTTAGCAGATACTTGGTGGGCAAATAATTCAATTCATAGAGCCTAATTCATCCGGCAAGAATTTTTAACTCCTGTCGGTCTAAATGTTATCTCATCTTGTTTCACACTAGCAAGAAGAGTTACCATGGCAGGTGGCGGTTTATATATTTTAGTTGCCTACGGCTCCCAGAATGTTATTCTCAGTGGAAACCCTGATTTTACGTATTTTTACACAGTAATGAAAAAATATAGCCATTTTGCCTTTGAATCTCTGACAATTCCTATGGACGGCCCTCAGGAATTATTTTTCAATCAGCCTATTCAATTAACTGCAAAAATAAAGCGTGTAGGTGATCTTTTGACAGATCTCTATTTTACTTTTTCACTTCCTGATATTTATAGTAAGTACACAACTATCGCAGGTCGGTCACAGTTTGAGTTTCAGTGGGTCAGATATATTGGCGCTCAGATTATTCAAAATGCAGTGTTTTTAGTCGGTGGAACACAGGTACAGCAGTTTGATAGTGACTATATCATTGCTACGGCACAAACTGATCAGGATGAGACTGAATTTAATAAGTGGCAAGTTTTGATTGGCGATGTACCAGAAATATATAACCCGGCAAATGGTTCATATGCTGGCATTGTTGGTAGTGGTACTAAACGTACAAATGGGCTTTATCCCCATGTATATCCTGATCCTAGTGTGACTGGACCGCAAAATAACTTTCCCTCAATTCCCGGTCGTGATATAACTGTACCTCTGTCTTTTTGGTTTACAAAGAATCCGAATCTAGCTCTACCTCTTGTTGCTTTGCAATATCATGAATGCAGCGTGCAACTCACGCTCAGACCAATTCAAGATCTTTATACAATTCTGGATCCTGCTGGATACAGAGTACGTCCTGAAGTTAAGGTTGCTTCTACTATAGCCAATATTGAGTCTGGTAATATATCTTATACTACAAATACTGAAGATGGTGTCTATATCCGCCAGTACTTGACTGACGCGGGTTATACGGTGCCTACATTAAATACATGGCCTCTTAATCCGAGGCTACAGGCTACCCAAGTTTTCTTAACTGATGATGAGCGTCAGACATTTGCAACAAAACCGCTCAATTATATCGTGAGACAAGTTACTCAATATAATTTTCCTGGAGTGAATTCTAGACAGCTATTTGAGCTATTTACACATAATCCAGTACCGCGACTTATTATAATACCTAGGCGCAGTGATTCAACCCAGTACTTGAATCAATGGACAAATTACACAAATTGGTGGTTATATCCAAATGCACCCTTTATTCCAACAAAAACACCTATACCGTCACAGCTAGGATCATCTGGTTTGAATGGTGTAGGTATTCAAGAAGATATTATCAGGCAGATGCGGGTCTTATGTGATGGTAATGAGATTCAGGAAACAAAGCCATTCCAGTACTTCAATCAACTTTCCTCTTGGAGATATGCTACAGGCGTATTTCCAGCAGGATTAGGGATTTATAGTTTTGCTTTAGATACATCTAACTGGACCAGGCCAAGTGGTACTTTAAATACAAGTCGCGTGAAAAAGTTTCAAGTAGATATTGATGTGTGGCCATTAAATGTGGGAACTATGTATCTCTATAATCATATAGTCTATGTGGAGAGTTTGAACTTTTTTGTGATAGAAAGTGGTATGGGTGGAATGAAGTATGCGAGCTAGTCACAGGATTCTTATCTTTTTTTTCTCGTAACGGTCTTAGACTTAGTAGGATCCATGAGCCTGATCTCAGGCATCTTAGATTTTCTGGTAGGATTCAGTTTAATCCAACCAGGGTATCTTTTTATCATCTTTTTAATGGTCTGATGTTCTCTTTTGAGTCTGTTACCAAATTGTAAGCCCCCAGGAGTTTTGTAGACAGCAGTCTTTGGTGCTACGAAATTTAGACGCACAACCGCCCCATCTTTCTGAAAGAACTGTATAGTGCGCTGATAATCCTCCTTCTCACCTTGACCAATGTCTATTTTTACGTCACCTTTAGGATTGAAACAGCCCCAGAATGGACCAACACAGAATTTGAGATCTGTGCTGACAGTTGGTTTCATAAAGAACCCATTTGCACTTGGATATACTCCCCAGAATCTGCAGTCAGCCTTTTTGCATTCTGAGAATCCCCGCTTGATAATTTCTTTGAGACTCCGGAGTGGTCGTTCATGTCTCTTTGTAGAAGCAGTATACTCAATAAATCCAGATATATCATCATCACATGAAACAAGGGGTGCGCCTTTAGGAAAGTGATTAAAGATCCAATTCCGCACTTCAGGCAGACCAGGTACACCTACCAAGATCTTACCGTAAGTCTTAGGATCTAGAACTGCCTCATATGCTTTTTGTTGCTCTTTATCAGCAACTACTACGAAGATTTGATCTTTTGGTATCTTATAATGATGTAGTACGGCAAGAGTCTTATCACGACAGCCTTCTGGCCTTTTATATGATGGTATAACAATGGAATAGTCCATCCTAGTTTAGTGCGATAGAATTAAATTGTATAGATTTTTAGTAAGTAGTAGATGGGGAATACATTAACCCTAGCAGTTAATAAGATTCAATATCAAATAGACAATTATTTAAAAGATCCTCAAGCAGAAAACCATGCAAAACAACTTGCATTACAGAGGGCTCAGGATAAGAGAGTAGCTGCAGCTAAAGCTGCAGCAGATGAAAAAAAGGTGGTGACAGACGCTAAGGCTGCAGAAGATAAGGCTGCTGCTGAGGAATTAGCAAAAAGGAGTAAATTTAGTTCTCCACAAGAGTTTGCAGGTAAGATTGCATCAAATATATTATCAATATTTGGATCATTAATCATAATTTGTCTTGCTCTCTATGCTGGTAAGATAGAAGCAAATAGGGCAATTGGCTACAATGTACCAATGAGAATTGTGAGTTTTATTTATGGGGCTTTGTTTTTCTTTATTGTAATTCCTAAGTCATTATATGATATATATGGTTTAAAAAAGACTATTCCTGATTATGCACCTCTTCCAATTTGGAACTATGTTCCAGATGGCTGGATTGAACAAATATTTTTTGGTCCATTTTCATATGTTGAAGATACTAATTGTAAGGCTGCACGTGAGGAAGTTACGCGGCTTTATAAAGATGGATTTACAGGTATTAGTACAACGCCAATAAAATCACCAGGTGCAACAGGTGCAACAGGTGCAACAGGGCCAACAGGTCAAACAGGTCCAACAGGTCCAATAAGTGTAACAGATAAAACAACTACTGGACCTACAGGTGCACACGTCTAAACCCAGCTAGTATTATCTAGATAGAATGCAACCTCTCGTAAGTATTGTAACGCCGACCTATAATCGCCGACGTTTCATTCCTTCTCTAATTAAAATGGTACAGCAACAGACTTATCCTAGAGACCATATTGAATGGATTATCTATGATGATGGCCAAGAGCCAATTGGGGACCTTATTGATGCAGCAAGAGCTGATTTACCAAAAACTAAATATATTTTCAACGAGGATAAACTGACCCTCGGTGAAAAACGTAACAAGTTGAATGAAGAGGCTCAGGGGGAGATCATAGTGGCCATGGATGATGACGATTTTTATTTTCCAGAACGCATTTCTGCTGCAGTTAATGCACTACAAAAAACCCCTACAGTAGATCTTGCAGGATCCAGCAAAATTTTCATGTATTTCACGGATACTAAGGAAGTCTATGAAATTGGCCCCTATTTTGCAAATCACGCAACCAATGGTACCATGGCTTGGAGTAAACGATATGCAATGAGCAGGCGCTATGATGAGACAGTTGCATTTGCTGAAGAGAAATCTTTCTTAGAAGACTATAAGAATACCTTGATTCAACTGGATCCTATGAAAGTAATGTTAGTTATGAGCCATACAGATAATACATTTGATAAAACACAGCTACGTTATAAAGAAAATCCTTTATTCAAAAAGACATCTTTAAAGTTAAAAGATTTTATTGTAGACGAAGGACTCAGGGAGTTTTTTGCTGGATTATAAATTTTTACCGAGCTCTTATTAGTTTATAGCCTTTCATTTTTTTCTCGTGTACAGATGTAATATTTTTAATTGCCTCACCACGTGCTTTTATACATTTCATGCGCTCCTTAGTTGCTTTCTGATCACACTTAATTTCTTCGCCTGTTTCAAGACTTTTGAATCCAAAGAAAAAAGAATATGCATCTGCCCACATATTAGAGGTCATTTTAACTTTGAATACATCTCTTGGAAGATATGAGTGATCTAGCATAAAATAAACGTTTTTGGAACCAAGCAGCACTGGATAGGGTACATCATTATTTCCTATCATAGAATAATAGGCTTCAAATGAATCATCCATAGTGAATTCATATATCTCGTGTCCGATATATATGTATTTATTTCCTGATATGTGAAGGAGGATAGAATTACCCTTGCCAAAGGCGCCACAGGCATCAGCAGCAGGAATACAGGGACTCTGGCCAATATGGACCTCTTTTACAATTATTTTTTTTAGTAACTCATTATAATTCATTGTATCATAGTCAATAGATCCGTTATTATTTCTACCATATTCACCCTTGTAAATTTCCACAGTCTTGCCGTAAACGTCCACTTTAAATGGCCTACCGCCATTGTCATGAATGAGGTACTTCTTGGCACCTTTGTGTAACTTTCTTGTTTTATTTACAGACACTTTTATCCATTTATAAGAACCTTTTGCATCAGGCTTTGATATATAGTTACCATCCTTACCCTTCTTTGTCTCGCCCTTACAATCGCCTGCGTGAAAGGGGGGTGATTTTCTTAGCTGATATTTTTCAGATTTTACTTCTTCACAGGGCATTTATTATAGGAAGATAAAATAATAAGGCCTAAACATTTAACCGGTCTGGCTAATTAGAGTATTTCTTCCTATGTCTAGAGATGATTCAGTTAACAGGATGTTAGATATATATGAACAACCAATATTAAATGGGACTACTGAACTATCAGAATTAGCACTTCAGCCGTCCCATATTAAGATTCCTCTAAGACCTCATCAGCTCGCAATGATTAATGCAATGGAACAAAAAGAAGCTAAATCTAAGAGAGGGTTTGAGATAAATGGTGAAATACATTATAGTCAGTTTTCTGTACTTGGTGATAAGGTAGGATCTGGAAAAACACTGATGATGCTTGGTTATCTATCTTCTATCAAAAATCTAGTACAACAAAATACTTTCTGTAGAATTCACGAGAGTTCTAGGACCACCTTCTGGAGTAAGAAGCCAATACATGTAAATGAGTGTTCTGGTAATAATCTGATTATAGTACCTCACACACTTTTTCACCAATGGAAGCACGCAATTCAACAACAGACTACTCTAAGTTTTTTAGAAGTCAAGACTCTGAAAGCATTTGAGAAACCTGATTTTTTAGAACATATACGAACGCGTGATATCACTCTTATGTCTAATACAATTATTAAACAATTTATGTCTGTACAAGAACGCAGCTCAATACAGTGGTCTCGTATTATCTTTGATGAGGTAGACAGCATTCATTTTACTTCTACTGTCCCCATGCCCCAGGCTAATTTCTATTGGTTAATAACAGCGACGTGGCCCAACTTTATCTTTCAAGGTCTCTATATGTTTATGTCAGAGGTCTACTTAGCTAGACGTATTACTAGTGGTCTGAGTCCTGAGCTAGTCAGTATGCTACAGCAAGATCAAGTAACAAATGGTAATAATTATTATTCACGTTATGATATAAAGAGTGCACCATTTTTCTCGCACTTTCTAAGTAAACATCCTAACAGAGGAAATTTAATATTGAGAACAAGTGATGCTTTTATGGCGCAGAGTTGGAATGCACCACCCGTTATAGAGTCTAGAATTATTTGCGAGACGCCTGTACAGCACCGTATTATATCACAATTTGTGAATGCAGAGATCCAGGAACTATTGCATGCAGGAGATGTACAGGGTGCCTTGGAGAAACTGGGTGTAAATAATTCCAGTCAGTCATCTTTAATTATTGCCCTCACTGATACTAGAGAAAAGGAGCTAGATCGTTTGGAGAAAACTTTGGTATTCAAGGAGTCTTTAGAATACGCAACACCACAGGCAAAGGAGCAAGCTATTACTTCTCTAAAGGTAAAAATTAGTTCATTAAAGGATCAAATTAGTTCATTGAAGGAACGTATCTTACATGTGAAAGATGAGATTTGTGCAATCTGTTATGAATCTCCTAAGACTCCTACATTAGTAATGTGCTGTTCACGTCTATTTTGCGGAGAATGTATTATCAATTGTATGCAGCGGAACTCACATTGCCCTCTTTGTAGAACTCCTCTAAATTTTCAGAAGTTGCGTCAAGTTGATATGGAACCTAGAGAGACACCTACTGAGGTAGAGCCTGCCCCAACTCTATTAACTAAGAAGGCTGCTTTATTGAAACTTATAACTGAGACAAAGGGTAAGTTTCTGATTTTTAATAGATATGATAATCCTTTCTTAGAGATAGAGGGTATCTTGTTAGAAAAGGGATGTCGTGTAGCATCAGTTAGAGGAAACAAGGATCATATTTCTAGTATCTTAAAACAGTTTGAGCGAGGAGATATCCAGGTACTTCTTATGAATAGCACAGAGGCAGGGGCGGGGATTGATCTGAAGTCTGCGACACACATTGTTTTAATGCATGCTATGAGGAGAGAAGAGGAGAAGCAGATTGTGGGTCGTGCAATTCGTCTTGGACGCACGGAACCTCTGAATCTAGTGAGACTATTGCATGAAAATGAACAATAAATATAAACAAATAACTAAAAAATTGAATGACCGTATATATTTGAGGGTAGTACCTCCCAAATAAATATGGATTTTAATTTGGACCCTTTCAGAAATACTTCTGAGCTAGATGTTCAGAAAAGCAAGATTGATGTCAGATTTCAGAAAACTGGCCCTAGAAGTATTACACTAATTGAGGGTCTTGATGAAGACTTAGATATTAAACGTATTTCAAAAGCTATGAAAAAACAATTTAACTGTGCGGCATCAGTTCATAAAGATAAAGATAATAAAGAGATTATCAAGCTCCAAGGAGATCACCGCCAGTCAGTGCGTGAATGGATTATTGCTGAAGGTATTCTTACTGAAGCAGAGGCTAATGATCGTATCATGATGCATGGCGATTAAGATTTATCTTTTATATCTTATAACTACAGAGTTCTTTAGGAATACTCATAGATTCTATTTTTTTTGCTTGTCCAGCTGGTAATTTTAATTGTCTTGTTTCAATATGTACTTTTAGAACTGCTGGGATTTCTTCAATAGTTGTATTATGTTCATCTGAGAATTGAATCATTTGTTTCCATGTATTATAGAGTGATGATTGGCGTGTCAGAATCTGAGTAAATTGCAAGTTAGATATTGGTGGAACTTCTCTGATTGGATATTCTGATAGAAGTGCATTAGTGATTTTGAGTTTCATCTGAAAGCTTGGTCTCAAGAGGTTCCAATTCTGATAGAAAAATGCCCAATAGTCAGCTTTGTCACTCAGATCAAAAAGTTTAATAAATTCTTTATAATGTGTCCATGCATCTTCAATACCACTCAGTCTCTTATGTATATTTTCATGTACACATAGACCTGAGAGATTGCCCAGATTATTCTCAACTTCTGGAATGATAAGTGGATCCCAGACTTCATAAAGACACGAATGACTAAATTTAATAATATCGGTACTTGGTTCTTCAACTTCTGCATCAACATCATTAGAGTCAACTGTTAGCTCAGGCACATTGTTTGTAAATTCATTTTGAATCTGAGAAATTACAACTGAGTTACGACCATCTAGAGATCTTAAGATTACTCGCAAATCTGAAGTTGCAAAAACTTCTGGTCTCAACTTATCTCCCAACCATTTCTGAACAGTTGTAGCTGGAAATTCCATAGGCATATATGTGCTTAGACGTACAATATGTTGATAGGAGCGTCCCTTGATCTCATTACAAATAAGAACTAGAGGATGTGTTGTCTGACCAGGTTTCCATGAGCGCATGTAATCAAGAAGTTCATTGAGACCTCCCTTCTCACCGATGCTCAGACCATCAATCTCATCAAGTAGGACAGACAACTTATTTGATCCGTCTTGGGGTGACATGATTTCTAGGACAGATTTCTGTGTTAACAAAGGAATAATCTGTTTTTTAAAAGCTTGACCAGACCGAGTATGGCTTGCATTTAGTTCAACAATCTTATATGATTCAGATTTCAGAACTTCTCTTGCTAGAGTTGTCTTACCAATACCGGGTGGACCTACCAAGAGAAAAGCCGCGGTAGTTGGTGATTTTAACCATCGTCTGAGCGCAGATTCCACACTCGGATGAAGATTACTATATGCCATTACTTACTTTACAAGCGGCATTTATCCTTTAGGCATTTTTTACTTACATGAACCCTTATTTGCGGCGGCAGCAGCATTAGTAGAAACTCCTATGCAGCTATCTCCGTCAAAGACTCCCTCCCAAGTTAGACCTTTAGCATCGCATTGTTGACAAATACCTTTAATTACTGCAGGATTTGTTGTTTCAATAATACTTTTAGATGTGTGTAAAAATGTTCTATCAGCTGCTAAAGCAGTTGCACCATTTAAATCAGTACTAATTATCTTCTTTAAAGTACCATTTTTAGAAACACCTAACATATCAACACATCCAGGAAGATTAGTGCCGGGTAAAGATTTAACGTATGTTAAATAATCTGGACAGGTGTTTATTGTCGGAGGCCAAGTAGAAGTTTTATTAGTTTTTTTATCAAACCACCTATATCCATAAAATATCAAAACCATAGTTGCACCTATGGCATAAATAATTGCAGTAGGTACACCCATAGTATAAAGTTTAGCTGTACCCATTGCAACAGTTGTTATAGAAACTAGAACATACAAAACAAAGTACCAATCTATAGTGGCTAAATCATAACCAAAAAATATTAAAGATGAAGCCATACTATCTACCTATTATTACAAGAATAATCAATTTAGAATCAAGTTGATCCTAAATTGATAATGTAAATAAATGTCTATGAATAGTCTTAAAGACAATTTACAGTAAACCGGGGTAGTAGGCCACAGGTGCAAATGTGCCAGGCAGGCCACCATTGGTGAGGCCAGATGCAAGCTCAATGTAGCCAGTCAGGTAGTCCACATAGGGGTTGGTGGTGACGCCGGCAGGGCCATTTACACCACTAGTGGACACCGTGGAGGTCATCAGCTGTACCTTGCGGAACACACGGCCAGCAGACACTACAGACTTGCCCATGTCACGGAGCACACCGCCAGAGGCAATAGAGCTGATGGTAGACGTAAACTTGTTGGGAGTCGTGCCACCCTGAGCCCATGCAGCCGTGGCGAAGCTACCTACCAGGTAGGAGCCACCTGCACCACCGCTTGCCGTAAACGCGAGCACCTTGTCTGCCACGTTACCCAGAGGGATAAAAAAACCACCAGCAGACTGCTTGAAACCTCTAGAAGTAGGGCCAACAGAGGACATTGCTTATACCTCCGGCTTAGAAATTATTTTTGGTTATGGATAATATTTTGACCCTTTTGCCCGTAGAAGAACTTGGTATTAAAAAAATAGTACAAACAGAATGGACTTCCAGCCTGGCTTTGTTTTACCAAATACAAACCCTTTGCCGGTGGGAGGAATGAATGGTCGCGTGAATTTATCCGCGCCATCTAGTGCCGGTGGTCCAATTGGAGAAAATGTCCCAGGTTTTTCATACAGAACTATTGCTGAAAAGTCTTTTGCAACAGATGCACTGCGTGGTAACTGGGAAGTGACTGAGTTAGCAAAAGCGTATTTTAGCACAAATAACGCGCGTGTTATCCAGAATGGGATCCGTAAGGCCGTATATGAGAAATCTGGATCCAGACAGTATGTTATAGATGATCAATCTATGGATGAACTCACCATTATTATGCGCACCATGTACCTCCAGTATGCACAGAACCTCCCCAATGATATTGCCGGTCAGGTCTTGGATTTAAATGAAAAAGTACTTAATTGGTCCGTACCTCATATCTTATCCGCCGTGGATCATTATAACTATTATTTAAATGACATCAGCCACATGCCGGTACCTCTTGCCAGATCAGTTCATCTGAGTTCTGCCGGTACCAAGTCTCTGCCTTTGAATCCATTTGTGTAAACTACTTTTTCAACTTAAATACCTTCTTTTCCTTTCGCAAGGGTACACCTGTACGTGCAGCCTCGCGAGTATCCCGGAGGGCAGACCATGACATCTCAAATACATCCAGATCATTGGCCCACAGTGTCTGAACAGTGGTCGCCCGTAGGGTTTCCAGGGCTGCCTTGGCAAGTTCCACGTGCTTCCTAGCATCCTCAACTGCACTGGCCTTGACACGGTCCATACGCATCCGGAGTAAGTACTCATAGGAATCTACGGACTCAGGTTTCTCCATAGAGTCCAGTGCCGGTAGACTGTGTGCCTTCATTGCCTCCACAATGGCTTCATCTGATTTGCGCCGTAGGTCAATGCGATCTTCTAGGACGGCCAGGAGAAACCGTGCCTTGGCATCATACTCTATCAGCTCATGCTCCAGGCGTTTCATCTCCAACTCTTTCCTAGTCTCATAGCCCTTGAGCCGGACCTGGTAGTAGTCCTCCATCATATCACCCACCGTGCCGTACCGCTTGATCTTCATTTCTGGACTAAAGCAGACCATGTTAGTGGTATGCCACGTAGTATTGAGCTGCAACATCTTCTCAGCTGCCGGTGCGTCAGTGCGCATTTCAAAGTAAGTGTCTTGATTAAAGTATAGCACAAACTTGACCTCAGTATCATTGTACAGGTCATCAAATGACTCTAGTACGGGCTTAATGTCCTTATCCTTTTCACTCACACGCGTGTTAGTACAGAGTGTATCTAGATATGTCTTGTAGTCCTTTGTCCACGTCCCCACAGGTAGCTCAGAGATGGTGACGGTGTACTTTGTATCATCCCAGACAGCCTTACCCTTAGTTACCCAGGTAGTGTCTGTAGTACGCTGCACTTGACCAGTAAAGCCATACCACCACGGCTGCAGAGCGAGGCCAGCAAGTGTATTACGCCTGAGAGCAAGGCGATCACGTAAGAGCGACAACACGTCACTGGGATTGTGTGGAGGGATATTTGTAGAGAAACCCGTGCCAATGCCTAGGGCACCATTAATCACCAGAAGAGGCACCACAGGTTGATAATACTCGGGCTCTACTACCTCACCGTCATCATCAATGTATTTGAGGATACTAGAGTCCTCCTTCTTGAACATGGAGTCCACGATGGGCTCCAGCTGAGTGTGGATATACCTGGGCTGGGCTGCATCCTGGCCACCCATAAGACGAGAACCAAACTGACCATTGGGTACCAGAAGATTCAGGTTATTGCTGCCGACAAAGTTCTGGGCCATGCCAGTGATAGTAGAATTTAAAGATGCCTCGCCGTGGTGGTAGGCTGCATGCTCAGATACATAGCCCGCAAGCTGGGCTACCTTGATTTCGGACCTGAGTCCTCGCTTGAGACAGCAGTAGAGGATCTTACGCTGTGAAGGCTTGAGACCATCCATAACGTGAGGTAGAGACCGCAAGTTATCAGCATTACTGAAGTGAATAAGCTCATCATTGATAAATTGGTTATAGGGTATCTTTCCACCCTTGACAACGGTGAGTGTGCGCCTGGCATCATAGGTCTTGAGCCACTCCTTACGATCATCTGCACGTTTCTTTGAAAAGGCAAGGCAAATTGCGTCATCGGACTTGTCATCCCACTCGTACTTCATATCAAAGAGGTCCTTGAACCACTCACGAGCCTCCTGGGCAGTAGATGTGCCTAATCCCTTGTAGTACTTGACAGTCCACCCTGCAGTACTATGACTGTCACGCCAAGTCTCAAACTCACCCTGACTGTAAAACGACTTGGTGTCACCACGCTTGGTCATCTTGAGCAGAGGAGTTGCCAGACAGCAGAGAAAGTTCATACCTAGGAGTGAAGGCCAGAATGTGTGAAAGAAGTTCATCAGTAGGCCCTTGATGTGAGAACCATCATGATCCTGGTCAGTCATTATCATAATACGACTGTACCTGAGAGACTTAGTATCTTTGTAAACCTTGCCTTGCTCCAGGCCAATGATCTTCTTGATAGAAGTGAGCTCCTCATTCTTGTTAAACTTCTCCTGGCTGATGTCCTTTACATTCAGCATCTTACCACGGAGAGGGAAGACACCCCAGCGCTCACGGCCGACGACCGCCAGACCGGCAATTGCGCTAGCAGCAGCTGAATCACCCTCAGTCAGGATGAGCGTGCACTCCTGGGACTTGGCAGTACCAGCCCACAGTGCATCCTCCAGCTTAGGCAGACCACGGAGTGTCTTCTTCTTGGAGCCGTCAGTCTTCTTGGCATCCTTGGCAGACTTTGCATCTAAGATAGACTGGGCCTCCTCTAGGAGACCAATCTTGACTAGGAGGTCCGCGAGCTTCTCTGACTTGAATGCGGACCCAAACTTGCTTGCGGGCGTAGTGAGAGTCTCTTTAGTTTGGGAGTCAAAGGAGGGGTTCACGATAGTGGAGTTGATAAAGAAGACAACGGAATCTTTGAGCTGAGAAGGTTTGATGTCAATCTTCTTCTTCTTGGCGAGATCACTAAATGATCCCAGTACGGTCTTCAAGACGGCCTCCACGTGCTTACCACCCTTCCGAGTGTTAATACCGTTGACAAAGGAGATATGGCGGTCATCAGGAGAATCATCCTCGGCAAAGAGGTTCTTTGCCAGGACTGCACCAACCTCCCAGCGCTCACCGCAGCGCTCATAAGCGTGTGAGGTCCCATCTTTGATGAAGAGATTAATAAACTTCTCAAAGGTGTTATTGGGGATTAGATTAGCCTGCCAAGTGACTTTGACATCTTTGCCGGCCATAGCAGCCAGCTCAATCACCCTGGTATGAAGAACCTGCATCATGGCATCCAAGTCAAGACCAGGGAAACGACTAAGATCAGGCTCATAGGTAATCTTGACAAATCCCTTGGCAGCCTTATCAGCTACAATGCTAGGTTTGCCTGCCACAGCCATATGATCTTGCCAAACCTGAGTATAGCGTTGACCAGAAGCAGGATGACGGGTACTAAGAGTAAACTTGTTGCTAAAGATATTAGTCAGCTTTGCGCCATAACCATTCTTACCGCCGACGATCTTCTCCTCAGACTTGTCGTAGTTTCCACTAGTCAGCAGATGACCAAAGATAAGTTCAGGAGCATAGACTTTGTGCTCCTTGTGCATCTCAATGGGAATACCATCACCATCATTCTCTACCTCAATCACAATACGATGATCATTTCCAGATGTAATACGGCAAGTTGAGATATCAATATGCTTGATGGGCTGTTTCTTGGCTGCATGTGATCTAACAAGAGCATCACGTGCATTTACAATGATCTCGTCAAAGATCTTATAAAAACCCGGATTAAAAGGGATCTTACGGTGAACCATCTTATTGCTCTGCATATCGTAGACCCAGCGAACTTCTTCGTGCGTCTCTGTGCTGCCTACATAGGTGTCAGGCAACTCCAGGATATGCTCACGATGCGTATGCTTCTTATACTGATCAGCCATTGGTGTAAATGTAATTTGGCAAGGGGTGCCCCCTGGGTCAATTTTTATACTTAGATTAAATAGAAGGCAAATGAAAGATATAAATAATAAAACCAAAAAAAAATGTAATTTGAAAAATATAACACGTAAAAATATCTTAAAGAAACAAACACTCCCAAAGGACTTTAATCTTTTTAATATTGCATATAAAGAACCAGGTACAAAAAAAGATTTAGCAGTAGGGCTAGTATATTTTAATAGTGCAAAGTCTAAGCGGCTTTTAATGAATTATTTATATACTAGAGAAAAATTAAATATTGCTAATATACCTAATTATACCATTGAAATGTATGTGACTACACCTGAAATAAAAGATGCAATTCATATAAAAACTGATTTTATATTATTTCAAAAAGAGCGTTTATGCCATGTCTTGGAAAAAAGTATTCCTAAACAGTATACCAAACTCTTATTCTTGGATGCTGATTTGATATTTGATGATGTCAATTGGTACAGTCGGTTATCAGAAAGGCTAGACTCATTTAATGTAGTTCAGCCGTTTAGTACCGCACTTTGGTTGGATGTTACCTATAAACACATTGTAAAACAGCGGTCTAGTATTGTATTTAATTTGAAACTGGGCAATTTACAAAAGATTGTAAAAGGTGGTGTTCTAGGATTTCATCCTGGATTTTCTTGGGGATTTCAACGACCTTGGTTCAAGAAAAATGGATTTTTTCAAGAAGCAATTCTAGGAGATGGAGATACTTTAAGTTCAACATCTTGGATAAATAGAAATTTTTTTGATGAATTTATAGAAAAACGTAAATATATTACTCTGCCAGCAAAAGAATATGTTAATTCAATGGATCGTCCTTCAGTATGTTATTTAGAAGGAAAGATTTATCATTTATGGCATGGTGACAATAAAAAACGTCAATATACGGAAAGGCGTAATATATTAAGAGGTATAACTGACATTCGTGATATTATAAAAGAAGATAAATCTGGAATATACGCTTTAAAAGATCAGTCATTAAAAGCTCGGATTATGAAATATTTTAGGGATCGTGATGATGATGGTATATGATGATATATGATGGCTATATAATTTCTTTTTCCTATAATAGAAAGATGGTAAAGAGACATAGAAGACAAAACGCGGGTGGAATGCCCCTATCTTTCTTAGACAGTAGTTATAAGGAACCATCCGCATCAGCTGGATCTAATCATAATATATCTCAAGTTGGTCTTGCTAGACCTGTATTAAATCACACGGGTGGTAGTAGAAAAAAGAAAAGATCAACGCGCAAAAATGGCTGCAGAACATGTAAGAAAGTTGGTGGATTCTATCCATCTGTAATGGGTAGTTTAGTGAGAAATGCTCAGGCATTGATACCTGCTGTTGGTGTAACAGGGTATCGTATGTGGAATAACTTTAACAAGACCAAGAAAAATAGATACTAGATATCTTAAACCCCGGTTATGTGATTTCACCAGGTTGCGTGAATTCGCCTAAAGACAGAAAGCGTCCGACAATAAGAAGAGAATGTCCATACAGGCAAAGGCAACTCCAAATTCAAATGGTAATCTATTTGAAATGAAAAGTGTACAATCTGGTGCTATTAGGACACTTGTTGAGGCGCTCAAGGAGATTCTTACAGAGGCAAATCTAGAGTTTGACTCTCAGGGTATCAAGATTGTAGCAGTTGATGAGACCCATACAGTTCTCGTTTATTTAAGGCTACATGCTGACCGTTTTGAAAACTATTACTGTCCTGTAAAGCATGTGCTGGGTGTGAATATGATTTACTTATTCAAACTCATTAAGACTATGGGTAATAATGACAGTCTGACACTGTATCTGCCTGCTAATAATCCTAACAAGCTCGGTATTCGTATGGAGAATACAGAAAAGTCTCAGGTGACAAATTTCTTTCTTAAACTCTTTGACACAAATGTAGAGGATATCAGTATTCCCAGCCTGAATTTCACCAGCATTATCCACATGCACAGCACGGATTTTCAGAAAATCTGCAGAGACATGAATATGCTGGGTGAAAAGATGGAGATTACGAGTTCTGGATCTAATCTGATCTTTAGATGTATGGGTGATTTTGCTGAACAAGAGACGGTGATCGCGGATAATCAGGCATCTATGAAAGTTCAGACAAAGGGTACGACGAATGAGATTGTTCAAGGCATTTTTCAACTAAAGCATCTGGTTCTTTTTACTAAGTGCACAACTCTGTGCCCTAGTATTGAGCTTTATCTGAAGAATGACTACCCGCTCATCCTGCGTTATATGGTGGCAAATCTGGGCGAGGTAAAGCTTGTTTTAGCACCAATTAAGAATAAACCTACTGCATAACTGACTAGGTAAAAAATTGATATGTTAGTAATAGTAAAAAGTATTACTAACATGACAACGCTAGATATGCCGCTTCATTTTGCAGTCAAAATTGATTGGAGAGGCCGTGAAGGCTATTCACTTATTGAAGCCAGGAAACAAGAAGATGTATTTATTTTGCAAAATATCTATCATGGTAACTTGTTTTATAATATTGAGAATTGTCCTAGACCAGTAGATCCTAGGACAGATTTTAGGTGTAAGACTAAGAAAATTAGTGGAACAGTAGAACACACAATTGTTTGGGTTTATACCCCACAACGGCTAAAGCATCAAAATACAATTTATCCTATTATTAAATTTACTCCGAGAAATCATCTACCTACTGCGAAAACCAGAACATTTATCCCTATTACGGTTCCACAAACTATACAGCCTGCACAACCTGCACAGCCTGCACAGCCTGTACAGCCTGCACAGCTTGTGCAACCAGAACCCAGTATAACATATCCAATTAAAACTATACCTCAACACGCAATCAGACTTATCTTACTAGGATCTCTTATTGAGGGAGAAGAATGCTCTATTACTGGATCTCCAATCAATCTTGAAAATGGAGCAGTAACTACATGCTTTCATATATTTGATAAAGAAGCAGTTTCAAGATGGCTAGAACAAGCTTCATCTAATAAGAAGTGTCCAGTCTGTATGCAAGAATGTAATATATATTCATTAAATCTGCAAAATTTAAATCAGTAGATCAGTAAAAAAATTGAAAACGTTATATACTATTTTTATAGTACTACTTGCAATATACTAAACAGATGCAGCTTCCTAAGTTCTTTATGATCTATAAGTCGCACGGCTACAAGTTTTACAAGAACTGCATTGCATTTCCTTCAAACAACTCTTATGATCCTGTAAATGTAATAAGCCCTCTTATGAATGTAACAATCCGAATTATTAGCAAGCATGCTGATAATGAAAATGAGTATGATGGTGTTATTAGCAGAAATAGTTTGAGACGGATGTATTCTTTCAAGTGCAAATTTACTGGGTATGAGGCTATGATTAATCTGAATGGTGATACCATAATTGTGCCAGGAGTTTATTTCTCAGAGTATGAGACAAATATTCTTCCTAGTGGATCGCCTATTATTACTCCTTCTAAAAAGTTGGTAAAATGGCAGATTAGGGCTAGACCTTATTTGCAGGCAGATGTAATAGTCCAAGATGAAACTTTGACACCTGCTCCTATAGTTACACCTGCTCCTATAGTTACACCTGCTCCTACAGTTACACCTGCTCCTACAGTTACACCTGCTCCTACAGTTACACCTGCTCCTACAAGATCTATAATTCCTGTATTTCCAGGACACATAAAGCAACTCATTCTTGCCGATAGCATCAGTAAAAATGAGTCCTGTGCAATAACTGGTGAATCTATAAATCAAGAGAATGCATGCATCACTACCTGTGGTCATGTATTCACTAAAGATGGGCTTACTAGGTGGCTATCAGTTTCATCTAATCAGTCTTGCCCTATTTGCCGGCAGAGCTGTTCTCTTGCATAATAACTTTAACTTGCTCAATCCACTCATTAATTAGCTCTTTTATTTTTTGATCATTTGAAGCAGAATACCATTCTCCAGAAGGCCAGATATATATATATTTAATACAGTTTGTACCTTTCAAACTGAGTTCAATCTTAAAGTCGGCGCCCTGTACTGTACCGTCACTATAATACAAATCAGTACCTGTGATATCTTTAATCTCAAAGTTATCACACTTACTTTTTAGAAGCTGAGAGTTTTCCCGTAGTTTTTTAGATAGTTCCATTTATCTATACCATATAGATAAATTTAATCAATTTTCATAGTATATTACATACGTTTCTGAACATGAGGTGTATACAGTACCTCTGACTCTGTGCACCGAGAATCAATAAATTTTAGGCTATCAGGTGAATTATATTCCTGAGCATTTGCATTCCAGATCTTAAGAATATTAAAAGTACCCTTCTTAGGACTCATACTAAGACCCATGCAAATATTTCCCTCCTCAGATAATGCCTCTGAAGACATTGCATGCAAAAGTTGCGTTGTAAAGACTTCTTTCACATTTTCATATGGCACCTTTATACTATAGCTACCACCACGAATATTCTGGTAGTTTTCCCAAAGCGGTAGAGTATCTCCACGCATGAAAAAAGGTAAACCATTTTTAAAACGTGCGGCTCCTACTTCTTCTAATACCATTAGTACATCTTGCCATGTTATGCAAGTATGTACTTTTACAAATGTATCAAGACTCCACTTCTCGGCATCTGCCTGATGAAAGTAGAGTGTCCATGATCCTGTTGGAATATTATCTGTTAATTTCACTTGGTCCATCTCCGTACACTATAGTATGCGCAAATTCATTAAGCCCCTTTTTTATTACGTTGCCATCATCAGTAATTAGTTCAAGCATAGCATTATCTAGATCAAAACATTGAGGAGAACCAGTCTCACAACACCAGAGTGTAAAAATCTCAAGAGGAGTCGGTTGTGTAAATCCAGACCATTTTACATCATTTATCCAATCTGTTAAATCATGGAATATTCCATCTGAAAGAGTGACTGTGAAACTAAGATAAGATATATGTTTCCACTGCACTTTATTTCCAATAAATATTACACCTGTAAATATTGGTGGATTTGTACTAGCATTCCATTTAATTTTTAGTGGATTAATATCTGATATATTGAATAATTGTTTAGAAATTGGTGTAGATTTATTTATAAGAAAAACCCATTCATTTTGGTATACTAATGCATTTTGTATAGCTTTTATCTTATTTACTACAAAATTAGTTATGTAGATACTCCTATTATAAAGCCAAGGCAACCATGCCCATGCAAATTCTTCCATTATATCTGAATAAAGATATGATGTAAGAGTTTAAGTAAAATACGCAGTTACTTGCACTCGGCGTTAATTTTAGGCATAGGCTCAGGGATTGTACATTCACAATCTTCTTCCATTTCATATGAATCACACATGTCGGAAGGATCTGATATATCAACTTTTCTGAAATATAAAGACAGTAATGCAAAAATTATATAAATTGGTAAAATAGCTAAAAAAACCCAATTTACATTTTGGTATCCATATGAACATAGTAGATAAAAAAGGATTGTAGCAATGCTACCTAAAAAAATATAGTTTAATATTCGCTCTCCATAGTTAAAATAAAAATCTGCTATAATAAATCCTACTGTTAGAGAAGCCATTAATACTGAAGTTATACATGGGGTTTCCATATCTATTTAGCTTATAGCTTTTAGCTTATAGCTTCTTAAGAACCTTCTTTAGAGGATCATACTTTCCAATAGGTTCTCCAACATCACCGTCCTCATTAGAATAGACAATGTTATTAGAATCTTTGAAGAATGACAATCCCTTATACGTCCACTCCTCAACCTCAACTTCAGCCTCTTCCTCAACTTCAACTTCAGCTTCTTCCTCCTCAACCTCTTCCTCAACTTCAACCTCCTCCTCAGCCTCTTCCTCAACTTCAACTTCAACCTCCTCCTCAACCTCCTCAACTTCAACCTCCTCAACTTGCTCAAGCTCAACTACTGGTTGTACAAGTGGCTGCTGTGTAACGGGTACTTGCAGTTGTACTGTCTTTACTGATGATAGCATCTCTGTAGGGTTTGCAACAGGGTTCAGAGAAGGAATTGTTGACAATGTATTGATAGTAGGTGAACTAGACAACGTAATGTGCTTTTGAAGAGTAGAATTTAATTGATTAATTGCATGTAGTATACTGCTAATTTGAGCATCATGTTTCTTTTGTAGAGCATCAAGTGCCTCTAGAAACTGATTATTTGTATTAGATGGCTGTAAAGTAGCACTATTATTAGCAGTAATCTCATCTGCAAACTTCATAAGAGAATCAGCAATCTCTAGCTGTGTATTCTTTAGTGCCCTATACATTTGGTATACGGGTAAATCTAAAATGCATCCAATCAATTTTTGACCTTTACATGCAAGTTCATCACCGCATCCAAAGTACTCTCCTTGTCCTTGAGAGGCTTTGATCGTTTCAACCTTAGTCCTGGTTCAATGCGCCTTGTCACATCAACATCAACCCCAGTAGCACTCGTATTTCTCAGAGAAGTCTCATAGAAATCAATTGGCTTTGTGTCAAGAACAGATAGAATACTGATAATTGGTGGCAGATTTGCGTCAATCCGAATCTGTTTCTTTCCTATGATTTCACGGAACTGAGAATGAGACAGACATCCCCCAAAAAATTTCAGAGACTCTCTTGGTGGTGCTGGTTGAATATTGTCTGGTTGTTTATACATCCTATGTAAGAGAGCTTGCCGCTCCCATCTCACTTGAGGGTCTACATGTTCATTTAATAAATATGCCAAGCTACAAGATAAAGTACAAAAATTACCATAGACAGTATAAACTCCTTCCTCTTCCTGAGTAGGAATGACAACGGGGCGACCTTCAAACTGGCCTGAGCACCAGAAACAAGATGCACTTGTAGATTCTGGTAGGCTCATTGTCTCATTTCCTACCTTGTAGTCAATCATCACATCAATTGTGCGAAACACTTTAATTTGAACCTCCTCTACTGCCTGTTGTACTACCGTGTTCTCTGCCTTTGGTAGATCAGATTCACTAATTGCAGCAGGCAGTGAATCAGTTGGTTTATTTGCATCTAACTCATCGCTTTGACTAAGTAGTTCAGCATTACTTGAATATAGATTATCTGCAAGAGCATCGTATGGCTGAGGATTTACTGGAGGTGCAGGGTTGTAAACAAGAGGTCCATCTTGAAACTGCACCTCGGTTGACCGAAAAGGTAGATGAATAATAAGAGGTCTGCGAGGCTCGGGTGCAAAATTACCTTGAATTTCACCATCTGCAGAAACAACCGCAACAATGGGCACCTGTTTTGCCTTTGATGCTCGTTTTGTTCCTGCTACCTTTGGCATCCCTTACTGTTATGCAATTGGACCCCTTGTGTTTAGGTCTTTTTAGGAAATAGAGCAACATGTTATTGCCTTTACTTTAGTAGACCATTCTTCCTTCATCTTTGCCTTGAATTTAATGAATTCCATGTCAGAATCGGGTTCAAATTGCTGCTTTGTGTCATTACCATCTAAATAATCAAAATAGTCGTAATGCAGAGTATCGGATGATTCGTACATATAGCACTGTATAGTAATACAGGTATCGGTATTTGTTTCTAGATTTGTTAGTTGATGAACTTGATTCAAGGTGGAGCTAATCCACGTTATATTACCAACGCTGAAATCTGCCTTGGCAAATGGCTCTACTGTGCCGTCACCTAGGAATGGAAAGAGGCTAACATTTATGGACCCGTGTAAGACACGAATAATGGCCGTTGATCCACCGTGATTGTGAACGGGAGAAAAATGTCCAACTGGCCAAATTTCCATGACGTAGGGGATACCAGGAGACTCTCCATTGTTTACACCGAGTGTAATACGCAGATATGTTTCCTTGTAGTTTGGCTTATCCTTATCAAATTCGGTTGCCTTCTTTTTAATGGTCTCATGGCACCATAAACCAGGAGTTGCGAGACTGTATTCAATAGCATTCGTAAACTCGGGAAAATCTGGAGTATTTAGAACAAAATTCTTTCCAGATATACAGTCATATAGTTTCTGAGAGGTCTGAGAAAGATTCGCCTTTGGCATGTATTCACCTGACGCGATAGACTCCATACTGAGTTGATTGGTATCCTTAACTAGTAAGGGCACTTTTGCAGTAATTGGATCTCGGAGCAAGGTAGTAATTTCCATATCGGTGCCATTTACTAGTACAAGATTTTCTAGTAGCGTTTTGTTAGAAGCATTTAATTGATATTCATATATAACGGTCTCTTTGCGAGGTTCACCTATGCCGGCATATAGACGCTGATTTTGAGAATCAATGCTAAACCAGTAATATGCGCCAGTTATATTTGTTATACCCTTTGTATTATTAGGGTCTATTAATGGCTCATCATCCGGATACATATTTACAAGGACCTTATCAGCAGTAAATTTAACTACAAATCCTGTTAAACCGCTTATATCACATAGTCTAAGACAGCATGGTCCTCCTGCGTCAAATATAATTACTCCTTGCCCGTGCACAATAAGGTTAACAGTTTCTACTGGCTGTCTTATTCTTAGAGCCTTGGGCCGATCATAATACGTATTAGTAAATGTCATCTATATTGCCGGTCTAAATTACTTTAACACTTATTCTTAAGAGATGGAGGTCAGCCGAATTGACCGCTGTATAAATGCGATGATACAAAATCCAAAGACATTTCAACACTGTATCTTTGTTGGTCCACCAGGCTGTGGTAAGACGACGACGGCCTGGAATATTGTTCATCAATTCTACAAGACACCTCTTGAGCGTGTAGGCAGGGCCCTATTCTTGAATGCGAGTGATGAGCGTAGCTTGGAGGCAATCCGATCCAAGGTGTATCCATTTACTGAATCAGCTGGATCTGGGCTTTTTGGTTATACGAATAATCCAAAGATCATTATCTTTGATGAGGTTGAGACTTTGACTGAGCCTGCTCAACTTGCCTTGAGACCTTTATTGGAACGGCCGACAAGTGAGGTTCTGGTCTTCTTCTTGTGTAATTCCTTATGCAAAATACATGTGTCTCTCAGAACAAGATTATTTATTTTGCGGTTTGATCCTCTGCCTGAACTAGTTTTGAAGTCCAGACTTAGTATAATCAGTCCTGCCACTCTGAGCCCTGGTAAGTTTGATATTAAATTACACAGAAGTGACTTGCGATATTTTTTATTAAATGGGGAAGCATCTCAACAGGCAACATTATGGCTCTGTACATTATTAAATACACATCCTTTGAAGAGAGGAGAAGTCTGGAAGAAAATTTATAATACTTTTTCATTACAGACATTTGGCTGTTATATTTTGACTCTTTCTTTACTAACCGATACGGGCTTTTCTAATTGGAAAGATTGGATTGAACTCTGTGATCCAAATATATCTATGTGGATGTCACAAGATACGGTAATAGATTCTATGGAAAAAATGTGGGTAAGTATTTATCCATAACCTGGACCAGGTCTAAAAAATGAATAGGTTAGGCCAAGGGTGTTAAAGCATACGAAATGTCAATTGTGCCACCTGCGCCTTTAGCAATGAGCCCGCTGCGGATCTCCACGACTGTTACGACGTGCCACGCTGGCAGTGGTATTAATCTTAAGAAACTCTTTGACAATTTTCATCTCTTTGCTATTCCTTTTGGTTATCCTGGTGAGGGGTTCTTGAAGATGGAGTATGAGACGAAAGTGGTTGGCTCTTCTACTCGTGATGTACTGACAAAGCGCAAAGTTACAGAAAAGACATTCTTCAATCAGGCAACTCTGGTCATCCGAAAGATTTTACCTGGGCGTGGGTGGAAGGAGGTGAATGTAAAGCTCTTTGCAAATGGCGGTGTACAGATGACAGGTGTACCTACCCCCGAGTTCAGCCAGGAGTCCATCAAGTATGTCATCAGTCAGATCAAGGCAAAGATGCTTGATATCTTTGTGAGCCCTGATGCGGCTGGTATGACAAAGTTCAAGATTCAGCTGATTAATAGTGACTACAGTATTAATCGGCAGATTTACCAGGAGAAATTGCACAAGGTTCTGAGTAATGTCTACAACTTATTCTCGTCGCACGAGAGTACGATTTACCAGGGTGTCAATACCAAGTATTATTATAATAAGAAGGGTAATATTTTGAGGCCTGGGATCTGTGAGTGCAAGGCAGCGTGCAATGGACAGGGGAATGGTGATGGAGATGGTGAGTGTAAGAGGATCACTATTAGTCCGTTTAGTTCTGGAAAGATTATCATTACGGGTGCACGTGACATGGATCAGATTAATGAGGCTTATGAGTTCTTTAATGATATCTTGATGGCTCACCAGGAGCAGATCTTGTTTGTGCCTAGCGCCTAACGCCAACGCCAACGCCAACGCGTAAAACTTTTATGTCATATTTCCAGAACTACGGCAGACAATGTCATCCGCGGCCCCCCCTAGCAATGCGCCTGTGAATACGACTGTGGCTGCACCTACGGCTGCTAGCGCCACAACTGGTGAGAGAGTGCCTTCTGCAACCACCCTTCTGAATGCAGCCAAGCTGGCCATTCAGAGGGACATGCCCATCCAGCTGGACTACTTTGTAGATTCTGCTGATGGCAAGGCTTTTTTGGGCGAGGATGCTCAGACGAATGAGAAGATGCTGGTAAAGAATTCTGAGGAGTATACTAGCCACATCCAGAAGATCTACAAGGCGGGTGATGACTTCATCATTATGACGGAGAACTCTATTTACTTGGTGAGTGGCAAGGTGCAGAAGCGCAAGATCCAGGCATCTACACTGAAGTCTGGAATGGAGTAAAACTTTTTGACATACTTTTTTGTAAGACGCGTAGCGTCTAACGTGGCAATAGCCTAGCAAAAAGTATAAAAATTGATGTCTACTTTTTTTAAACAGCATTTATACATAATGGTAGTTCTTGGCATTCTCGGCGCACGTAATGCAATCACAAAGCAGATTATGCAAGATGAGATTCTGAATCCCATCTTGGATGATCTTGGAAAGGACCAGATTAAGAAGATTCTATTGCCGTCTGAGCCACTCTCAAGCACTTACATTGAGTGCTGGGCACAGCGTCAAGGGATTCAAACTGTACCACTAAAGTCTGATTGGATCAATAACGGCAGACGTGCTGGTGTAGTACGTGATGCTCAGATTCAGAAAGAGTGCAGCGCATTCTTAATCTTTGAGGGGCCAAAGAGTCGGTACTACTTGGATCTAGCTGAGCGGATTGCTAAGAAGAACACAGATGTAAGAGTCTATGTGGTTGAGTCAAAGTCAGTTTCTCCTGTGCTGCTTCAAATAAATCCAGAAAATATATATAGTATTATTGAAAAAGATGAAAAAGAGATATTGACTATTCCTAAAATGTTTGCTACGGCAAAATGTATGATTACTGATGAATAATCTAAGATAAAGTAGAAATGCAAAATCTACAGCGGTTGGAATCAATGGAAAATATGCAATTACCTCCTGAAATTGTTCAAGCGCGTATTCAAGCACATAGTCAACCTTTGACTTCTCCAACAAGTGTTTTTCCTATGCCTTTCACCTTAAGAAATTCCAGAGTTCCTAAAACTACAATAAATGCTACAAGAGGATTCAGATCTAATGGATTTGTGAGACCTCAGGGTCCAAGAAATAGCACTCTTAATACACGTAGAAGAGTATTTGAAGATAATTTTATTAGACGTATCATACAAATGGTAGAAGATGCTATGGTAAGAGATATACCAATTAATTTTCAAAGATATACTGAAAGATTACTTGCACCAGATTGTTCAAGAGATGAGGCTATTTTATTATATAATGAACTCATAGCAATTTTTATTATATTAATTTTATATATAGTATATGTTTTAAAAGATACTATGGAAAAATTACAAGTAAATCCATCGCTAAATCCAAGTAAAATGATACTTTCATTTGATAAAATCCATTTTTTTTCTAATTTAAAAAAATATTTTTTAAAATTCATTTTTTTACATCCAGTTGGATTTATACCTACAGCAGTTACAACATTGATGCTAGCAGGAACTGCTTTTCCTGTATTTTATGTTTTTTTAACTTTAGCATTAGTATCTATGATTTCTTATCTTGTTGTAGAATTAAAACTTTCTAAAAATCATGAATTAATTTATAATAAAGAAAAAACAAATTTACTATCTGTAATACAGAACTTAGTAAATATACTTCTTGATAATAGAAATACAGTGCAAATAGCTCTTGTTAAAGATGAGTTGAAATACTGGGGGTTAACTAAGGCTCAAGTAGATTATTTATTAATTCCAAATAATAATGATTATCGTGATACTTTAATTGATACAGCTGAATTTCCTCCAATAGGAACTGCTCAAGAATTAGGAATAAATGAAAATGAACGACAAGCATTAGTAGATGCTAGAGAAGCATCTATAGAATTACAAAGAAGAACTAATGAAGAATTTAGACAGTATGGATATACTGTTTTTAATATTGATCATATAAAAGAATTCATTTTAAAGGCAGGAGAAAATAAAGAAGTTTTGGCACCTAATGGACTTTTTAGTAATAGTCTTGTTAAATTTGGAAAACGTAATAATGTTAATAGAGGGGGTGCAACTTCTTTATTAGTTAATGCTACAGCTGGAACAAGGGGTGGTAAAAAAAGAGGAAGGAAAACTAATAAACGTAAATTAAGAAGATAATTTAAATAGCAGATCTACATAGAATTCAAGCATATAATATGATTGAATTCTATATTATTAATGATGATTAAATACCATATTTACCACCTGTAGCAACATGAAATGCACTCTTTGCTAAATTTTTCTTCCATCCAAATCCCTCCTTATTAATGCTACGATTGCACATCACAAACAGGAACCACGCATTAATTAAACCTACTAAGATACCAATTATAAGAGGTAGATAATTTATTAAAGATTTAGTACCTTTACTTACCAAGATACCTACACTAATAACTCCGGCTACAGCGAAGATGCTATTTAAAATGGCCATTATATAAAACCAAGTGCATACAGTCCCACTAGAAATAGACGCAAGCCAATCAGGTTCAGAAGGCATTTTTCTGATATAACCGCGGATTTTTTCACAGGTAGTTATAGATAAATGTCTTCCAGGAAGAATCGTATGAATAAGAACAGGAGTCGCCGGAATAAGAGCAGGCGTAATGGCGTTATGTACGGTGGTATGGCTCCCGTAGGAGATTCTAGCATGGCTCTAGGACAGAAGGATAACTTGGCTCAGGGCCAGCAATTCTTAAGCATGCACCGGACCCAGCACGGAGGTATGAGCCCCTATCCTGCCGGTGTCACTGACAGTGTTCTGTCTGGCCCAATGATTGCTGCCGCTCGCACTGGCCCCCTTGATACGGCAATTGGCCAGATCCAGGGAATGCAAGATGGTGGTGCTAGACGCAGCCGTAACAGACGCAGTTGCCGTAGCAGGCGCAATAGAAAGAATAAGAATAGATCTAACAGAAATAGGCGCAATAGAAGACACCGTGGTGGTGCACATATGGCTTTCAGTGGATCCCCTTTATCTGAGAGTTCCATGCTTCTTCCTTCCGGTCTTGAAAGACAGGCTGCCCTGAATCATGATTGGGATGCTGCCAGAAATCCCAATTACTGGGCACCCAAGCAATAATGCACTTTTGCTCTTTTCAGAAAAGAGCCCAAAAGGTTTTTGACGTACTTTTTTTTAAAAAGTACTTTAAAAAGTACCCCATCTGCCAGATTTAGCAGGTTCCGGGCATTCTGGTACGACAGGAAGCTCTGTAAAAACTGTTTTCAGTAAAACTACCTGCTTATTTAATGTAGCCAACTCTTCTGCAGTTGGTATTACAAGTACTGATATATACGCATCCCCAAATTTGGGCGTGCCCCTTACGGGCATACCCAAGGTTGGAATTGTCCCGGTCCACATGTTTTGGACACCAGCGGGGATCTCAACCGGAACTCCATTCGGAAACCCAGGATGACCTTTTAGAACCTTGGTAGTTCCTAGCAATGACTCAGTGAGATTGATTGTGATTGACGTCTTGAGTTTAGTACCCTCACGCACCCACCCCCTTGCATCATCCTCTTCATCAGCTTCACGCAGAACAACCGTAACATCACCAGGCTCAGTGTAGCCCTGAGAATCTGAGCACATCCCTGTGAACACTACCGTGTTTCCTGACATCATACCAGGCTCAACCTTGATTTCTAGTGCCTTCTCATCAGGCAGAAGACCACGTCCCTGACATCCTGTGCAGGTACCCACGTTACGCTGACCTTTTCCTTGGCAAGGATGGCAGGGGCCCTGGCTGAGCATTTGGATTGGCCCCATGTTAATCATCTGTCTGACTTGCCCCTGTCCACCACAATCTGTGCAAGGTGCAGTTGATGCTGCACCAGACCCCTTACAGGCCTTACAAAAAGAGTGGCGACCAAGTTTAACAGACAGAGTCCTGCCATTGTAATAGTCTGCAATCCTCAGGGGCAGATCTTGACTCTTACCTGGTGCTTTGCCCTCACGCTTTCCTTGACGCATTCCCATACCCATAGGGCCTGGGCCACCTGGAAAAATACCACCAAACATCCCACCAAACATTTCTGACATAGGGAATGGCATTCCCCCAAACGGTCCTGGTCCACCTGATCCAGGACCCTGTTCTGATATACTACCCGTCATGTCATACATCTTGCGACGGCCTTCATCGCTCAGAACTTCATGAGCCTGACTGAGCTCCTTGAACTTTTCAGGATCACCCCCCTTATCTGGATGATGTTCCTTAGCTAGCTGCTTATAAGCTGATCTGATTTCTGAAGTCTCTGCTGCCCTGGATAACCCTAGAACTGAGTATAGATCACGCTCCATCTTCTTTTGAACATTGTGTAAATGTTTAGGTCTACTGCGTTGATATTACAACAAAGGGGTGCGTAGATGGTCTAAGAACAGTCTCATAAACAAAATCAGATGGCTTCCACAATTAAAAAAATAAATACAACTCTTGTTGGAATGGATGCCATTGTATCACAGTTAGAAGTTTGTATTGAAAACCCTCCTCATCTTTTTTTGGTAGGTTTTCCTGGGACAGGTAAGACGACCCTAGCAAAAGAATTCATCTCGGCCTACTTCAGACACAACAAGGTCAGTAAAGAGGAAGAAAAAGACTATTGTTATGAAATATCATCTCATCAAGATAGAGGAATACACACATTTAGACAGATTTTAAATGATCATGTGAGATGGATTGCACCTAGGAAAGGTGTGTACCGCTGGATTATTATTGATGACTGTGATACATTGCCAGCTATTTCTCAACAAGCCTTGAGAAGACCTATGGAGACATATGATCATATTACACGTTTCTTATTTATAAGTCAAAATCAAGAGTCGTTGGTTGCACCCTTACAATCTAGGTGTCATATTATCTTAATTGAACCCTCTAATGAGCGGAGTTTATATGATAAAATAATTGAGAGAGAAGGTCTGAAAAAAACAGACTTAACCTCAGAAGCATATGATGAACTTTTGAGTTTATCTACATGTTCTCTAATGAGATTTCAAAGTATGATAAAGATGCTCTATACGTTAAAAATATCTGATGGAACTAGCCTTATTGATTTAAATTATATTAGGAAGTCATTTGATCCGCATATCTGGGGATCAATGAGAGATTTACTAACAATGCTTATTACAAATGACTGTGAGAAAGCGCAACAGCAACTATTTAAAATTTGGGAACTTGGTTATTCATTTGAGGATATTTTATTTGAATTGGAGCATACGGTTATCGTCATGAATATTATTGATCATAAGGCGTGGTATAATATTCAACAGTTTCTTATCAAGAGTTGGATTTACCATAGTCAATCAAGATCTAGTATTTTGGATCTGATGACTGCGTGTTCTGAACTACGGCCATGGTCTCTCAATGCGCCTACGTAAGATTAAAGGTAATAAGTAACTAAAGTAAGATGTCTAAACTGTTCAGAGAACAACCATCTCTTGAAATTGTATTATTAACTTTAAAGGAGTTAGGATTTACTGGTATTGCAGATTCAAAAATGTTTAGTCCTGAAGATCTGAATTTGACTACGTTAGATGCATGGGCACCTATTCTAGAACCGTACTATCTCCCGTGTAAAGCTAAGCGCTATTTTCACACTCTTGATGCCCGGCGAGTTATAACACTTTTAAGACACTTACTACCTTATCATGGATTCAGACTACAGACATATGAGCGCCTACAACAAGGAAGGAAACGCACGGTGTATCAAATACATCCTGCGACACCTAGACTTTTGGCTCAGGGAGAAGAGATTCGTGTGCTTTTTTTATGAGAGTAGCGCAAAAATATTATAACCACTAAACAACCCCAGCCTTTGCAAATAAATCCGTGATGACCAGATCGCTATCTGCAATCTGGTCTTCAGACATTTTCAAAAACCAACCAAATGCTCTCCTATCGCGTAACTCAGGCCAAGGTAGGGGTACATAGATTATTAAAGGCCCAATCTCAAAAGGTAAGTCACCTTCCTGACCAGACGCTAGTAAGTCCTCTACTTGTATTCTCTTGCCTGCTACACCCTTTCTGCTTAACTCGGCAAGTGGTCTGACTTCTATATCTGGATTCATCGCTGCCAAAGCCAAGTACTCCCACTTATCTGCACTGCGTGCAGTATCTCCACCACCGGAAGCGCTAAGACGAGCCTTTGACTTGGCCTCCCACCCAGCCCAGAAAGGGTGATTGGGTACAGGAGACCATGCAACCTGGAAGTTGGGAACATTGGTGCCGGCCGTACCAGAAAAACTCTCAGCCTGATCTGTGCCAAAAAATACTGGTTTTGAAGGCAATTTACCAAATGGTTTTAAACAGATTGTTGCAGGAGAGACCCAGAGTCCACCATATTTATTGAGTATAGAAGCACGGATCCAAGCAAAATCTGCGGGCTCCAGAGTTACAAGAGGGTTCTGGAGGCTCTGAGGAAGTTGGTTCCAGCCACCAAGCTTATCTGCGAGGCCTGCAAGACCACTGATAGCCTCAATGCGGTACTCGGACGCGTTATGTCTAGCAATGGACTCGTAACACAGATTTAGAAATGGTAAGTTTAGAGCACGTGATGACCGGGCACTGAAGTCTGCCCCGAGACGCGCATTGGGAATAGAATTGTCGTAGAAGATCCAAATGGCAGGGCGATCCATTCCACGCTGCATCAGATCTCTTGCCTCAAAAGGGTTTTTACTTATCATATTATGGCTTACAACGGCACCAAGGCCGACGGCGATGACAGCCACAAGGCCTATTGTGAGTGGCATCATCCAGTCTTTCATCTCTTCTATCTCAATCAATTATTTGTAATCACATATCTTTGCATTTTTGCGAAATGTTCAGATATGCGTCTATCCTCCTCAGATATCCTATTTAATTGTTGTGCCTGTCTCTGAGCCATTCTGCGTTCACCTTCTGCTACTGCTTCCATTTCTGAAGCAGATAGAGGGGCTGGTGCAGACTTTCTCTCAGATATTGCAGCATCAAAAGATCGGTTGCTCACACGTACATCCGCAACCTGGTGGCTAAAAGTGGAGTCGGTAGTATAGGCTCTTTTTAGATCTGTAAACTTGAGCCCATTCAGATTTGCCCCCGTGAAGTCTTCGGGTCTCTCACGACCTAGTTCAATGCCGAGCGTAGGAGCCATGACTAAGGCCTCAGGTTGTCTATGAGTGATTTGCCCACCATTAGCCCCTTGAGCTCTGGACTTGACCTCATTCTCAAAAGCCTCATTGAAAACGGAACGATTAAACTTCCCATTGAACTTATTCTGTTGACCTTGACCTTGAGTCTCTTCAGACTTTAACCAATCCCCGTAGCCGTCACCATCGGGATCGGGTAACTTTGTCTGTTCAAAGACTTTGTTGAAAGTATCCATATTCAGACTTTTTGGATTCAGCTTCACTGGTTCTGTCATCTTCCAGGCTTCTGAGTTAGTCTCTCTAGTAGCAGTCAGTCTAGCGGGTGACTCTTCAGCCACACTGACTAGCTCATTGCGTCCACCACGAACACGCCGGAGAATCTCACCTAGATATGCATATGCACGTGTTACTTGGTCAAAGGCCTCTTCAGAACCACCCTTATCTGGATGCGCTTTGATGGATGCTTTCTTGTAGGCTTCTTTTAAGGCTTTTTCACTGAGGGCTACTTCTTCTCCAAGTCCGAGGATCTGAAGGCACTGGGAGAAGAATGAAATTGCTTTTGTATGGGCTCCTGGATCACCGGCTCGGTTAATAATGCGATTCTCAGATTGTTGAAATTGTCCTCGTACTCCATTGGCAGATCTCTGAACCTGTAGCTGTCCAGTACCTTGTTCCCCGGGAAGGAGGGCGGGATCTCCACGGCGGACTGAAGCCACGTATGACAAGATTGGAGCATAGAACCCAGTCTGTTTAGCAGTGGCCACATACTCTTGTGCGGAAAGAAGTGTTTCTAGCATTTGAAGCCGCGTTGTGGGTGATTGTATTTGTAGAAGGTTTTTATAAATCCGAACATGAGCTTCAGGGATATGTCCTGCGGCAAGTGATAGATTGTTCCCCATTTGCTCTTTATTTTAGAGCTGGATTCATTATTGTCATAATAGAGCGCATATTATTTTTAAGTATATTAAATAGATATGGCCTCAGGCGGTGTATCATTAAAACCTCCTGTTTATCCTAAATCTAAAGTTTCAACCACAACTTTAGCAGCAAGAAGTGTTCCTATTTCTATTCCTTCTCCTAATCCTGGTCACACTGGATCACATTTATATATTCCTTTTAATTCTACACAATTTGAGTGTGATAAAAATAATATAGAAATTGGAGATCAAGTAATATTTGCAAGTTATATTATTAATGGCGATGAATTTGGTCAAGATGAATACATTCAAGTAGGGCCTAAAAGGGCTAATGGAAAATTTAATATGCGTATAATGACAAGAGAAGAAAGAGTACTTCGGGGCGCAGGGCGTTTTACTGATTGGCCAAGATTTAGCCCCTTTAATAAAATAATTGTAATAGATGGCAAACGATATAATACTAAATATTCAACAATTGGAACTGTTATACGTAGGCGACCAGCATATTTTGTTAATTGTGTATATGATATAATTTGGACAAATAAATTTTTTCCAGGTGTAGAAATACATACAGAACATTATCCTACTCAAATAAACCTATATTTTCGTCCAAATAAGTCTAACACTGTTGCAGAAGCCTCTAATTCTGCAGGAACTGCATTAGGTACAGAAAGTCTAGTAACTGGATTAACTGCATTAAAGATAAACCCTGCAGCAAATCTAACTGGTGCAGAAGAAAAAGGAGGTAGGCGCAAATATTACCGACAAGGTACTAGACATAAAAAAAAAGTTTATAGAAAAAAGACACGGTCAAATAAATACTAATTTTTTGTTATTTCATATCTTAGTCTTTCCGGTGTGAGCATAGGTATCATTGGCTCACATTCCCATCCAAATCGTTTACCAAAAGTCTCCAGATGAAATCCCTGTGGCCAGAACTGCGGTATTGTAGCAGGTAAGTTACGATATGGTGTCTTTAGGAGTAAGTTCCAGCTACGCATAGGTAAGACTAGTGCTAGTTGTTCTTGAGGCTTCAAAGGTAGCTTTGCTACTCCATTCTGCCCAGATGAAGGTAGGCTGAAATGCTGAACAAGATCTGACCAAGTAGGTGGATAGCCTGCAGGATAGACCCACTCCAGATCAACTGGTCTCCCTTGATAATAGTCTAGGATCCAACACCACCCTTGCCAGAAATTAGCAACGCGTACCTTTCTCTGTTCTACTGAATCCTCGCCTAAGGCCAGCCTGTTATAGACAGAGTTCCAGCCCTTCTTAAGATATACTTTATCGCCTGCGAGATAAACCAAAGGCTGCTCAGCTTGCTCAATGATTGGCAAGTTATCATCAGCTGACTCCCCCAGCCTCGCAGACATCTTTCTTTTGATTGTTTGTACAATGAGCCTCTCTTCTTGCAAGGAAATCCACTTTGCAAATGCTTTGAGGCCATCTGCATTAGGTCTGGCAACACCAGTCTCATCAAACTTTACTAGATTCTTTTGTTTTGACCAGAGATCATTAAGACCAGCAAGCAAGATGGAGTGCCCCTCATCACGGATACGAAGTGAGAGGCCTGTTGGCAAGAAATCATTACCACAGAAAGACATTCCAAAAATATAATCATAAAACTGCTCCCTTGACCACGGCTTTCCTTTTTGTAGAGACTCATAGAGACAGGCAATTTTGAAAAAACATAAATCAACTTGTGAATTCTCATCAAAACGCACCATCTTTCCAAATGCCATTGCTTCCCTCAGTAAAAATAAGGGGTACTGTTCACCAAGTTTATCTCCGGCTAGGAGGCACAAAAGAATCAAATCAGCATCAAGACCATAAACTACAATAGGTCCCTCTGGCAACTTTGTTGAAAGTAGCCATCGGAGAACTTTGTGTTCCCCCTCACCTGGTTCTTCAGTGTCGCTGATAATCCAGCCATGTTTGGACCCTACTACCCTCAAGGCTGACCCCATTGACGCCATGAATTCTGTTCCTGGCGTGATTGCATTTGTATCCCACGCTTCAGTGGCAGTAGAAGCTTGTATAGCCGACTTGAACCTCCGAAAGCGCTGCTGCTTTATCTTAGCATAGGGAACAACGCCATCCAAGGCCACATAGACCTTCAGAGGTGCACCAGCCGATCTCCAGATATGCGTTAAATAGGAGCAGACTTCCTCCTGAAGTTTACGCTCCCATGCCTTGGAACCAGCAATATCTGAAGACCCAGGATATAGAATAGCTAACATTTTTGGCTCCTTTAAAACATGATAAATCATACAATTCATATCAATGACAAGTGCACTTACTGATGAAGGTGCCACTCGTTGAATTGCATGAGGTATCTTTGTTATGAGAGTTCTATAATATGAAGGAATGCCCATTGCTTTATATAAATATGATAGATAGGCCTTATGTCCTCAGCACAGGCACTGCCAAAACCAAGAGAAGGAGTAAAAGAAGGAATTGATAGAGCGATAGCCTTCGTAATACCTATAGCAGTAGAGTTTCTCCGTCTACTTCCGGATGGGCTTGTATTTGGTGTTGCCCTGCTATCTTTATTAAGTTTCTGTACTTCTTATGGTGTTCTCCTATTTTCTATGCTTGAATTGATGTTTATACAAAGACTTTTTGCAGGATTTATTGGTAGCATTGCTGGTACTAGCACAGGGCAGAATGCTAATGCTGCAGTCTGTCAAAATGGTTTTGCCTTTCCCAATATGATGCGAATTTCAATGATTGATTCTGTTGGTAAACCCAGTGCATTTCCATCATCAAGTATGTTTTTCCTAGTGGGAGTTATTACATATATAATTTCATCAATTCAACAATTCAAAAAGGAAATAACAACCCTTGGGGGTGATGTGAATATGCGTACCAGTATTGCAGCTACATTTAGCGCTATATTTATCTTATTCATGTTTATTTATAAGATCGTCTACGGCTGTGATACTTTTGAAACACTTTTATTAACAATTATATTTGGTTTTGCCGCAGGCATATTCTTAGTATATCAAAATATGGCTCTATTTGGCAGAAGTGGTGTAAATGTTTTGAATTTACCATTAATAGTCAGTGCTACAGAATCTGGAAAACCAATGTATGTTTGTGCTCCAGCACAAGTATAGAAATTAAATATTACAGGCTAGAGTTAGAATGTCGCTGATATCAGCTTCTGGATTAATAGGCAATACAAAAGAATACATATACCGCGGTATTCAACAATTGCCTTTGATAATGTCGCTAACTTCTTTTATGTTGACAGTAACAACTGGGTCTATTGCACATGCTACACTTTTTGCTGGTCTTACAGTTGTAATGCCTTTATTTACTCTAGTATCCCAGTATTTTTTAGGCAAAATTTTATTATGGGCAATACCTGAACGGAAAGATGAATGGAGTAGATCAACGGTAGATGTTTGTAAAATTATACCTAGTCCAGAATCATTTAAAAAGTTTGAGTATTATGCATATGGTTCTAATACAAATTTATCTCATGTACCAAGCTACTGGATTACAAGTATTGGATTTTTATTTGGATATTTCATAACAAATGGCACAGATACTCTTGATGTGCCAATTGTACCTGGTGCAGATACTATTGCACGTGATAAGAGATATACACAGGCAATCCATATTTTAGTGGCGACTACTATTGTCTTTGTATTAATTATTGGTGCCAGATTCTACTTTATGGGAGATTGCGAAGGTCGTGGTTCTATTGGAAAAGTCTTAGGTGGATTATTTGGATTTTTATCTTTATTAATTGGTGTTATATTTTATCATATTTCTAAGGCATGTGGTGCACGTTCATCAGATTTATTTGGTGTCTTATCTCAGATGTTGCCGGCAAGTGCAATGTCACCAACACCTATTGCTTGTGCTCAGGATCCAAGCCAGACTTAGTTACTAAACACCTGCTTTACTAAATACCTGCTTTACTAAACACCTGCTTTACTAAATACCCATAAAGCGTAGTAAAAGGTCTAGATGTCTCCACGTCTTTTTCCATTCCTCAGGCTTCAGAACACCCGTCTGAATCCCCCGTTGATAGACGGATTTTAGTATATTAGCAGATTCACGAAGATTTACTGACTTATACATCCTTTCCAAGTCCTCTTCTTTTATTCCTGATACAACTTCTCGTCGTTGATTTACAGATTCATGAAGTCGGTAGAGCCAGGATCTCATATCTTCTTGAAGATATCCACCACCCTTGTTAACAAATGAGTCGGGAGTATTATGGCGTATCCATTCACGATAGTGTTCTTGACAGTTACGACAAGGCATCAGATGCCAGAAATCTTTCAGAACTATTCTAAGCTCATTTTGCTCATCTCTGGCCATAGTCTGATTGGTGTGATTCCCCACACGCTCAGCTAGACCGTGTAGAAGTTTCCATGCGGATGGCCCCCATTCACCAGGAGACACCATTGCTTTACTGAAAAAAATGAAACTTTACTTGCTGAATTTGGCGCACACTAACAATGTCAATCTCACAAGAATATACCATACCTCAGAGTCTGTGGGATTCATTAGATGCAGTACTTTATACTAAGGGTCTGACATTAGCCAAGGAAATTGCTAAAGAATTAAATACATCTCCATTACCTTTAATTGATCTATTGAAGGCAGCTGACCGAAGTAAGTTTACATTGATACCTGATAATGAGATTAGCAAGTATCAATGCCAGGCGTTAATTCAGTGCGGCTCCACCTTAATGCGCTGTAGATGTCCAAGTTTTAAGATAAATCCTGCTCTTTGTTTGGCACATGAGAAATACACACCAGATTTTCCTACTGAGCTGCCTCTTGTTCAGAGACTCGTAACTGCAGAGGTAACATATATGATGAAGGGCTCAGATGTCTTTACATTAAATGGTAAGCAGTGTGGATATTATAAAAATAATAGTCTGACCTTATTTGAAGTGGTTGACTAGATACCCATCTAAACATTTTTAACTTCTATAATTTAGATGGATAGCTCAAATAATATAAATTCTGCAAAAATAGCAGAAAAAGCAAAGAAGATAAAGAGGGCAACAAAATCAAAAAAAGTTAAAAAATCCAAAACAAATACAAATATTATCAATATTTACAAGATTAATAATATTAATAGTATTAATAAGATTAATAAGATTAACAATTATAATAATATATATATAGACAATTCAATAATGAAATTAAAGTTTGTTCCATATAATGGCCCAAGATGGGAAATTCCATCAGGAATTACTGTATCTTCTTCTATCAAATTTAAATTTGACAAAGTTTCAACATATAAGATAACAGAAGTTATAAAAAAAATAAATCAAGAATCTTCAAATAATATTTTTAGTTTTAGTGATAATGATAAAAACTCAGACTTTTACAAAATGGCAAATATAGACTCATATTTAACAAGTCTTAGAGATAAAGAAAAGAATGAATGGAAAAAGGTTGTTCAAATTTATTCAAAGATCTTCAAAGTAGTTAGGTTTATGAATAAGTTAGTTTGTTTAAGAAGAATTCAGATTTGTATGAAGAAACAGATTAACACAGAAGACATTGTCACTATGGAAGTCCCTAAGAAGCCAGTATATGTAATTAATTATCTTAAGAGGTGTACATATGTGTATGAGGCTGAGACACTAAAAAAATCTATTGATAATAAGCTTCTTATTTCTGAATGGATGTTTGATAATCCTCAGTATCCAATTAATCCACTATCTAATGAGCCATTCACTATTGGCCAACTCTTATCAATCTACAATCAGATGAAAGCACATAATAGCTTCTCGTGGATCTTTGATCGGTTCAAAGCCTGCACCTTCAATTTGAAGCTATTTAGACTGCGGTTCAAACAGCAACTGAAACTGGAGGCCATTGAGTCACATTTTAAGAATGAGCCTGCAAACTCTAAGGAGACTATTTTTGATTTATTTGAGGCTAATGCTATAAACTATGGTATGCTTAATAGTGATATTGAGAAGTTCAAGACCTTTTATAATTTATACCCGAATAGTAATTATAATATAAAATTAAAGCCCTTGGTCATGCGTTATTATATTGCTATTGAATTAAATGATTTGCCAAGTTTAACAGCCTTATCCTTTGAAATAAAACGAGTTATAGAAAGATATTCAAGTGATATTTAACTTAATAGGAATGGTAAATAAAAATATATTTATATCTTAAAAGATGGCGGGTCTTGTTCATACCGTGGGAACTTATAATATGAGTTTTATGAATGATTTACTTACGGCAATAGGACCTGAGACAGCTTTTGCAAGTGAGGCTGTGTTTTTGGCGCGCTTGCAAGGTAAGCCTGATCAGCGTCGTAGTTTTTGGATAAACGCACTGAATCTTTTAAAAGACTTTTTAGAGAAAGAGAAACCAAGTGTGGTAGGCTTACAAGAAATGAACGTAACCGAACCTGGTTCAAACACAGGTACTGATGCTGTTAATACTATGTTAGCAGGAACACCGTATAAGCAAATTAGTCAAAAGGTTGAAAAAAATAATGCTGGATTAAGCATTATTTATAATCCTGAAAAAATTGGTGAATTAAAGAATGTTGTATGCATTGATAATGTTAATCAAGGAGGGAGGCCCTTATTAATGGTTTTTTCTGAAAAAGATGGTAAGAAATATGTATCTGTAACAATGCATGGTGCTCAGGAAAAAGGCAATGGTGATGATATTACAAAAATCAATGAATATATGCTTAAAAATAATAAGAAATTCCTAGAAGAGAATATTACAAACTTTTTGGAATCTAATGCAATTACCTTAGACAAACTCACCTGTTTGTTTGTTACGGGTGATTTTAATGATAGATACGGTGCTATTAAAGATATAACGATTGGAGGTAAATCTGCAGTATATAGTGGTAATCCTCCAAAGTCTTGTTGTCACACCTGGTCTAGCAGTTGCCCTGATGACTTGGTTGAACACGATTTTGGTAATGGATACAAACGCTGCGCTCAACCAGAAAAAAAGGAGGGAGATGATGGTAGTAAATTGCCATTGACACCTCCAGAACGCGGGGCTATTAAAAATTATAAATATGAAGGTGATAAGGTATTTGGATTTAATCCTGTTTCTGATATGGCTATATATCGCCCTGAAAAAGAAGGTTGGGATGGTATTTCAAAAGAGAGTGATCATGAATTGGTGTATGCTTCCTTTAGTGAAGGTGCTGCGGGGGGGAGACGGTTTGCACGGAAGAATAGAACTAAAAAGAGAAGATATAAATTAAGAAGTAGTAAATCTAACCGGATCAGAAATCGTAATTAATGCTAGGTATCTAAACAATATTTGATATTATAGTTTACATATATGGGTCTAGTTGAATCCACATTAAAAACACAGGTAGTTAAACCTTTAGTTCGCCCTGACTCAAATGCACAACTTCCTCTGATCAGTCTAGAGTCTGCTAAGTTTATTGATGGATCTGTAGGGTTTGTTATTACAAATACTGATATTGCAAAAAATACAAATATTTCTTCTTATGTTATAAAGACTAGCTATAACTCTGCTGATAATACTTTGACCTATGTCTGTACAGATGAGTCAGTTTTTACTTTTGTAAAAGATCGTTCTAGTTCTAGAGTATTTTGTATAGTAAATCGGTATAATGCTCCTGCCAGTATTATTAGACAGTGTATAACCACATATGAGCCAATTGAGAATGATGAGGTTGATAAGATTGGTCTCTTATTCAAGGCAGTATAAACTCTTTCCTAATTGGTCTAAATGGTAGAGCCGACTTCAGTGTATTAGAGCACTCGTCTATCATAGAATTATAGATATAATCCCAATCTAATGTCTTAGGTAAGATATCTCTTTCTGTAATCCTTAAAGGAGTATAGAAACCGATACAGCTCTTTTGACTTAGGGCACTATTGACAAAGTGCCTCAGGCCAATCTCTGACTTTTTTCCTAGACCGCGACCATGTGACTGTTCTTTATCTTTTAGAGACCATTCATCTGGAATATCATCATTGATCCAGGGGAAGTAGGTATTATAGAACATTTCTTTGAATTTATCTGATTTCCATGAGCCATTTTCCTCATAGTCTTCTAGGATTGTCTTCCAGCAATGAGAGCCCCTTAGACATATTTCTAAATTGCATTCTATGTCATTTAGTAATGAATCTGATACAGGAATACTGCTGCGTGAGCACCAGAAGTTAATTGCTTCAGGTCTAATTTTATAGACACGCCGTTTTCGGATTGATTCTTGGGAGTCCCACTCACTAATTGCTGTAATAAGCTCAGATACCACTGTAGGTTTTGTATAAGGAAGAATACACTGGGTGAAATCCTCATCTGTTATACTGACTAGGATAAAGGCCGCAACTCTTGAGAGGCAGTCAAATTCAAGAAGTCGTATTACATTTAATTGCTCAGTACGGCTTTTTAGTTTAGCAATCTTATTTAAAATAAGCCATTGCACTTCTGGATCTAGGGATCGGGCCAGAAGCCAAGCTTCAGTAAGTTTTCCTCTTCTTAGACAATCTTCTGTAGCTTCTTCTATTGTTATATAGTGATTTAGATGAGCAAATCGTGGATACCAACTTGGTTTTACTAGAGAGCCTTTTAGAAGGAGGCTAAACCCGGTTGAGTCTTGTGGAAGCCTGCACCACCCGTACATATTTTGAATGAAATCATCACGATCCATTTTGCTAACGTTCTGAATCTCGGCAAGCACAGAGAACGATGACTTGCTGAAACCAATCCATTGAACCCATGTGCTAACAAGTAGATCGGCTAAATCATCCATCATATCGCTGTCATATAGTTCAAGACCCCAGAAGATGGCTTCTGTATGGTTCTGTTTTATAAGTGACCATCTTATTGATGATAAGACTTCTTCATACCTGTAGAGATGCAGTGTAAGGGATTTCTCAGGATATTTCATTGGTGTTTTTTGGGCTGTACTAGAGTTGTACGCGATTCCCTTTCATTTTTACTCATAGAAGCAATCAGGATGGCAGGTATACCAGATGCACACGAAATTGTTCCCGGTATTTGGCTAGGAAATAAAAAGGCTGCTTTAAATGAAAAGTGGCTCAAAGAGAAAAATATTACTGTTGTTTTTAATGCAACTAAGGATATACCATTCTCACCAAGAATACAAAAACAATACCGAATTCCAGTTGATGATAATCTCCAACCTGAAGAAATACGGAATATGACTTTGTGGTCACATGAGGCTGTATATAAGGTAATGAAAGAACATAATGAGGGTAACACTATTTTAATACATTGTTTTGCGGGTATGCAGAGATCCGCAGCTATTGTGGGCATGTATCTTATTGCTAAGAAGGGTATGACATGGAATCAAGTCATATCCTATATACAGAGTATTCGGCCAATAGCATTCAATCCACAGGCAAATTTTAAAGAGAGTCTCATAGCATTCGATAAGTCATATCATGAGGATATACTTCCGAAGTTGCATGGTGTTCAACTTTAAAAAGTTTGGTCTTGTGTGATGCAAGTTTCTCATTAGGATATCCATATGGATTACATAATATCCTCACTGATCCTGCACCAGAAAGAGAAGAACTATACGGCATTTTAAAGTCATGCGCTTGATGAACATGACCAAAAATCCATGTGTGTAAAGGTGGCCGAAACATGTATTCAAGATTCTGAGCATAGTCGTACTGGGTAATTTTATTTCTAAAACCCTCTTGAAGAACTTCTAATGTTGATGGATAGTGTGTAATAACTAGAACTGGTTCCCTAGACTTACTCAAAGTTTGTTCTATAAATTCACGATCCTTGCGACCTTCATCACTGATTGAATTGGTCCATTCGGTGCCTTTTGGTGAAGAAGACCATCCTGTTGCACCTATGATTCTGATACCATCATATACTTCTGTTCGTCTGTAAAAGAAGTGGAAGTTTGACCACTGGTCATCCAATTTTTTGAACCAGTCAATGACACTTGCGGATGACTTCTTAGATCCAGGGACTCTTTTATAGAATTCGTGATTTCCTGGAATATAGATAACACGTTTATAGTTATGCCGTGCAATATCTAATGCCTTATATAAGGTTATCTCATCTGGATCACCAATATCACCTGCCAGAATTAAATTAGGTGACTTTTTAGTATAGATATCATTTATTTGTTCTGTATTATATTTCCACATATTTAAATGTGTATCACTGATTACTTCGCCTTCAAAACTCATCTAGTTATAAAGGTGAAATAGCTTTACATCAGTTCTATACTAACTTACTTTCTCTGCTGTAGGATATAACAACATGTAAAACATAAACAATATATAAATAATGTGACTGCCATTATTTTGAAATTATGTTCTAAATCAACGTCTTTATCTATATCATTAAAATCATTGAAAATACTAGTATCATATATATCCATATTTCTATAATTAGATATGATTTCAGGTTTAGATCTGTGATTAAAATATTTTCCATTTATCCTCTAGACCATTTAATTCTCTGAAAAAGTCAAAGCCTCTGGGATTCCGCTGCATTACATAGATGAATCTGTCAAGTGCGTATTGAAAATCTAAAATGGCCGCAGGGGCTACCGCAAAAATCTGAACTTCTGCGAGCTGTTGAAATAGAGCAGATGCCGCATCAGTAGGCGGGAACTTACTCAGACTAGTAAGCTTCCACGAGGGATCTGCGACTGCCTGGAATGCTGTAACATTTGCATAGGAATCAGTCATGATATATAAATTCAATGCGGTCTTTTTTACTTTCTTCTGATAGTCCTTTATTGTTGAAAGATAGAACGGTATATTTGCACCGGAGGCATCTGTCACTAAATGAATAACCATATCAAAAGTAGATTTAATGGAAGCCGTTTTCAATACATTCAGTATTGATTGATTGAATAATGACTGATATTTAAAAATATCTGCGGCGGCTGCCTTTATTTCAGAAAACTTCATTGTAGCAGTAATATCTTGTAATGATTTTATGCTAATCTTATTAGTATTTTCAGGCACCGTTTTTATTACTTTGATATTAGGATTGTACATTAGTGCAATAGAAAGAAAGTCATTGGGATCATAGATATTGCACTTCTCATTTTGCTTCTTACTATAAATAGCTGCTCCTAGAACCTCTAAAAAAGTTCTTGATATTTCCATTGTATTGGAAATATCATAATAAAAGGGTACTACTTGTTTTGGTTTTGCATATATTTTTGCATTTCTTATCCAAGAAGACATAGTTTAAGATCTATCAAACTCGCCGGGTTTATACTTTCTTTTTATAGCGCACTGACTACATATAACTTAACCATTTCTTAGCAACTTGCTCCCACGAGATTATTGTCTTACTATCCTTTAACTCAGCGCGTTTCTTTGCTAACATAGTCTGGTCTTTAAGAAGTCTGATGATAGTTGAAGCTGCTTTCTTGTAGGTGTTAGGATCATCTGTACTTCCAGAAATATGGATACCATCTCTTTCTTTAAATACATAGTCTGTACCTAAGATAGGTACTGCACCACAGACTAATGACTCACGTACACTGATACAGTCTATTTCTGTCTCAGAATTACTTAAATAGAAATGCATAGCTGATCTGCACTTTTCTTCTGCAATCTGTTCTAGTGGCACGCGACCGTGTTCTTTTACACCTTTTTGCTTAAATAATTGTTTTAACCTAGCACCAAGAGGTGTCTTAGCAAGACGATTCATTCCATAATATATATGTAACTCTGCATCTGGTATAGCAGCTATAATCTTTGGCCATGAATATTTGAGCATTGGTTCTAAGCCACGCTCATAGGTTGATGCATAGATGAGCCTGTGCGGTTCTCTTATATTATCTGCATTTGTTCTAGCAATTGGCTCACACAGATCCATTTGCACACCATTCATTACTATTTTTATTTTTGCATCAGGGATATACGGATATAGTGATCTGTGGTACTTGGATTTTACCATAAATAGATCAACCTTCTCTAAAAGTTCAGTAGGAGACACGTAGGACTTAGGATCCCAGCTGTCATGTAGATCTACAATACGCAGCCTAGCTTGCACTAAAGGTATAAGCCGAACACCATAAGATCTCCAGAAAATAGCAGTACAAAACGTGTCTCTTAAATTTAACTTGCTAATGTGTCTGTATTCTACACCACCTATCTTGCACTCTTTCACATTGCCAAAGACTACTACCATTTTACCTGCAGCCACCCATGCCTTAGAAAGATGGACTACTGCTTGTTCTGATCCACCTAGATCATCTGATTTAGGGCTGAATGCAAGTTTAGTTGAGCCGCATATGTAGACTATAGAGCCGGTAGGCCATTTTGTACCTTCTTGTGCCGGCGGCACTCTTCTTTTTCTTGTTTTATTTTTGGTTTTCATTTGGTTTAGTAAAACCATCCTAATATGACGGTACAATATAAGTTGTATTTAGAGGATAGTGTCTAAATCTTGCTAAAGCATTATAATAGTTAATAGGTATCCTAGCTAGATCATGTGCAATAATTAATTCTTGGCCTGGTATATTTTGAATAGAATCTAGAACATTTCTGAAAATAGACTGTATCTCAGGTGTGACTACGTAGATTGGTGAGTTATCAAATGTCATAAATGACAAATATGGGCCCAGATTATTTGCATAAGGATAGTTTAAATCTGTAAAATCTCTAGGTCTAACTGTATGTATTTTAACTAGACAGAGTGGTAGATCTTGAAGACCTACAAAAAGGACGATAGTAGGATATCCTGCTAAGACTAGACTACGAACAGTTTGATTGTTTAGAACAAATGGCTGTTCAGGTGTGCTCCATTTTCCTTGTTGAAACCAGTTGTGAGGAGTAAATTCAGTTCGTACTACTACAAGGGTTTCTGACATCTAAGATATAATGGTTATCGGCGTTTATGTTGGCTCTTTGATTTCTTAACTTTTCTATTGCGTCTTTTATGAGTACGTTTTCTACCACCTTTTGTAATAATAGGCCCAGGGGGTATATTAGAAGGACCTAACATTTATCTATTGATTTAAAGATTATTATTCTTTTACTACTAGAAATGGTAAAACCTAATTCTATAATTTTAACACATCTTGGAGAGTCAGTACCACCTTATATGTTTGATTGTGTTAAACAGATTAGACTATGGAATCCTAGTACATATATTTATATTATTTTGGATGACTGTCACAAGGGTCAAGATTTTTTTACATCTCTAGAAGATGAATATGAGGTAATATTAGTATTTAGAAGTATGCTAGAACAGACAGCTGACCACACATATTTTCTTAAAAATTTTAACGGTGATAGAGTATTTAGAAAGGGTTTCTGGTTACATGTTAAGGAGAGATTCTTTTTAATTCATGAATTAATGATGAAAAGGGAGTTAACAAATGTTATTTCTATGGAATATGATGTACTTCTATATATTAATATTGATCCCTTAATCAATGTGTTTCTAAAAGATTCTAAGTTTATGCGAATGGTTAGAGATAATGATCAGAGGGGATATCCTGCTTTCCTATTTATTCCTAATGCAGAATCTATACAAAGATTCAATCATTTTTTGATTAATTTTATACATTCACCTCTTGAAGATATGCAAAGTCTAGCAGCCTATGCAGATAATTCAGGTGCAATTAAATATTTTCCTGTTATTACTGATGAGCGTAATAAATCAATTCAAGACCGTAAATCTAAGCAAGGACATACTAGTAAAGACCCTTTTTATCTTTCTGATGAGTTTGGTCGCTTCAATATGTTATTTGATTCTGCTTCGGTGGGTCAATGGGTAGGTGGTATTGATTCTAGAAATACAGGGGGCTATAAGATTGAAAAGTATGAGAATGAATCTGCACTTTATAATATTAATGAAATGAGCTTTACTTGGAAGAGGAATCCTGATAATTTTCTGTGGCAGCCGTATTTGGATGGATGTCTACTTGCGACAATTCATGTTCATTCTAAAGCTCTAAAGTGTTTTATGTCAGATCGGCCTGACTTTCCTAAGGATGACTATGATGTGAAAGAAATAAATAGCGGTTTACTACCAAACTAAAAATTGAAGGTTTGACAGGCTAATAACTGTATTATTATGGACGGACAAGACTGGAATCCTGTTACGCTGAGAAACTCTAAAGCACTGGGTCAAAGTATGCAGTCTATACCACTTAGTACTTCAAAGAAGATTGATAGTGGGGATGTAGGCAAATTTAAAGTTCTGACAGCAGAGTCTAGACAGGCAATGGCGTTAGCCCGTTCTGCAAAAAAGTTGACCCAGAAGCAATTAGATACTCTGGGTCAATTTCCTGTAAATTCATGTAATGGTTGGGAATCGGGTAAGACATGCCCAAGTGGTCCTCAGCTTAATAAACTCCATCGGCTTCTTGGAGTTAAGTTTGAGCGTGGATAATTAAGAGCTAGGTCTAACTACAGGTGTAGTAGCAACATTTACTAAGGTATTAGCAGCAGCCATTTTTGCTTGCTCCTCTTGCTGTTTCTTCTTCTGTTCTCTTTTTGCTAGTGTACCAAAGGGATAGCTTGTACCCCAATTACTCGTATACTGGGGTACAGACAGCTTGAGACGCTCATTGATCTTGGCAAGAAGTTCATTCACATAGATGCGGAGTGCATCAATCTCATCTAGGATCTTACGTTTCTTCTCTAGATCCGTCTCTGCCATTATTCGGTTAAGAACATCTGTACCTCCCTGAACTAGGACCTCATATGCACGCCTCTGTGCACGCTCTTTCTCTCGTTTTTTCTCAAGTGCCTGAATGGAGACTTTGAGGTTGTCTGCTGTGATATGGCCTAGGAGATACTGAATACGGAGCTCCTCATTATCAGCCACATTGAAGACATTGTGAAACCTAGCAATCTCCACGTGGTTAGTGTGCTGGATGATACGGTGGAAGTTCAAGATAGTGTCCATCTCAGTGACCTTTAGTGTACGCACGCGTTCACGGACCTGATGATAATTGGGAATACCACCACAGGGCACATCGCCAGCAACACGTGGTGCCACGCCACCATTCTGCCTACGTTGCCACTCATAGAAGTGGGGATTGTGAACGACACCCGCCTCCTTCTGACCAGTACGCCAGGAAAAGGCAATATGGCACTGGGGGCACCACATCTGGTCACATCCCTCAATCTTGCAAATCATGACTGCACAACCAGGGCAGGGCTTGGTATCTTTGGCTAGCAGCTTGGCCGTGGCGACATTTTCAGGTTTACACTCATGTGGGGCATCACGATTGAGACCCTTAATCTCGTGGCACTCAGGACACGCCCATTTGGAACAAAGCCCGCACTTCCAAGCAGTACTCAGAAATCCACGACAGTCACCATCTGGACACTTGCGTACAAAGTTTACCTCAGTCTTGTCCTTCTTACCTTGACCTGTACGGAGTAGACGGATCTGGTATTGCGCATCGGATCTGAGAGCATAGACCGCATTAATTTTCTTTGAAATTGCAGCTGATTCCTCATAGAGCTCCTTTAGCTGCTTGTCAAAGGGAGGGATCATTTCACGATCCAGCTTCTCTGCCTCTCGGATCTGCTCTGCTCTGAATTGGGTTGCAGGCATTAGAGCCATCTCGCGATCAAGCAAGATATTCTCTCGGTGCTTCTTATAGTCATTCATACGATACGTTGCTGTGAGATTATCGTCAATAAACTCACGCTCCCAGCCTTTCTTGCAATGCATACAGTGAGGATCATTTGTCGTTGAAGTAAGATAGGTCTGAATGCATCGGCGGCAAGATGAGACCTGACAGTAAGAACATGCTACTTCTGTATTTGCTACCTTATTATAGGACTCATCACAGATGATGCACTTGGGTTTATCCTCGTGTGATGTTGATACAGATGCACTGTCAACAAGAGTGTTTGTTGGTGCTACAGTTACACCAGTTGCAGCTGCTACTGCAGCCTTCTTTTTGTAGGTGCGCTTCTTAGGAGGTTCAACAACGGTATTCATGGCTAGTGTAATAAAAATAAAAGTGATCAAGGTTCAATTTTTAGCTATGTAGATTAAAGTTTGAACATGATAATTCCATACGTATCCCAAGAAAACCAGTACATATGTGTAGGTCCCATCCTACCATTACAATCATCGCAGATTGGTATTATATTATCAATCTGTGATGAACCACCTCGTGATTCTGCTTGAATATGGCCCGCTGAAAATGACTCTCGGTTAATAATCCGAATCTGACAACAAGGACATTTTATTTCTTTGAGCTGTGGGCCATTATGATGGATCCAAATATCATCCTTAAACCATGGCTTTAACCTCTTTTTTGGCTTTGCTGAGTAAGTCAAAGAAGGGCAAAGATCCTCAAATGTACGAGCCATTTTATTTATTGCTATGTGTGCCTCTAACTTTGATTCATATTGACATTGTACTACTTCTTTGATATTAACTGGCTCTTTGTATTTCTTTGATTTCTTAAATGCCAGTTTAAGAACCTCTGCCTCTTCACTATCTTCAGCTTCTTCAACTTGTTCAGTATGTTCTAGAATTGTTTCTAGATTCTTTGTCTGAACTGGAGAAGCAGCAGTAGCTGCTACAATTCGGGGTCTAATACCTTTTATTATTCCTGTATTCTTATCCCTTGGATATAACTTCCTTGGAAGATACTTATTTAGAGTTGCTAAACTTATTCCAAGAATCTTGCATAGTTCACTATCAAATGTGGTAGCATGTGGATCAGAATTATCAAACTTAGTCAGATCTAAGGTAAAAGCTTTAGTAGTCATTAGTATTTACTGTAGATTAGGCGTAGGCAAGTTCAAATTTAGGCCCAGTAGCACCCCCCTTCAATTGCTTCAGCGTAAACAGGTGTTTCCTCCTTGGATGGCCACACCCATGCATCATTCCAGAAGCTAGAAATAATAGGGTGCTTTTCCCATCGCCGGCCTTTAATACCAAAAAGTACTTGAATTGCACCACCCATTACAATAGCTATTATACCACGATCCTTGAGCATCTTGGCAATGGGCATACCTAGACCTCCACAGCCTATGAGAGCAAATCGGACACCAGACTTCATTACCTCACTTACTACATAGTCAGCTGCTTGAGACCATGAATGTATACCATCAGGCCATTCATTCCGACCTTGTGCTATAGATTTAGGATGACCAGTTTGAATCCAATGCCAGTCTACTGAGCCAGGAGAAGGCAAGACCCCACGTGAGCCCCAAATTGCTTGAGCTTTGCTTACCTGTTTCTTGGCTGTTTCAGTAAAACTAGTTACTACTGCAACAGAATGGCCTTCTAGGAGTTTAGTCCATTGTTCCTCAGGCTCAACATAATATGGCTCCAGAGTTCTAAGGGGGACTTGTAGGGCCCTTACATTCCATCTCTGAAATGCTTCAGCCTCAGCTTCTTTCAGTGGCTCATACCAGCCAGCAGCTAAGACATCAGCAGACTTTGTTGCTTCTATAGACTCTTTCTGCCACCGATAAAAAACACTATGGACCGCTACAGGAAAAATGCCTGCATTTCTTTCCAAGATTTGTAGCCTTCCTGGAGTCACTTGAATCATCTGCTCCAGTTCAATTGTACCGTTGCGTCCTATAAGAGCACCTCTGTCAGATTCAAGTGCATCCTTGATACAGGGGATCATTATTTAGTGCTATGATTCTATATTTAGACCTTCACTATAAGAAGTCTTTTCCACCGAGGCGTCTTCCACGCCCACTAAATGCTACAAATTCTTGAGATGTACTTGTTGTAACTAAAGGCATTGAAATTAAACTAGAGAAGTCTGTAATAGGAATAGGTGTTAAAGGTCGGACTAGCTCTGGAGAAGGTGCAAGTGGAGTTACCGGTGCAATATAATCAACTGCCGAAACGAGATCAACCTCTAGATCACCGTCAGCCAAGCAAACTTTTGCGGGGCTTAGGCCCTCTACCATGAATTGATGCAGATCTGGCATGGATGGGTCAACAATTGCAGATAAGAGACCTTCCTGAACAATGCCCAGTTGATTCAGTGCCTCGGTTAGACCCTCAATAAACATGGGTCCTTCAACCGTTGCACTAGTGATAGGTTGAATTCTCACAATGCTAGCCTTTGGAAGTGGTTCCACAATTTGATCAATTGTCAGATTATCTCCATCTGATACTCCTAGACGAGCTAAAACCCAGTCTGGTGCAAAGATAATATCCATATCTCCTGAGTGAGGCCCTTCTACCGCTACTGCCAAGGTCTCACCTCTCAAATTCGTAAGATACACAAAACACCTTGTTTCCTGCATCTCACGAATCATATCTTCATAGGCGTGTTTTGGGCACCGAATGCCCCACCACGGTCCTTCACCTTCCGAACTATATGTATAAGAATACACGGCAGGCATTTGGTACTATTTTATCTAAGTTACTAACTTCAATTTTTTACCTAAGTAACTAACTATTTAAATTCATCCGCCGTGCCTCATTTGCCTGGTCTTTGTCATCTACAACGCAGGCAGGGCATCCTTCGGGTTTACGTACATCGGAAATATTCAAGATACGATCCATTTGAGGCATGTGAAAGTGAATATCACGAATGATTCTGAGGCCGTGGACAAATGCCACATTGCTCATATAGTGCTCAATATGTGTCTCAATTGGAAACATTTCTTTTACAAACATCTTAGCAGTTTCTCTTTTTAAGATATAGCAATGTGCACCGACAAACTGTAAAACTTGTCTAAAAGGGTTTTTTTCTTTATTTTTTACATCTACAGGTATATGATTCCATCCTAGGATCCAGAGATCCCATTCACTGGGTAAATCTTTTATAGAGTCATTTACCATCATGGCAAAGGTTGCTGGTAGTTGAGCATCATCTTCCATAATTAGCGCATAGTTATAACCAGACTTCAGAAATGTCTGCCAGGTCTTATAATGCGAGTATGATGCACCGAGTGCACCGCGACTATGAATCTCATAATGAGAACGTCTATACTGTGTTGCAACTTGCACTCTTGTTTGTAGACCAATCTTTGTATTTGTTTTAATATCAATACTAAGACCATGTACTGCAGAAATGCGTTGAATAGGAGGCATTGCTGCTAAAGCAACCTGTGCCTCAAACTGATTTTTCCGATCTGGACGTTTATCCAAATTAATGTAATATAATTTCATATCAATAATACTATTTAACTTATTCATCCCTCTGAATACATTAGAGAAAGAATGGGGCCGGGGCAACAGCTAACAAATAAGCTCCATAAAATGTTTGAATCCTTAGATTTAGAGCCATATAAAAAGCTAGTATTACAAGAAAGGTATTTAGATGTTTTGCATGATTTTAAACGGAGGGCAGCTAGGCTTTCTTGCATGTTTTACTCAAGTCGTCTTATTGTAACTGTAGGCAGTATCTTAGTACCTGCATTTCTATCTATTCAAGGGAGTGCAGGTGCAAGCTATCAAGCGGAGATATATTGGACAACATGGATTATTTCTGTAATGGTGACAATATGTAATGGACTTATGTCATTATTCAAGTTAGATAAAAAATACTTTTTTATTCATACAACCCTTGAACTTTTGACTTCTGAAGGATGGCAGTATATTGGTCTATCAGGACGATATTCCCCTAAGGATACTCCCATACCCCCTACCCACGAGAATCAGTTTCTTATTTTTTTTCATATGGCAGAGAAAATAAAGATGCGTCAGGTTGAAGAAGAATATTGGAAATTTACTGACACTGCTGGTATTGGTAATGCTACAAATCAGAAACCAATGGAAGTCTTACCAACGCCTTCTACAAAACAGGCAGTGTTAGCCTTGCTCCCGACTGAAAAAAAAGAGGTCTTGGAAGCATGGTTGGATGATATTAAGCTTGCTAAACCTATGATAGGTGGCATTTTACCTAGAAATACTATAGATGGAGACACAGTCTCTCCCAAAGTTTTTAAAACTTCCAACGAAGCCAGTGTGCCAGTGCAACTCTTCATGCCAGAGACCACCGTTACCAAAATCCCCGTATTGCCAGATTCACCAAAATCAAGAACGCAGGGCGTATAAGAATAAGACATATAAATGTAATAGGAGTCCAATAACAGGATATGAGCCAAAGTTAGATTTAGAAAAATGGAATACTCATGAATCATTAAAAGATAGTCATAATTGTTTTGCGTATGCTATAGATACCATAGATGCAGGTATGATACATGATTGTGAGACTGAGCCCGATTGTAATGTAGGTTTTCCACAGCCTGGTTATGAAGCAGGCTATAAAAAGTTTGCGGATCAGAAAGAAAAGGGATGTGGTGATATGGTTTCACGACTATGGGGAGATAATCCTAAAATTACCGCTACAACATTTACTAGCCGATGTGCTAATGGAACAAGTAAGATTGCTCTCATTGTAGATCCTAAGCGTGATTACCATTTTTTAAGACAAGATCCTGATGGCTATTGGTCGCATAAACCAGGTGCCTTGCCAGTAAAACGTACAGATGCATCTGACCGACCTATTCTAAGACCTGACAGAGCATTATTTATTTTTAAAGAATCAAAAGACCCTTTAATGTACACTGATTTTTGTGGATATTTTTGTGTACCAAGAGGCAAGGCCTTGCATATGAGTAAGATAGCAAGAGGTGGGGCTAGAAAAGGAGTTAAGAAAGTAATTGGCGACGAGCTTTCTTCTCTTCAATCCATTCACGACCAGAAAGGGGTTCGTCGGTACTTTCAGACCCGACGAAGACGTTTGCAGAAGAAATAAGTGGATGAGTACCATTTGTTAAAAAATTTAATGCCTCAACTGCGTCATATCTATATGCTGGATGAGGATGACACAGACCTTTTAGAATTGTTTTAATAAGAGGTCCTTTTTCTTTCCAGGCACTTGATGTTTGAAATGAATTAAAATGCAGTTGAGTTTCCAACACATTTAATAATAAAGCACCAATTGACCAAGCATCAAATCCCGGCCAATAGGTTTTCCAACAACTATACCAGTTTTTCATTTGAAAACTCTGCGATGAAGAAGACCAGCTTTTTAGTTGATTTGCCCATTTATCAGGAGAAACTTGGCATATCGTAATTAAATTACGTAATGCCGGTAACTTAAGTTTCAATTCTCTGATTGCCTCATCAACTGGAATATTTTGTTGAGCGGCATGCATTAATGTTATTTCAGGTGGTTCAGTATCATAATCATAGGCAAGCTCTCTCCAACGTAAGTATAAATCTGAAGAAAGTAATTTTTTAGGTTGAAATGTAAAACCAAAGTCAATGAGTCTTGGTTTATTATTTTTATCAAATAATATGTTTTGACCCCAGAAATCATAGTGACAAATATCATTTAGAACTAAAAATGTGCCAATAGACAATATTTGCTCCATAAATCGGAAGAAGTCAAAAGTAGAAGGGTCTAGATTTATACGGCTAAGAGGTAATCCTCCATAGGGCATGATCAATTGTACAACTGTATTGAGTGATAGGTCTTCTGAGAATCTACATTTATCAATATCTGGATCAGTTTGTTTAGATTTTGCACGAGGTACACATGAGCCTGCTTCAGATATAATTACGTAGTTCTGATAGCCTGGAATAGTTCTTATATATTTTGCAATCTTTAGCTCATTTTTTGCATCAGTATAGTCAGTAATTTTTCCGACTTTATTGGGATCTGTTGGATTCTTTGAACCACGGCATAGTAGTGCTGGTTGAAAAACACAGCCATAGGTTCCTTGTCCTCTAAGGGCCCCGCCTTTCATCTCTAAACATCTGCGAGACTCTAATCCATTTGGAAATCCCTTCAGTGAATAGGAGATGCCGTGGGAAACCCTAGTCTACGTGGCAGTAGGCCTTTTATTTTTAACACTTGCCATTGATATCTGGCAACCTAGTTTTTTAAAAGAGGGATTTTCTACTGTAATAGGTGTTGGTGATAATCCTTTCTTATCAGGATACTTTCCCCGTCGGGGGGATGTTTCTTTTGAAGCAGAAGAAGCAGGATTTGTAAAAGATAAACGTAATGTCATGGGTTATGCTGATGTTCAGGGTCTGGGAGTGAAACATGACTTCTGTAGAATGATAGTCCCTAAAGGCACTGAGAATGATGTAGGAGGGCCTGAATCTGGTAAATTTTTTGCATGTGCCTTGGCTGGTACTGAGAATCTGGCTTCTACCAACTACAGGACCCAGACTGTAAAAGATGGATTTAAGACTAGTCGTGATGACTATATGCGCGATGTAGATGGTGATGGTATAAGTGATTATTGTGCAGTAGTGAAAGTTAGAAATGGTTCTTGGGAGCCTCAATGTTATAGAGGTCTGACAACTACCTTTGATACACGTCAGATGTTTGATCCTGATCCTCCTGAAGATATAGCTGAAATTGTAGAATTTTACCAGGGAATCATGTTCTGGTTCCGCTTTATAGATGACATGAAAGACTATGCTGATAATCTGAAAGTTTTTACTTCAGGTGATATAAAAATGGAAGAGGCCCATGTGAAGGTACAGCCGTCTCAGTTAATGATGGGTAATGAAAGTCGGACTACAAATCTGGATGAGCGTGTTCAAGTTACAAAGGGTCTCAGATTCAACGGTATGGATCAATACATGAGACTGGGAGATTCTGCTGACATGAGCTTTGGCAAGAAAATTACACTAACCACAATGCGTGCCTTGTCTATGTGGGTCTACTGTGAGGAATTTGGTAATAATGCACATTTCTTAGACTTTGGAAATGGTGCTGGTATGGACAATGTCTTTGTTGGTATTCTGGGGCGTGGTGATGGTACAATAGAGAAGGGATCGGATATCCGTAAGGATCCATGTAAAATGATTGATCTAAATAATGTTGTGCCAGATTTTCCTTCGGGTGCTCAGTTTGTTCCAGTAATGACACCAATGGAATTGATGTTAACAACATCAGGCAATATAAATGAGGCAGTAAATGATGAGCCGATATATCCTAGAAAGGTCTTACCAGTCAAACCACCTCAAGCGGAGACTCTAGTTGCTGGTGGTGAGACTGCTACTTTGTTATATGAGGTTTGGAATGGCAAACTTAGAATGCAGCATATCAAAGTACAGGGTGCAATCAAGTTGAAGCAGTGGACTCATATCTGTATTACAACTGCAACAGGCGATGGAGTTCGTCCGGCTTTACAGATCTGGATAAATGGGGAAAAGTTAGCCGAGGATTCTAATGCACACTTGCCTCAGACATCTTTTACCTCAAGTAATTATTTAGGTAAATCCAATTGGTTTAATGCATCTTCACAGTATGAGAATAAACCTGAGATGTTTAAGGGGGGTCTCTTTGATCTTCGTGGCTACAGCCAGTCTATCACAGAACAAAAATTAAAAAAGACTATAAGGTGGGGTAAGCTAAGGCTGGGGATTTAGACAAAGGGTTGTGTCCTCAGCCAAGATCCCTCAGCGCTAGAATTCCGCTTCCACCACAGCTTGCCTGCCTTAGACATTGTTTCCCACTGTGACTCAGTCATAGCTGCGAGCTTTGTCTTAGCATCGGCTGGGTCTACAACACAGATCACATGAATTCCATTAACTAAAGGCTCAATATAACCAGTAATATCAACTCCAGGCGTAACGACAGGCACAGTACCCATGGCCAGAAGTTCAATCTCACGATTACACTTTGGACCATAGCCTCTCAGACACAGGCCATATTTAGCATTCTGCAGTGCTACTAGGTAGTCCTCAGGGCCAAACTTATACGGTTCTTTTGCCCCTACAGGCATAGAGAAGTCTGAACATAAATTACGCCACTCTTCTACGCTTTGCCTATGAGCACCCTGAGCATCATTCTCAACGCGGCCATAAAAGACTAGATTCTGAGATCTATCCTTATAAGCCTTATCAGTTAGAGCCAACTTCTCAACTAGTCTAGGATTTCTGGGCCAGAAAATCCAGGGTTGCGCACTTTTCTCGGCAGCATTAGGATTACCTGCCAGGCAGACCTTGAATACCTGTTCAGATTCAGCTGATTTCTCTAGCCACTGCCAGGTTGGCCTGTCATACAAAAGGGTTTTGCTGACTGCGCCTAGCCAGCACTGAGTGAGGATAGGATCTTCCTTAATCTCCACATACCCCTTCTCGGCCCACATATCAACTAATTCACGGAAAGAATCACCCTTGTGACCAAAAAAGCCAAACTTCATTGTCTTGGGCGGCATTAGAACTAGGGGTAGAGACATAGTATCTTGGCTCACATTGAACCACTTTGCGACCTCCTTCATAATAATTTTCTTAAATCCATCAGGTGTTGATCTAGGATACTGGAGCAGTGTCCAGTCTAACTCAGCGGCGGCACATAGATGTACCAGAGAATCTGATGGCTCTCTTTCTTCCTGAAGCTCTAGAATCTTGCAGCCCCTGGGAGCTAGCCACATCCAGGCCCAAGAGCAAGCCTTTACGTATTTAACAGATGAACTTACGATGACACGTGATGCTCCTAGCATATTTGCAACCCAGAGAGATGCCTCAGCAGCAGCAAATATTACACGAACCGTGTAGCCCTGTTCAGTTAAATATGTTTCTAGGTCATTTAACAAGGCGTCCTTGATATGTGCCTCGTCAGAAACTAGGACAGCCACTGGTTTATCTTCCACTATAGGTTCAGAGACCCATTCACTAAACATATTCTGACGCAAAGCTTCTACGTCAGCTGGCATGATACGTACAGAATGCGCTGTTCTACCAACCACTTTATCCGCAAATACCTGTGTCTGATCATTGTACTGGACTAAGTGACCACGAGGACTTTTCCAATTAAATAATTTGAACGCAGGTAACAAGTCAGCAGTCTTACTACACCAGAAGGATGCCTCTGGGGTCACCTGGTGCTGTTTTACCACTCTGGACAGATAATACAAGGTGTAGAGTGATGGCTCCAAGAGCCATTCAGATTCTAGAGGGAAACACATCATTGCAGGAGTGTGCTGAGCAGGCATGAGATGACTAATCTTATTGTCAGACCACAGACTTTTTTGTACATCAGTATTGCCCACGTATAGATCTGAATGCTTGTAGACTAGACCACCAGGGCTGACAAAGGCTCCACCTTCAATAAAAATCTCATGATCCTGTTTTACAGGTGCTACATATGTATTAAGACCATCGGCTGACCATAGAAAAGAAGGGTCGCGATTCATCTGTGAGCAAAACATTGCAAGATTTTTGCTGGTCGTCGCTTTCAACGGGCGATCTAGGGCTACATGCTCAACAGGACCCTTTGTCCAGGAGGACCAAGTAGTCAGAGGATTCAGCTCGTGAATCCCAGTAGGCTCTACATGCATATAGACCGGCCGATCAATAATGTCTTGGGGGTCATATGTTCTCACTTGTGATTTGTGTACGTGAATTGTACGCAAACTCATAGCTGGATTGACAATCTTGAACTTCTGTCTTAGGAACTCAACTAAGATAGCATTATCACAGCCGGCAATACCAAAGGGAATTTGAAAAGGTTTTAAATCTGCAGGCCACGAGCGATCTAGAACACTGTCACTGTGTATGACCCAAGTATCTTGAGAATCTGATCTAGGTCCATAAAGCTCAGGTTGGCCACTGGCACCCTCTTCCTCCCAACGCAGTAGAGCTAGTAGAGTATCGTGGATATCTGTTGACCACAGATTCACCCAGGAAAGATCTAGGTAAATATCTGCATTTGCAAATGCCACTAGATGACCCTTGCCGATCTGTTTCTGAATAAGCTCAATACAGTTAGCGTAGGTAATGCGCTCCTTTTTAACAATTAGAACTAGCTTATCAGACTTGGGGAGTTTATAATTGGCAGACTCAGATAACAGATAGACTTTATCAATGAGTGGGTTCTCCAGATTCTTCTTCAGACACTTGTCAATCTCGGCTGCTCTCACAGCTTCTTTTGGCTTATAATATTGTTGGATGAGTACAAGAGGCTCGGGTGCCTCAGACTTCTCACAGATCTCTAGCGTCACTGGCTTGATAAGAAGATTAGACATACGCTCGGTAGCACTTTCTTGTGTTACACCTACAAGTTGTTGGTAACGAAACACAATTGCCGCGTTGACAAGAGCATCCTCCATTGTTCCTGACCAATCATCACCTAGATAAGGATACATTTCTGCAAATTCCTCAAGACATAGCACATTGCCTAAGCCAAGATTTCTAAATGCACTGTCACCAATTGCCTCAACAATTGTAGATGAAATGAGAATAAAACGTACTTCCTTTGCTTCTTTTTGACTTAGCCACTTACGTACATCTGGACTATCTTCCTTGACTACAACAAGTTGAGGATTCCACGCAAGGAGTTTAGGATCTACACCTTCAATTGCAATATCCCAGCGCTTCCAGCGCATGGGGTCCTTTACAGAGTTAGGTGGACCTTTCATCCAGACTAGGGTTTTTTTATTCTTCCAAACGGATGCATCAGACTTCATAAGTCTGATGGTTCCACCTGTCTTTGGGTTTGTAGCAAACATCTGTAGTTAAAATGAGGACCAAGTTTAGACCGTCAGTCTAAAACACTTTTTTATCTATACTATAGATGTCTTGGTGTATCTTGGTAAATACGACACCAAAATATATGCAATATGCTGAAGTTCAGATTGCCTGTATTCGTAGATATGCTCCTAAATTACATTCTGTGCCAATTTTTATTGCAACTGAGCTGCGACCTACTGAGGGATCTTGTCTTGAGAATATTCTTAGCTACAGAAATACGCACCACATAGTCTTAGAATCAGAAGAATCTGGATTCTTAGAGTCGCGCCTGGCGGGTATAGGATATCTACCTGATCAGTATGACTTTGTCTTGCCATTACAAGAGGATTTCTGGTTGGATCGTGCACCAGATTATTCAAAGTTAGATGAGGCGGTTAATATTCTTAAAGAAGATCTCAAGGTAAAAAGCCTTCGTCTGATGCCTTCCCCTGGTCCTCATCAAGATGATATAGTTTACAAAGCGGGATGGAGGGTCCTAGGCAAATATGATGCATATAAATTCACCTTTCAGGCGACGCTATGGCGTGCTGAAATGTATAGGAAGTTTTTGGAAAGGGTTCTGATGACTGCATCAAAGGATTTTCACGAATCTGGTCTACCTTCTACAGATTGGGCCAAGTATTGTATCAGGGCAAATGTTGCTGAGAATCTGAAGGGTCAAGAAATCTTTAGTGAATTCATGAATGCAAATTCATTGCATCTGTCTATTGAACGAGAAAGTAAAAACAAAAATGCAGTCTACCTAGCTCCGTGGCCATACAGGCCTACTGCTGTTGTCCAAGGATCTCTGGAACCTTGGGCAAAAGAGTTTGCAAAGAGAGAGGGATTTAGACTAGAATAAAGAGCCAAAGGTGGTCCAGTATGCGCTTGTAGCATTAGGGCCTATAATATCAAATGAATTGGCAGATGTTATCACTGCTTGCAATGGTAATGTTTGTAATCCTGCTCCATAATACGTTAATTGTATGGAATAGGAAGTATTTGCATAAGATGTGGATAGAGTATTTGTAGTATAACGATATCCTGCTCCAAGTCCACTATATGGAGAACCTGATACAGGTGTATTTATTGATCCACTAACACCGTATTGTATAAATGGCTGAGTTAGACCGGCAAGTTTAACCGATGATGTAAATAGAGTACTAGTATATAGTTCTGGAGAATAGGGTAGTCTTGAATTGATTGTTGAGATACTAGATGTATTTGAGCCAATCATATTGCTAAAGGTGACATTAGCAGTAGACACAGTTGATAAATTAGATCCAGATGTATAATAGACCAAGTCTGTACTGAGATGTGAGAAAGAGTATGTAAATGTGGAAAAACTTGATAAGTTAGAACCAGTTGTATAATAAATTAAACTTGTGCTGAGATTAGTAACACGCCCATCAACGCTAGAAATACTTGATGGATTTGGCATATCAATTAAGGCAGTGCTAAAGACATCAATGTCTCCCATTAGTGTAGATGTAATTTGATCTAGTGATGTATATGTGGTAGAAATAGTGGAATCGGCGGAAGTACCATATTGTATTAAAGATGAGCTAAAATTATTTATAGAACCATCAATTGTAGATGATAATTCATATATACCAATATAAACAGTAGAAATAGTGGAATCTGAAGAAGTGCCATATTGTATTAGAGATGAGCTAAAATTATTTATAGAACCATCAATTGTAGATGATAACTCATTTATACCAATGTAAACAGTAGAAATTGTAGACTCTGTAGAAATACCATATTGTATTAGAGATGAGCTAAAATTATTTATAGAACCATCAATTGTAGATGATAACTCATTTATGCCAATGTAGACAGTAGAAATTGTAGATTCAGTAGAAATACCATACTGTATTAAAGATGCACTATAATTATTTATTGATGAGCTTAATGTAGTTGTTAGATTTAACAAATTAGTATAGATAGTTGATACAGTAGAAATATCTGTAAAATTCAAATTAGAAAAAGCTACACCATTTATTGTACTAACACTTAAATTTTTAATATCTGTATTTACAGAAGAAGTATACTGTGTAAAAAGTGCAGATGACATATAAAATGTGGGATTATAAGAGTATTCAAAATTCTGTGAATAGAGTGAACTAATAAAAAATATCTCAGGATCACCCTGACGACCATAGACAATCTCAAATGTATATGGTGAATTAGGTATAGGAGTAGTAAAATCATATCCAAAGGTATTACTGGCAGAAAAAGGTGTAAGAGGAAAATTGCTTGCAGGGCTATTAGATAGATTTATATTATAGGCAGTCTTTGAAGTTGTAGTAGTGCTTTCATAGAATGTCAGGGATGTATAGCCACTTGTAGCTATACGAAAGGTAGTATTACATCCACTAGTATAAAATGTGCTAGCTATAATTACATAACTTGATAACTGTAAATAAGGGGACGCTACAAGATTGCTCATTGTAGAAAATCCGGTAGGGAAAGAAGGTATTGATTGACTATATAGTGGCCCTTCATTTATATTATAACCATATGCATTATAGATAGGTGCAACATTATAGTTTTCAATACATCCTGCAATATAGTCAGTCAAATTAGAGAATGTGAGAAAGTCAGTGGGATTAATCTTAGAATAGGAAAAATTCACAACGCAGACAGGCTGAGAACGAATTAATCCAGATACAGTATTATTAGTAAGATATGCATTCATACGAGGATAGGGTATAGGATTTGATGCATATTCAGTCCCATTAATATTGAATGAAAGATTGCCAGACCATGTAACACTAAAAGGATGAGGATCTTCATTTGGTAAAAAAGCAAATGTCCCTTGGATGGCATATAAAGTAGAAAATTTTATACCTGTAATAGTGCTAACAGTAGAAATTGTATTAGTGCCAGATGTTATATCAATTGATGTTGGATAAATGGTAGGCTGTATAGGACTTCCAAAGGGTTGATAATCATTGAATACATTGTAGAAACTAGAATATGTATGATAAAATGATACATTTAATGGTTTTATAGAATTTATAGGTGTATTAATACTAGAGGGACTAGCATAGACTTGGCTAACAATGGTAGATGTCCAGAAATAGGGAGTTCTTAGAGTTGATCCAATTATATCTTGCCCTTCAGTAAATACGCGTTGATTTAATATATCTAATTCAGATTGTAAGACGCCTGCGGTAGAAACCAGATTTGACGCAGCATTAATACTAGTAAAGTATTGATTGAGTTGAAATTGACGCCAAACAGATGATATACCTTTTGAGTATACACTAACATCTCCTACAATGGTAGAGTTATATGAAATCTTATTATCTAATGTAGTTGACATAGTGCAGATTGCAGCCTGTAGTGTTTGAAATGAAATAAGCTGACCATAGGTTGTTGAAAGAGTAGAAAGTTGGGTTTTATTCACGTATGTATCAAGTAAAAAATTTGTATTTCCTGTCATTGTGCTAAGGACAGATAGTGTTAAGGAAGAGAGTTTGAATTTTATCTGATTTTTTTCGTAATTTGTATCAATTACAACCATGTCTTCACCAAGAAAACTTAAAATAGAAGATGGTCCTTGAGCTTGAATTATAATACTTTTATTTACAGTACTTCCAGCTATTGTATTAGTAGGTGCATTACTATAGACTACCATTTGATTAAATGAATAAGGTAACGTACTAACAAAAGGTAATTCACGACCATCAATAAACATTGTATTTGTCTGAGGATCACCCTTGATATTGATACCACCTGTACCTACAAAGAGAACATTGCTATTTACGGTGTTTGTAACTGGATCAAAACAAATGAGTGAGTTTCCACCACTAATATCAAATTGACCAAATGCTTTTGCATATAAATATGCAGTATTAGAGGCCGTAGGGTCATTTAAAAGTCCAGCATTAGGTCCATCAAGTAATGAAAATGAGGCATTTGTTACTGAATCAGCATTATATGTACCAGTTGTAGTTAAAATAGTGTGAAATCCAGCACCAAACTGAAATGATGAGAGTGTCATCCACATTGTTCCACCAACACCATCTGTTGTTAAAACACGATATGCGGGTATATTTGTATTGCTGTCACCTTTAGTAAATATTGTATTAACAGTTAGTTTATCAATATATTGTGATGTCTGATATGACGCCATACTATCTTTGTCTAAGATTCTTTCATTAGAGTATTTAGTCGCGCTTGTAGATTGTCAACTCTTTTTAGAAGACTGTGAGTTACCATATACTTGGCCTTGTATAATTGATCAATATCAAGAGATTTAAAATTAGTGTAACCATGTTCTGCCATTTGTGAAACAGAACTGGGAAAAATTTGTTCAACTTCTTGACTCAAAAATCCAATGGTTCTGTCTGATGATAGTTGGCACTTGCTACGATATGGTTCACTCCACTTATAAGATACAAGTCGGAGGCTAGAAATTTGTTGAGTTGCCAGCAAAATATCAGCAGATGAAATATTCTGTTTAACGCGTGAATCTGATGCGGTAATCCATGTGACCCCTGTGGGCTTACGTGCATCTCCAATGCCAATATCAAGTGAGTAGGTTGGATCAACTGGCACATTAATACCAACATAAGCATAATTCTTATTTTCATAAAATCGTTTTAATACAAAATTACTATTATTAAATGATATGGTTGAACTACTTACATTGATTGTTTGAATTCCATTATATATTGGCTGCGATCCATTTCTACTAAAAATTTGTATATTTGGCATTAAAATGCTTGGACTTATTGATGTTGTTGACTGTATAATAAATGCAGATCCCTGTACATTTAAATTAAATGCATTAGAATCTGATGTCTGAATGCCTAGTTTATCTAGAGTTGCGGATGATAACCAAGATTCTAATGAGGATAGTGTTGAAATGGAAAGGAATATAGTGCTGCGACTCAGATATCGCGGAATCAAGTCTCCATTTGAAAATAGACTAGTACTATAATCTGAGATAATGGGTAGAGGTTGATAATACAAAGTAGATCCAGCAAACGGTGTCAAGTCATCTAAAAAAGTAGATTCAAGAGATATAAATGAACTTAAATATTTATAAATTGCTCCTGTGAGTTCTTGACTAGTAGGATTAACACTTGTTTGTGAACTTATATACGTAGTATATTCAAATGGCAATGATGATACATAGCCAAATGTAGAATAACTCACATTATATGATGATATTCCAGCACTGATAAAATTTGCAACATTTGTGCTTATTTCATTAATAATAGATGTATTAGTTGATTGAATTGCATTATATTCTTTATTAAATCCACTACTTACATAGTAAGTGACCGAAGAAAGGTTGCCAATTGTAGTTGAATTTAAAAAAAATGCTGTACTATAAAGTGTTGAAAGACCAGGGGCTGCATTGACATTTATAAGACCTGCATTAAATGGTGTAATAATACTAGATATAGTACGACTATAATCAATATATGTTACACTCGTATTTGTACTAAATTCTGCTGTCATTGAGCTTACTCCTGGTCCAGTAATATATGGAGGTATTCTTGAATAGAGGGTGCTAGCATCTTTAAAAATAGCAGTAGATAATGTTGAGATACCAGAATTAATAGTACTCAGATCATTTATAGTATTTGATGCAAGCATATAGGGGAGCATAGTTGAAAATGTACTAAATATTGTATTTTGACTTGTAGAAAGACTTAGAAATCCTAAATAGTTTGTGGATACATTTATAGAAGCATAGAATGGTATAAATGTAGAGGCAGTTATTGTACTAATCTTAAAGAGACCTGGGAAATAATTTGATGCATTTAATGTACTTATACCTGTACTTAATGTAGAGTTTACAATTGTTGAAAATACAGTATAAGGTTGTACTAAAATTTTTGGTTGACTGATGGTACTATAAAGAATAAAGTTTAATAAATTTTGATCAGCATTTAATGCTATATTACCAGTGCTAATATACTGTCCAATAGTAAATCCACCAAGTGTAGGGACTGTTGTAGATGATATTTCTTGAACAACATATGTAGAGTATGTAGATACACTTGGTCCTAATGTTGATGCATAGTCAAGTGTGCTAATAAATGTACTACTAAAATCAGTATATAAAGTTGAGATAGATGATCCACCATCTATAAAATTTCCTGCAGTAGCAGCAGTTGATATTATACTAGACCTATATGTATCTAAAAAAGCATTTGAATAATAGAGTCCAGTAGAAATTGATGAGAGGGTTGAAATGAAATTTCCATCTATATCATTAAAAAATGGGTATGTGATAGTATCTGTAAAATTGTTAACAATAGAACTTATACCAGGCCCAATATACCGAGGTGCAGCATTTGACCAGTACCAGGGAAGCGGTACGTTACTACCAAATACACCGCCAAAGAGTGGATTTGGATTTAATCCCATGTCATATGTAAATTCTCCAATGCGGTCTCTGTTAATATAATAATAGATTCCTTGTTTAATAAGAGTTGATGCCTGTGGTGAAAATACTGTATCATAAAATGTACTATATGTTGTACTTATACCAGGAGTAATTGTAGAAAAGTTTCCATTGATTGAGCTATATAGTGTAGAAATAACTGTGGAATTTAATAATAATTTATAATCATAACTACTTAGTGTACTAAATCCAATATTACTTGATACTAGAAGGTTTGCATAATTTGTACTGAGAAAACTAGAAAATAAGTTAGTATTTAAATATAAAGATGAAGATAGGCTATTATTAACAGCACCGATTGATGATATAGTATTCATAAAAATTTTACCATTTGAATAGGAGTAAAAGACCGGGCTAAATAAATCCTTAATTGGCACATTATTCCACTTAGAAAATGCACCAAATGTACTGACAACTGGTGCATATGATATTGCTGATGATATAATTGATCCTCTATTATAAAGAGTTGCTATTGTTAATAAGTCTATATCAAGACTTGTCTGAGCCAAAGCCATCTAAGATTAGTCTAAATTTAAAAGTGATCTATAAACGAGAGCTATGCAAAAGACAGCCTTCCAATGTAGATACTTGATCTTCTAGTTTTTGAATTGCTGATAATAGATACTGTGTAGCACCAAATTCTAATTTGAAGATTTGATCTGTATCAAGGGAATGGAAATCATCTAGGCCGTGTTCTTTTGTATAAGACACACTGCCTGGCAATACTTGTTTTACTTCTTGTGCTATGAAGCCATAATATTTATTAGATGGTATACCTGTCTTTTCTTGAAATTCTTTTTTGAATTCATATGTGCGGAGAGGAATATCTGAAATCAATTTAGCACATGAAAAAAGATCTACTGGTTGTATTTCTGTTTTGACACGACTGTCACTCGCCGTAACCCAGTTAGTACCTACTGGCTTTCTTGCATTTCCTACAGCTATATCAAGTGCATATTCAGGATAGGTAGTATTGATTCCTATATTTCCAAGAGATTCATTTGGATATAGTTGTTTTCTTATAGTTAGAGAACCATCATTAAAATATATAGTTGAATGTATAATATTCATGCGATGGCGTGAATTCATAAATACAGGTAAATTTCCTGAAAAAATATCAAAGTTGGATAACTGAATTGTAGGTATAGTATTTGAACTATATCCTATTGCATTAATTTTACCTGTTGTTACACCAGTTGTTATAGTAGTCCAGTTTATAGCATTAGGAGATGTTATAATTCTTTCTAGAGAACCTGCTGTACCTGAAGCATTCCAATTATTACCATCCCATGTGATTGAATTAATAGTACTTATTCCAGATGGACTTTGCACATATGACCATCTTATACCATTATAACTATACATAAGATTAGATGAGTTACCATTGGATCCACCTGCCAAAAACATGTCACCATTCCACGCTACAGCTTGTCCAGTACTAAGTTGCGGTACAGTAACATCTGTCCAATTACTGGTATTAAAACTATATTTTATTTTTGCATCAGTTGCTGCAGTGCCAGTACCTACTGCTACCCAAGTGCGACCATTTGTTGCAATTGCATTGCCTTGACCTTTAAATGTATTTGATGCAGGCTGCCATACATCATTAATATCAGTGAATTTTATAGAATAGAATTCTGAAGAAAAATAAGTTGCATTTGATCCAACTGCGGCCCAATTTAGACCATTCCACATTAAATCATTAGTTGTATCCATTCGGTTAAATGGTACAGTATTTGCATTTGACCATGTTACACCATCAGAACTTTGTAAGAGGTCCGTTGTTCCAGTTGTTCCAGCTAGCCAATATGAGTCTGACCATTTTACTGAATTCACTGCTAGGGTACCACCAAATATTATATTGGCATTAGACCAACCTAGTGCAGGATCGGTTGTATATTTTATATTTGAGCCTGCTGTTTCACCTACTATTACCCACAGCCTTCCATTATAGGCAATGTCATTTGCTCCAACTGTAAATCCAGGATCTGATGGGCTTATCCTATATGTATAAGGTAGATTGGAATTTATAAAAGTAGTACGCCCAGATAAAATAGATCCAACAAGTATATGATGTGTAGAAGGATCTGGAGTAGTTGTAAATTTTGCACCTCCTACCATTGAAAATGGATATTCTGAACTGGTAGATGTTCTTATTCCAATAGATGACATATAGAGGCCAGTATTGACAATTAAGTTAGAAGTAGTAATTGAATCGGTAGTAAAGGTTGAGAAAGTAGGTGCATATATATTTTGTTCAGAAACAGATGATACACTTGTGTAACTGCTGACTAGATAGCCAAGAGTAGTAAAAAATGTGCTTTCAACACCTATATATGATGATACAAGATTGCGTGAAAATGTACTAGCAAATGTAGAGACATTGCTTGTTTGTGCCGTTAAACTAGCATATTGTCCATTATTATAATTTGAAAAATCAATAATTATGTTATTAAGAGCAGTTATAGATGCTGCAGGATTCAGATTAGAATATGTTAAAGAATCATTTGTGCTTAATAAATAATATAGTGCTATTGTACTAGCACTTTGTTGAGATATAGTATTTACAGATTGATTTAATATAATAAAACTACTATAGAATGCGCCCATATTTGAATTGACAAATGTAGAAAGTGATGATACGCCAGGATCAGTACGTACAGTTGATATGGCATATATAGAGTTGGAAAATGACGAGAAAAGTGTAGTAAGACTAGTGCTGATAGAAGAAAAATTAGGATTTATACTGCTTGATAATGATGAGAGACCAGGGCCACAAAAGATTGCAGGATATACAGTTGACATATAGTTTCCAATTGTTGAATAATTAGAACCTTCTACAGTTGATAAAAGTCTTAGGGTAGAAAAGGGTGCTTGTAGAGTAAAAAATGTATTGAGAGTTGAATAGACTGATGGTAGCATTGTAGAAAAGCTTGAAAGAGTATTCATATTATTATTGTCAATACCAAAAGATGTTGATAGTCCTGATAATGAGACACTTACTGCTTCTTGTTGAAGGATAAGATATGTAAATCCAACAGTACCTATTGCGGTATTTATTATATTTATTTGATTTTGAAGTGTCGTTGAGAATGTTGATACGGTTGGACCTTGTGAGAATGCAACACCTGTTGAAATCTGTTGATATATGCTTGTTAGATAGGTACTCATTGTGCAGAGACCAGGTGTTCCAGCAACATTCTGAGCCTGTAATATACTGGAATTATACTGTCTTCTTAGTGTAGTTGATAATGTGCATATTCCTGGAATACCTGCTTGAATAATATAGAATGATGAGAGAGATGAGATTGCTCCATCAACATATGTTGATAAATTATTGAGTCCATAGGTTGGGTCATAGCCTATTATAGTTGAATTAAATCCTGCAAGTGTAGATCCTACTACTGTTGATAGAGTACTAACACCGGTTCCAGATGCACTTTGAATAGTATTATTTATTTCAACTGTATATCCTGCCATGGTTGATGCATCGGTTAATATTACTGAGGATATGCTATATCCAATGTTAGTACTATAGGTTTGTATTGATGTACTTATATTTGTATAATAATTTATAAAAAAAGTAGATAGTGTTGAAACTGCATTGCCTTGATTAAATGTGTTCTCTAAGACGGAACCAAGAGTACAAAAATTTGGTTGAAACTGTGTAGAAAGAGATGATATTGAATTCCCTAAATTAATGATTGTACCTTGTAAATTTAATAATTGAATAGTTTGACCTTGTAAAATATTATAACTATTTATTAATTGTGTATAAGAACTATAATAAAGTGTAGATACTTGAAAATTATAGAACCCATTAGTAGTACTTTGTACGCTGGATACTTCAGTACCAACATATGTAGAAATACCACTAACACTATTTGTAACAGCTTGTTGATTTATTGAGAGTTGAAATATCGCAGTTGATATATCTGGTATTGTTGATGGAGTAAATGTGAGACCTGCTGTACTTAGGACTTGTTCAGGGGTTAAATATTGGAAGAGTTTATAGACATTACTACCTCCTGGGATCACAGGGATAGTATAAGATGAGATTTGTTCAGTAGATTGCGCCTTTAAATATAAATCTCTGTATGTTAATATGTCTAGATCTAGTGTGCGCTGCGATGATGCCATCCCTACTATGTTTATCTGTGAAAATAACAAATTATGTAACGCGTAGAGGTTTCTTGATTAATCTTAGTATAGAATTAGATGGTTGGCCAAGGAGGTCTTTTACAACTTGTAGCTCTTGGAAAACAAGATGTATTCTTAACTGGGAATCCACAAATGACCTGGTTCAAAATGGTTTATAGGCGTTATACAAACTTTGCAATTGAGAGTCAGCCAATGTATTTTGATGGTACTCCTGATTTTGGTAAGCGTATTACTTGTAATGTTCCACGTCGGGGTGATTTATTAAGTCAGATCATCTTGGAAGTAACTCTACCGGCATTAGAACTACTAGATGGCACTCCTCTGTCTTATGTGAATGCTGTTGGACACGCCTTAATACAAGAAATTACTCTTGAAATTGGTGAACAGGAAATTGATAGGCAGACAGGTGAATGGATGGAAATATGGTCAAACTATATTACAACAAATGACAAAAAAACTGCATTTTACAATATGATTGGAAAACTGGATGGATATTCTCCACCAACCTTATTTGGCCCTTTAAAACTGTATATCCCACTCAGATTCTGGTTTTGCAAAAATCCTGGGTTTGCTTTACCTTTGATTGCATTACAGTATCACCCTATCCGCATTAATCTGACTCTGAGACCATTAAATCAACTCTTTTTCTCACAGGCGTTGACTACTCCTTTGTGCACAACTCTACAAGTAAAACCTGCAAATATAACTGATTTAATGTTATGGGGTGACTATGTGTACTTGGATGTTGAGGAAAGACGCCGTTTTGTAAGTTCTACTCACGAGTACTTGATTGAACAGGTGCAGTATACTTCTCCTATTCCTATTGCCCCCGGTGCTACGAGTGGCTCTTTAAGATTTGAATTTAATCATCCAGTAAGAGAACTTTTCTGGTATGTTCAACGGGATGATATGACACGTTATCATGAATATTTTAATTACAGCTCTCTAGGAACATTTGAAGTTGGTAGACGAAAAGATATTTTATTGGATGCTGTTCTTCAACTGGATGGATTTGATCGGTTCCAAGTCCGTGATGCAGGTTATTTTCGCCTAGTTCAGCCATGGCAATATCATACAGTGGTTCCCGAGGAGTTATTCATGTATTCTTATAGTTTTGCCTTGAGACCTGAAGATGCTCAGCCGAGTGGATCAATGAATGCTAGCCGTATGGATTCTATGGTTCTTCAGATAAATATTGAACCGACTTTAGTTAACAGCATTGGCACTTTGCATACTCGCATCTATGGAATAAATCATAACGTACTTCGTATTGCGGACGGCTTTGGTGGCGTTCTCTTTACAATATAATAGGTAGAAGCGATGACGCTAGTTGACATTAAATTAACACAGGGTTCGTACTGGAAAGGCGCACAACTACCCTATTGGGTCTATATGGTAGTTGTCGTATTGATAGGAGGTCTAGGTTTAGATCACTTACTCTTAAGAAGTCCTGCTACATTTTTAATGAAACTTTTAATACCAACCTTAGGATTTTGGTATTTATACGATATTGCTCAGGTATTTGGTGAGCGTGAATTAGTGGAAAAATATGGTCTTGGAGTTCCCTGGTACGGACCAATTGGCCTTGGAGCAGGTATGTTTATTAATAAAGATGCTAGTAATCTATCACCACCCACTATTCCCAAGCCTTGGATATTTTTAGCATATGCAGTTCTCAGTATATTCTTTTTTATAATTCCCTTGAACAAGATTTTGATTGGTGATTATGCTGGCTGTCTTGCTCAAATATCTATGTATACTATTTTAGCCCTCTTTTCTTTGGGTATAACCGCTATTCTAGCAATATGTTGGGGAATTTATGATGCATATCGTCTAGTGTTTGATACTAAAGGCTTATTTGAAAAGGGTGCTTCTCGTATATTTCCGGCAACATGGGTAATAGATCCTTATTTCAATAAGGGTGCTCTTGGACCTGAGATGGTGCCTGTTGTTAAATCGGATGAAGATAAAGGTATAATCTCTAAGATTATAAATTATATAGTTGGATTTTACACGTTTGGACCTAGGATGGCAATAGGTGCAGCAACAAGTGCTGCTAAATTGGCAACAGATACTGCCGCTAGTACAGTAAAAGCTGTGACAGATACTGCCGCTAGTACAGTAAAAGGTGCGACAGATACTGCCACTAGCACAGTAAGTGGTGTTAAAGATAGCATTATTCAAAAAGGTCAAAATACAGCAAGTGCAATAAATTCTGCTACGGGTGGATTAGCATCAAAGGTAATAGATAAAGCTAAAGAAAAGGTTGGGGGTATAGGTGGTAAGGTTGTAAACTTAGTTGAAAGAAAAGCAAATGAAATAGAAAAAAGAGTTGATGATTCAATTGAAAAAGCAGTAGATAAGGGTGTTGGAAGTGTAGTTAATAGAATAACAGATCTACCAAACAAGGCAGCTACTACAGTTGATGCACTTGGAAAAGTGGCTACAATTCATACTGATGCTGCTCTAGCAGCAGTTCAGACTGCTACTGCTGCGACTGATATAGCAAAGGCTGGGCCAAAAGTTTTAGGAAAAGTTGCTGATAAATTAACTGATCCAGCAGTTCAAGATGCCGCAGTTAGTTCTGTAATTGATAATTATTTACCAGCAGCAGCGTCAGGTATCATGAGCCAATTTATTCCGACTGCTTCTGTACCTGGTACACCCGTGGCTTCAGATCCTACACCTTTACAGAAAGGTGGTGCAATCTTAACAAACTCTTCAGATCCTGCATTTTCAAGTGCAGTTCTAATTTTCAGTGTAGCTGTTCTAGCGTTTGGTGGGTACGTAATGTACAGTTTTAGAAAAGCAGCAGACCTCAATAGAAATGACCGACCAGATGATTCCCCTCCTGACCCAGATCCAGTTCGAAAATCTCCTAAAGCCAAATGGGACTGATGGGAAACCTGCATTAGAAACAGTAGTCGTCTACTTTACGGCACCTTGGTGTGGGGCATGCAAGAAGCTAGATTTTAAATTATTATTAGAATCAACACCTAAGACAATTGTGTGGTATAAGTGTGATGTAGATGTGAATAAATATACTCTTGGATACTGTGGCTTAACTAAAATACCATCCTTTGCTATTATAAAGAATGGTAAGTTTTTGACTAAATTTAGTACATCTGATACTATGACAGTATTTGATACTTTAAAGGATGCATTTGACTAAAATATTATACTATATTCATACTATAGATGGACAATAAACCAGGTAAACGCAAAAGCAGAATGAATAATATTCAATCTAGGATAAATTCTGGTTCATATAACATGGCCAAATTTAAGGCAAATGAAAAAGATCTAAGAGAAAAGATTGCGTTTTTTGAAAAAAAAGATGCAAAGGGGGAGCTAAAAGATTATATGTACTCCCGAATGGAAGAAGCAAAAGCAATGTATGCGCAACTTTTAGCATTAAAGTCAGGTGAGCCTGCAGCTGCAGCCTCTGCAGCAGCCCCTGCAGCCGCAACAGTAGCACCTTTAATTCAAGGAAATAATATATATTTACAAGAAGCTGAAACTATTGCTGCGGCAAATAATCAACGTAATGCAGCTATAGAAAGTCTTTTTCCAGGTACACTCAGTTCAGTCCCGGCGCAAATTCGTGCAACTGGCGTTCCTAAGATGACATTAAAAAAGCTTAATAGACAACGTCGTAAAGAAGAAGCTGCTGCTTTAGCGGCTGCTTCTTATATCCCACCTGCATTTAATCCTCCTGCTCCAGGCCCTGGAACTTTACCTGCTCCTTATGGGCATTATAATAGCAGTGGTGAATTTCATGTAAATGGTACAGTTGCTCCTACTGCATATAATTTAGGGGGGAATGCTGCGGGTGGATATGGTACTGCATTTAATAATTTAGCCACCTATCGGAATGCAGTACCTGCAGTTAGAGCACCTCCACCAACTCTTAGTACGAGACGCCAGAGAACACCTGAATCAATCTATAATGAATACTATGAACAAGTTATCCCTCAGTTCTTACCTCTTCCTGAAATGTATGATCCTTACACAGGCAGGAAGTTTGCACCTGAGGAAGATCCATTTCCCCCAATTGAAGGTGCATATTATGAATTAAAAGGCATTTTAAAGAGTGCACGCCTGAAGGCGGCATCTTTAAGAAAGAGGGCAGCTAGAGCTACTAAAAGAAGAGCAAAGGGAAAGAAACGTAATAATGGAAACTTGAATAGAGGGCTGACAATAGCCATACCACCTAATAATATTCCAGCTACGGGACAACAATTACAGCCTCAGGAAAACTTATTTATTTAGAATCAGTCTAAATAGATGATCTACGATGTATGCATAATAGGAGCCGGTATTGCCGGCTTATATTTTGCATTAGAACTTGCAAAAAAACATCCAAAGTATCAAATCTGTATCTTGGAGAAATACGACTATATTGGTGGACGTACGGCAACGTTTAGACATAAGTTGCCTGGTTTAGGAAAAATAAGTTGGGAAGAAGGTGCTGGGCGTATTGGGTATTCTCATCACAATATCATAAAGATAATAGACCATTATGGACTTACTAAGATTCCAATTACAAATGATATAGAATGGAGAGAGAAACCTTTTATTCACGAACCTGTAGATGTAAATAGTTTGATTCATAATGTGCCTTATGAAAAATTAGATGAAAAAATCTTGAGAACTCATACACTCAAACAAATTATGCAGGCAGTTCTAGGCCCAACAAGAACAAAGGATATTATGGATCGCTATGAATACAGGTCTGAATTAGATACGGCTAGAGCTGATAGGGCTTTATATGTTCTAGGCCATGAATTCAGTAAAAATGAAAAATTTTTTATAATACAAGAAGGCTTTGGTAAATTAATTGGCCTTATGAAAGATGATATAGAAAAGGCTGGTATTAAAATAATGAGAGGCTATGAAGCCCAAGATATTTATAAGGGCTCAGCTAATTATTCCGTTAAAATAAATGGTAAGTTACCTGTCAGGGCACAGAAAGTTGTCGTTGCTCTGACACGTAATGCGGTTGCTAAATTTCCCTGTTTTTCTTGTCTACCCATTCTGAAACAGGTAAAGATGAGACCTCTTGTTCGTATTTATGCAGTCTTCCCTTTGAAAAATGGCAAGGTTTGGTTTGATGGTTTAACAAAGTTTGTCTGCCCTAAACCTGTGCGCTATGTCATACCAATAAATCCCAAGCAGGGAACCATTATGATTTCTTATACTGATGGAGAGGATGCAGAGTACTTTATGGATCTAATAGAAAAGTCAGGTGAAAAAGAAGCCATGAGACAGATTATGACACAGATTAGATATTTGTTTCCTGACAAGCATGTGCCAAATCCTATCTTTCACAAGGTGCACGCATGGTCTGAAGGTTGCTCATACTGGGCACCTGGTGACTATGATTTCAACAAAGTTTCTAAAAAATCGGTAAGGCCTTTAGCAAAAATGCCAGGCGTCTATATGTGTGGAGAGTCTTGGGCCTATAGTGGGGCATGGGTAAAATGCGCAATTGATCAGGCAGATCATGCCTTGGATGCATTTCAATATGATGTAGCTAGGGCACCTGTGGCTAATGCGTCTACTTGATGATTGAACATCCAAGGAAATTCATATTCTGAGCCAGCCTTGTGTCCTTTTAGCCACTTGTATTCTAGGCGGTGCCCCATTTGTTCTGTTGCACTAACTAGCTGTTTTACTAGATCTAGATGTTGAATTACACCACCTTGCTTTGTCCAACCTTTTTTCTGCCAAGATTTACCCCAGACTGATGCACAATTGATTGAATACTGACTGTCTGACCATATCTTGATAAATCCCGGATATTGTTTGGCTGTCTTAAGACCATTAAGAAGTGCTTGGAGTTCTGCACGTTGATTTGTCTGAGGTTCAGACTTGGGTATAGGCCCTGATCCTCTTTCCAAGACTTTATGGTGATTGTCTACGACGATAAAGCCCCATGCGGCATTAGCATTCCGTTTACCATTATTTGTGCATGCACCATCAGTGAAAATGTGAGTTGTTGGTATTTGTTCAGATAATACTATGATCTCATTTTGTTCTGTAGCTAAGGGTAGTGAGGGTTGAACAGAAGGATGGACGAGTACGTTATTGCTGCTATCTTCTACATCTGTATCATTGTTCCTGTGCTGGTATATATAGGCGTCCAGAGGGCCAACACATCGGAATACGTTTTTAAAGGTCTTCTTGGCCTTGGCATTATCCTGTTCTTGTATCATCTGTACGGTGCTTACAATAAATGGAGGGCCGGTAGTTCAAATTTGTGGTCTGATTTTTTGTACATGGTTATATCGGTCCCATTAATTTGGATTGGATTCTATGAAAAAGAGGCAAGCCGTCAGCATTATGATATGCTATTACTTTTAGCCTTTGGAACTCTAGGTTTTAACCTATATACTATTATCTTGCATACTTCAACGGTGACAGGGGGGCGTTAGATGATGGCCAGTTTTGCCTTGAGAATAGGATCAGACAACTCTTTTGCGTGATCCATTGAATGATAGAGAATTGCAGGGTAGGACTTGAATGTCTTCTTACAACAGCCGCAAGTATAAATCTTAGAATCTTCCTTCTTAAGAATCCAAGGATCAATTGTTTCCTTAAGATGGTTTCTGGCAATATGTACACGGCAGTACTCTTTTTTGTGAAATGCATCATTACATCCATCAAAGGGGCATTGAATAGATGGCTTCTTATCAGTATGCTCTAACTTGATGTGCATATCAAGTGTATACTTCTGGAAGAATTTTTTGTCACAAGTTGAGCACTCGTAGGAAAGAGTACCTTCATGTCGTTGTAGATGATAATGCATAGTGTTTTGCTTGGCCTTTGTTACGCCACAGATACCACACACATAGAGCCCTGCATCGTTTTTCTTGTATTCAAATACCATTGTTTAATCACGTATTTTGGCTGACTAACTTCAATTTTTACACTGCTAAATTGGTCTAAAGTCATATTCTGTTTATTATATAATTATATGGATAGGGGCCTCTTTCATGTAAATGAATATTTTAATTTAACTCTGCTTGAGCAATATATTGAACAGCATCCAGAAGATGCTGATAAGTGGTTGGTCTTCTTAGAAAAAAAAGATGACAAAATACTAGATTTTACAAAAAAACGTATGAGATCCCCTCCTTCTAATACTATGGTAACACCTGAACTGGATGAAGATCTAGAATGTAATTTACCAGCTGATTATGAAAATGTCTGTATTAAGTGTAAGAGAACTTGGGCTTCTACCCCTGAGCATTTTACAACAACTTTACTATGTGGGCATAAATATCATACTGCATGCTGGTGTTTACACACCTATGAAGATACAGATAATTGTATATTTGAAGGATGTGGCCAGAGTACGTATGGATATATACGTGACCTTTCTCGTAGGCGTGAGCGTATGAGGGTTGACACTGTTTCTGTTTTGACTGAGGCTTTATCTAGTAAAAGAGGATTTAAGTTTGATATTATGAAGATGAAAAGACAGATTAGAAACTGTACTATTACATTTAAAAAATTTAAAGAGAAGGAAAAGTTGGAGAGAAATATTATGATGAAAAAACATATTTTCTCTATACGTCAAATTCAATCTGATATGAATAATGCAATAAAAGGCTTATCTAAAAGTGCCGAGCGTAAGGTATGTTTTAAAGAAATTCAGGCTTACAGACGTATAGAACGAGAAATATTTAGAAAGTATCATTTATCTTTGAGAGATCTTTTGCGTAAGAAAATAATTAAAAATATGGATTGGAGAGTAAGATCAATGTTAGAGCGCCACGCTAGAATTAATTCATGGGGATATCGTTTTGGCATCCGTATTTATCCTGGATCTAAAAAATGGACGCTACCTGATTCTGAAGAGGAATCAGATTCAGAATCAGATTCTGATCTTGATCTTCTCATAAGAGAAGTTGAAAATCTACCAGGCACTGAATGAGTTTTTGGGTAACTGTGGTAATGGTAGATCTAGATCTGCATACTGTCTAAGAAAGGTAAGTGTAATTCCCTTTCTTAAATGGTCCAGATTACCATCAATTTGGAACTTGTTTCGCAGTGTATATATATTTTTGTTTGTTCTTGAATAGATATAGTCAAGATAAGTATACTTATTAAGCTCACGTTTGTCATTATTCAAGTCATCATAAAGGTAGATATTTTCTTTAGCAACCTCAGTATAAGTAGCATCAATCTTTTCAAGTTCGGCTTTTTTAAGAGGTTTATAATCTGGGTCTTTGGGATTCAGTTTGGATTTTTTAATTTGTAGGTCAAGTTCTCTAAGAGTTTTGTTATTTTTATTAATTGTTTGTTGCATTACTGCTACTGAAGTGCTGTATTTGATAACATCTTTATAATAATGTGATAGAGGGTTTGCATAATAATTGTGAGACCACTTAGACTCTTTATCTCTCAAAATATCTCTGACAATATGCTCAAAGCGCTGATCAGGCTCTACTGTGTTAATATGCTCTTGAAATGACTGCATTTTGGTACTAATCTATCAGTTAGCAGGTACTTCAATTTTATTGTTAGACTGTTACACTGTTAGACTGTATAACTAATATAAAGAGATTCTGTATTTATTCATCATATGATTATATCAACTATCTTAGTAAATCTATTTTCTGAGTCTATAAAACAGACTATTTTTTATATATTTAATCTTCTTAATAAGTCAGTGCAGCCTCAAGATAAGTCCAAGGAAGATCCTACAGAATCTGACTACGATGATCCACAGCTAGACGATATGTCAGAGCCTGATGTAACATTACGTCAGTATTCTTTGCGTGAGAGAAAAACTATTAATTACAAGGTCTAAATATCTTACTAGTCTATAAAGTAGAATGGCATCTATTACAATTCTTACTCTCGCGATCGGTAATGATTATCGTAAGTCGCTAGAGAAAGCCTTTGAATCTAAGCGTCTCTACGCAAAAAAACATGGCTATACCTATATACAGGCAGGTGAAGAATGGTGGGATCGTAGGAGGCCTATTGCATGGTCAAAGGTGCCATTTATTATTAATCAGCTTTCTAAGCTTCCTGAAGGCGCTCTAGTATGGCAAAGTGATGCGGATGTCTTGATCACAAACTTGGATCTGAAGCTAGAGCAGCATGTTCTTCCTTTGTTACCAGAAGGGAAGGATATGCTTTTAATATATGATGCATGTGAACACCTCAATTCAGGAAATATCCTAATGAGGAATACTAAGTGGTGCCGAGATTTCTGGAAGCGGGTAAATGAGCGCGATGACTGCACGTATCACATTTGGTGGGAGAATATGGCAATGATTAAAGAATTAGATGAGAATCAAGGAGACAAGGATAAGATTCAGATCACAAATCAGCACAAACGCTTTAATGCTTACATTATGGGTTTACCAGATCAGCCTCTTTGGGAGCCAGGAGATTTTTTAGTGCATTTTGCAGGTGTCTATAAGTGTGAGAAAATGAGGGATCTCATTGAGCGCATTGAAGCGGGTGAGGTTCCAAGGCTGGACATGTATAATCCTTAGGATAAATTCTTAGCATTAAACTTCAATCATTCTTGCAAGTTCTTGTCTACCTCTTATTTGTTCTCGTTCAATCTCAACTATACGATTGAATCCTTTCTGTCTCAGACTTTCTCTATATGCAGGCTCACCAGTTAAACGGCTAATTGCTTCACACCAACTGTCTATATCACTACGGTGACATAAGATACCTGCGCCTCCAACACATTCTACTAAGCCAGCCGCCTCACTGTGAATTACAGGTATCCCTGAAGCCATTGCCTCAACTGCAGTACGCCCCCAGGTCTCATTCTTGGATGGCATTATTAAAATTCCAATTTGTTTAAAGATAACTTTAATATCTTTCTGATTTTCAATATATGTTAGATTTCTTGTTCCTTTACCATACACCTGTTCACTATATCCACCTTTGACTCCAATAAACTGCACATTAGTCATTTTTGCAGCAATCTCACGTAAGATATAGCCACCCTTATTATTATTACAGTTTATGAGACATACCACATTATTTTGCACTGTCAATGATCTTAGTGGTTTAAATACGTCCGTATTAACATAGGGGATCATTCTCATATTATTATAAAAAGTTGGAAGAGTATCTTGTGTTGATCTACTATTATAAACTATAGTAATAGGAAAACTTACTTTCTGTTGAAGGAGCCAAGGATAGCTATTATACATATGAACAAAGATAAAAGTGTTTTTTGTTCTTAATTTAACAATTTCTAGATTTTCATATCCACTTCCCATTTGGTATAATGCAATATCTGCATTAACTATGGTATCTACACAATTCTTATCATTTGGATCATATTTATAAATTGGAAATCTGTCATAAGTATCTACTTCATAACTTTTTACTAGAATAGAAATAGTATGCCCACGATCACGTAAATAACGTATTGTTTCATATGCTGATAATTCAGATCCTGCAAATGTGGTTGGAAGAAAACTGTCACTCAACAGAACAATCTTTTTAGGAAAGTTTGTTTTAATTGTTGTATTCTTTCTTTCATATGTTGTTACTACCTCAGAACTAACTTCTTCTCTAATGTAAGTTCTTTCTTTAAAGAATGGTGATAATAAAATACATATAGTTGCAAATGCTGCTAGTACCAGAAGATCTCTGGACATTCTAATTAATAGATCTTTTTTTATAGAACACTATTATAATGGCTCAGACGCGTAAAGTAGTTGCAGTAGGTTCAAAGGCTATGGTGTGGCATGGGTCAGCTAATCACACCTCCGGAGGTCTGACAAGGAAGGATTTAATGAAGACTAAGAAGGGGCGTATTGTTAGCAAGAGAAAGCATGCCATTGGGAAGAAGCGTATCCAGACTCTGCGTAAGCTGGGATTCAAGTCTAAGAAGGGTACCTTCAAGCTTTTTAAGAAGTAAATATTGAAAAAGAGAATTAAAGGTAGCTAAAGCTTAGGGTTCGGCCAACCGCTCTGTGACCGTTCGTAGGATCATTCGCAAGTCAGATACTTGGAGTCGTAGGGCTCCATTGATTTCTGGATAAAACCACATAGAATTAAAAGATAAATCAGAGATGGTTCGCGAATTGATCGTTGAAAGACAGAGACTTGCTCCTGCTCCTCGTAGCTCTCGGTATAAGCTACGAAGATCTAGTTTCTGTATGGCTTGTTGTAACATAGGATGTAACACGTGTTGAGCTTTTATAAATTGGGCTTCAGAAAGACAGTCTAGCTTTGGAAAGAATGCCGTATTGGGAATGGGTGGTGTTACAGATTGTTTAGTCTCGCTTATTTCTGATAGAATGGTACAGGTAGGTGCCGGTTGTAGGGTGGCACATTTTTGCCAGAAAGCTGCGGGTGCCGAACACTTTGGTGTAGTGACAATCAAAATGGGTTTCTTGAGATGTGCTAAAATAGATAAAAGAAGACTCCAGTCGGTAGATGTCTCAGGCATATATGTTAGATCCCAGCTATAGGCTAAGAGCCAGGCTTTTGACTCTTGCTTGGTTGTTAACAAGATATGGGTCTGAAAAGGATTTGTTCCAGACATAAGTTGGTCTTGAAAGCCGTTGGGCAGTGCACAGATATCATTTGGGAGAATCCACTGGCTTAGTTTACCTCTTAGCTCTCCATCAAAAGCTTCTAAAGAAATAGAGCTCATCTAGTTCTTTAGAGTCCAATAAGATTACGGAAAAAACGTACTTATCAGTAGTAGACGAATGAATGAATACGTAAAAATCCTAATTATTGCTCTTGGTATAGCAGTCTTGGATATACCCTGGCTCTGGATAAATTCCAAGCGGGTTGCAGATTTTATAAGTGACATCCAGGGCGGCAGATCTATGAATACAAGATTATGGGCCGGTATCCCTGTCTACCTTGCCTTGGGCTACATGGTGACACAGCAGACATCCGCTCCCCGGGCTTTTTTAGCTGGACTTTGCATATATGCAGTGTATGACTTCACTCAAGTGGTTGCTCTAGATCGCTATCCCGTAGAATTTGCCTTTGCAGATACGGTATGGGGAGGTCTTTTGATGGCTCTAGCTTGGTGGATTGCTCATAGGATTGGTTTAGTCGCATCGGACAAGTAAAAACTAAGGGTCTAAACTGCTTTACGGTCTATACTTAGATGTCTAGTGGCGAGCCAATTATCTTAATTAGTTCTTGGGTCAATCATCCAGAGACCTTGAAGGTACATCGTGACCTCTGGATCCAAGCCTTTCCTAATGAGACAGTAAATTACATTGTCTATATTGATGCAAAGGACTATCCAGATGACTCCAATTTTAATGACGGTACAATGCGTGAAAAGTTAATGAATGAATGTATGCGTCTGGGTATTTCATTTTACTTAGTTCCTGAGGGCCTACACAAAGATCGTAGACCTCTTATGCCTAATGCGCCTCTACAATATCAGATGACTGCATCTACGAGAGATGCAATAGTCTGTCAAATGGCTTGGAGAGATCAGGTCTTACTAAATCCTACTATAAATAGAGTGGGTCTTATTCAACCTGATATCTTTCCTTATAGGAAACTTAGCTGGTTGACTTTAACGAGAGGTGCAGATTTCTATTACAAACCTCAGCAGCGGGATGACTTGAAGTATGCATGGAATGGTCTTTGTTTTTTTACTATGCATACATGGTCTCAAGATATGAAAGAGTTGTTAGATTTTCAAGATGGGTATCATAGGAGAGTTTTTACAGATTCTGGTGGGGGTTTGTGGAAGATTCTAGAGGTTTTGTCTGATGATAAGAAATATGGGTGGAATGGTCAGAATTCATTGCAATGGTCATCTAGAGATCCATGCCCAGATTTGCCTTTCTGGATTATGGAACATCTGAAGTCTGATCCTAGGAATCGCGTAGAACCAGATGGTGCCGTATCATACTATAGTGAGATCCAAGATGACCGATTTTTGCATCTGAGAGCAGGCTGTAATTGGGATGGGGTAGGTAAGGATATTCATGAGAAGCGATACGCAAATTTCATGAGAATATTAAATGAGGCAATTGATGACGGGTCGGCGTTTCTATAAAATTGAAGTATATAAAGCCCTGATTACTTAGTACCTAAGGATGCCATTAACAAAGGAGCAGGAATGTGTTTTGAAAGAAGACAAGGCTAGTTTCAGGGTTTTAGCAGGCGCAGGATCTGGAAAAACCACTACCATGTCACACTTTGTGAAGATTGCTATAGAACAGCGAAATATTCCAAGTAGTGCAATTGGGTTTGTCACATTTACACGATTTGCCGCTGGACAGATTAAAACAAAGACAAAGGAGGTTCTTGGATATCAGACTCAGATGACATGCGGAACCTTTCATTCCACATTATTTAACATTTTGAGAAAGTCGGGTCACGAGCGTCACACGTCAGAAGATCTATTTGATGTAAGGATGGAAGAGAGTATTAAATTTACTCTTGATTTACTGCGCAATAAGGATCCTCATATGGTTCGTATTATAATGACCTATCGCATATTCATTGTAGACGAATTTCAAGATGTTGATATCACCCAGTTTGAATTTATTCAACTTATTAAACAAATCAATCCAGACATTCAGATTATCGCAATTGGAGATTTGGCTCAGAACATCTATCGGTTTCGTGGTACATCAAATGAGTTCTTGCGGACACTTTTGAAGGAGAAGGTTGATCCTAATTTAAAGACATTTACCCTGACCACAAATTTTCGTAGCACAAGGTCAATCTTAACTCTGGCAAATGCCATGTTTGAACACGAAATCAAAGCTGGGCACATTTTACCCATGTTTCCTGGACCTGATGCTGAGGAGGGGATTAAGCCGAAATACTTTGAGTTTGCCATCAATCCTGGTGCTGGAACTGGAGAATATGAGGAACTTGTTGCAACGGAGCTTCTTGCGCTTATTGAACGTGCTAAGGCGGAATCTAAATCTATTGTACTAATTTTTCCAGTGCTTAGATGTGCATCTTATCACTATATTACTGGATTTCTGCGCGATTATAGTAGGAGGAAGGGGTACGCATTTGATATACATCAGATTGCTAAAGAGGATGAGACATGTGCAACAGTTGAATTTACCTATGATACTAGGGCATCGGATTCACCAATTCAGACCTCCTCTTTACATTCAAGTAAGGGCTTGGAGTGGGATATTGTCGCTCTTGTAAACATGAGTGATGCAATGTATAAGGTAAAGGATACTGAAGAAGATACCGAGGCATTTATTGCTGAGAAGACTAATCTCACGTATGTTGGAGTTACGCGGGCAATGAAGGAGTTATATATCTTTGCAAACGCTAATGGCGGTGGGAGGCATAGGTCTCTTGCACATCTTGGAGATAGAATGTCTAACTATGTGGACTTTACCCAGTGGGGTGATACACCTACTGATTTTAGTCCTCCTATTCTAAGGCCAGTTGGTATTTGTGATATTCTTAGGGGCTTGCCGCAGCATCCAGATTTATTCCAACGTGTGATGGATTGCACAAGACATATTAAGTCAATCGGAATTGATGGTGGGTTCATGTTTCAACAAGATGTGTATGACGCGATGAAAATGAGAAATCGCGAAATGGCTCTTGGATCATTTGTAGATTGGAAGCTCAAAGATATGCTTTGTACAAAGGGGGGAAAATCCATTCAACAGTATCTCTTAGAGTTTGCAACTACAGGCGATAGGTCTATGAGTCTTAGTAAGAAGGATTCAATGGAGCCTCTTGAAATCCTTGCAGTTAAGATAGAAATCTTCTTCAGGAACTCAAATATTGAAGATATAACGGACTATGTCAAGTATAGTCCTACTGCGCGATTTATGGCTTTAAACAGATCCAGTCGGTGGGCAATGACACCTTCTGCACGTACGATGTATTCAGATGCTGAAAAGGTAATAGTAAAGGCTTGGAAATGCGCTGATCGTGGGATACTAGATGAATATCTTATTTCTCAAGCTAGGTCATTCTATTTGAAAGGTCATCTTCAAGAGATTCAGTCTATTGTTGCGCCTGTTGGCCATTATCAGGGCCTTCCTAAAAAGTTTGAGATATTCTGTGAAAAAAATATGGAATTTGGAAAGATAACACTCTTGGATTTGATCAAGCAGCGTGGGGGCGACCCGTCCCAGCTTGAGGGCGATCGGGCGTTAGAGACAGATACGTTTATTCTAGGAGAAGCGGATCTATATGATCCAAGTGGGGGGGGTCATCTTATTGAGATGAAGTGTAGTATAAGTCATAGAGCGTCTGAGTTACGCGATACTGGTAATTGTAAAAATCTACTACAGGTTCTGTCATATGTTGCAATGGGGCGACATGGGACAATTCCTTTGAAGTGTAGGTGGGCTACTCTGATTAATCCTTTAACTGGTGCTCATGAGATTTATGATATGGCTACATGGTCTGAGAATCAGTCATCCGAAATGCTTTCTTGCTTGGAAGAGTTGAGGATGAGGGGATAGCATACGTATTTCTGCCTTGCAGGAGGTAAGGTGATTTATAAACTACGAGTGAAAAAATTGAAGTGCTTAAATGCCATATTTGTATTACCCCAAATGAATCTCTTTGCTCTTGATTCTGATCCTAAAAAGGCGGCTGAGGCACACGGCGATAAGCATGTTGTAAAGATGATCTTAGAGGCGTGCCAAATGCTCTATACTGCGCATTGGACTGCCACATATCCTCATCTTTTAAACGAGCGTTCGGCTGTCAAGATTGCAAAGGCACATAAGGTTCTGCCTATTCCTGCTCACATGTCAAACGCGCCGAAGCGTAAGTGTGCAGATGAGCAGGGGTATCGCCCGGTTCATCTTCACCATCCTTGTACTATCTGGGTGCGCGAGTCTACTGGAAATTATCTGTGGGCTGTTGAACTTGCTCTAGCTATTGCAGAGGAGTATGAGTATCGTTGGCCTGGTCGTATTCACTCATGTAAGGCTCACGCTATCTGGTTGAAGACAAATATTCCAGATATTCCTAAGGGTGATCTCAAAACTTTCTCTGTAGCTATGGATGATATTTACCGAGTTCCTGGTGATCCTGTAGCATCTTATATAAAGTATTACAAAGGATCTAAGCAAGATCGCAATCTTACCGTCTATACGAGGCGTGAGAAGCCTGCATTTCTTTAAAGTATATTTTTTACAAAAATGGATTATGAGACCACTGAAAAAGCCCCTGACGTTGTCTGGGCCTGCACTCTAAATTGCCTGGCGTGCAATTTGCCTTGATCTGACCAGCATGTCTAGTGAATGCGGACCATCTAGAAATCTGAATCTTGTCTAAAACAGGTAAACGACGCCCCATCCAGTAGCGGCAGTACCATTGAAACCAACCACGTTCATCCGGATTTATCTTGGGATCAGATAACTCGGGATGCATACTTTTTTTACCAGAACCAGGTACCCAACCAGATTTTACCCAAGCTCCAAGTGGTTGTCTTGAGTCTACACCTAATAAATTTACACTCACATCTGCTTGACCAGGTCTCAGCTTATCTAACATTATAGCATTCCAGAACCACTCTGCAGGAAATTCTAGGAGACAGTCATTTAGATACTTACCTTCAAATGCTCCCATAGCCAACATCTCTCCAGGAGAGGCATAGGGTTTGAATGCCATCTTAGTACCAGGATCAACAGATAATGTATAGGAGTAACCTTTTTTCATCTTATTCCAGACTTTAATAGTATCACCAGCCTTGAATGAGTCTAGAGGTCTTCCTTTGCTTTGCAAGATAGCTTTCATATCTTCAACCGTTTTTATTTTAAGAATTCGTTCATCCATTTACTCTTTACAATTACGTTAGGTAAAAAATGAACTCATTAACTCAATATATAATACATACAACTATGGATCAGCTGCCAACTACACACATCCTTACAAAGGAGGAACAGACCTTTGTAAAGTCACTTGATGAGAAGCACAAGGAGCTTCACAAGCTTGCAGTAGAGTGTCTTCAGACATCTTATAAACCGGAATGGTCTTATATGTGGACTGAAAAAGCAAAGGCTAAAAAATGAGTGAGCCTAAACTAGAAACACATTTTTACATTACGTTTCTGCGGTATATATGGCCCGCACTAATTTCGCAGGTCTAGGTATCGGAATCACGCTGAAAAACTTCCGGCAACTCATTTCTTCCTTTCCTAAAAAATCAGGTTCCGTCGCAGTCATCAGCCCTTATCGTATTGGATCGCAGATACAAAGCTGGAAAAAGCTTCTACCAAATGTAAAGCCTTACTATGCAGTAAAGTGTAATCCAGAGAGGGCAATTCTTCAGGCAATGTACAATAATGGTGCAGGATTTGATTGTGCTAGTCTAAAGGAGGTCTATGAGGTTAATACGGTAAAAAATGATGGTGCTAAGATTGACATAATTTATGCTCATCCGATGAAGTCGGAGCGTGATATTTGTATGGTTGACTCAATGCACATTCAGACAACCGTGGTTGATTCAGTAGAAGAATGTGAGAAACTTAAAAAATATGGTTGGAGAGGTTCAGCATTTCTGAGGGTAGCGGTTGAGGATTCAGGAAGTAAGATGCCTTTCTCATCTAAATTTGGTGCATCAAAAAATGAGGTAGAGCAGATTGCTAAGCTTTCTAAGATTCCTCTCTCAGGTGTATCATTTCACGTTGGTTCTGGCTGCGAGGCTCCAGAACAATATAAGGACGCTATACAATATGCTGCAGGTGAAGTATCTGATATTCTAAGAAAATTTAAACACAATCCACAAACAATTGATATTGGTGGGGGATTCTCATCTGATGCAAGCTTTAAAGAGACCGCAAGAGTCATTTCAGATTCTATTGCTACGTTTGTTCCTAAGGGTCGCAGAGTTATCGCTGAGCCTGGGCGTTACATGGCACAGCCCAGCCAGGATCTCTTTGTGAAAATCATAGCTAAGAAACCTTTAAAAGATGGAGGATGGCGTTATGTTATTGATGAGTCGCTCTATGGGCACTTTTCCTGTATTCCCTTTGACGGGCAGCGACCTGCGTGGATACATATCCCATCAGAGGAGAGAGTTGCTATCCTAAATAAAAAGCAAGAATCCATCTTATTTGGAAGGACATGTGATAGCCTTGACGTGATTGCAAGAGGACCAATGGAAGAGATGGAAGTTGGCGATTGGCTCTACTTTCCCTTGATGGGCGCCTATACATCAGCTACTGCATCTGAATTTAATGGATTTCCTAAGCCAGAAAGCATCATTGATCTAGAGGATCAGCTTCCAAGCACTGAGGCTGCGTGGGCAATGATAGATTATATCAATGAGGCAAGACCGCTGACCTACTCTAATACATTGCCTCCAATCACTTGAGTTTATCAATCTTAATTATGAAATCATTATCTGAGAGCCCGCTAGTTCTTAGATAATAATTTTTACCTTGTACTACTTAAGTATTGCACTGCATATAAGTTGAAATGAATTCTTCTACCGCTACCGATAAAGTTTTAGATCACGCAACTGTAAATGGTATAGGATGGCTTGCAGTAGTTATTTTTACAGTATGTCTAAGTATATTTATTTATAGACTTCACCTTTTTATTTAGATCTGATCTTGGAGGTTTAAAATCCGTCAGAAATATTTAATTAGAATGTCAACCAAGATAAATACGTTGACTGATGGAATTGGCTTTGTAGAACTTCTTGATACCTTTGGCAATGATCTTACCGTTGTAAATGCTGCGAGGGTAAGTTTTGCAAAAGAGTCTGTTGCAATAACGGAAGGAGATATAAAACTCATTCATTATCTTGCTAAGCACCAGCACACTAGCCCCTTCTTTCATCCCCAGATTCGCCTGCGACTCAAGATGCCTATTTTTGTTGCAAGGGAGTGGTTTCGGCATACAGTTGGATTTGCCCGTAATGAAATGAGCAGACGTTACGTGGATTCTGAAGTAGAGTGCTACATCCCTGATGCTGAGATGATTAGGGAGCGTGATACTAATAAGAAACAGGGATCCAAGTCAACCGCAGTACATAATTCTGGGTATGCTAGGGAGCATATTTATGATCTGACGCATTCAGCAGTAGATACTTATAATAAACTTTTATCAGAAAATGTAGCTCCTGAGATTGCCCGTATGGTTCTTCCTCAGTCAATGTACACGGAGTTTATTGAGACGGCGTCATTGTTTGCTTATGCAAGGCTGTGTAAGCTGCGCCTGGGACCAGATGCTCAAATGGAGATTCGTCTGTATGCTCAGGTTTTATCAAGCCTTCTTGAAAAGGCATTCCCTCATAGTTGGCCGGCACTTATGTTATAAATATAACGCCTAAAAATGAAAAGCACCTTTAAATATAGATAGGTATGCGCTGGCTCTTATTACTGACAGCAATAGGCTCCATAGCTTCTAGTCCTCACACTCTTAATTCGTCAACAGGAAGAGTTTTGATTGGTGATGTGGTTATTTCAACATCAACAAGCACCCAGTCTAAGACATCCACAAAGACAACTACTTTAACGCGCAGTGCTATGCCCACTGCATTAATAACTCCTTCTACTACAACTACAAAGACTACTACAAGGTCAATGACATCTACTAAGACATCTAGTTCTTCAAAGTCCCCATCTAGTTCATCTGCTTTAACTACAAGTTCAGTAGTGTCAAAAACAATGTCTAGCACACCTGTTCAGTCTAAGACTACTCTTTTAACAAAAACATCTACGTCAACTACTACTAGTTCTAAGACATCATCAGGCTCGCCTACTTTATCAAGATCTGGTCCACAATCTAAGACTATGACGGCATCAAGTTCATTTACTAGATCTGCGCCAGTATCTAAGACACCCACTGCCAGTCCTAGTCAAACATGTTCATCTCTTAATTCTAAGACAATTCAAAATTCAAGGACATCTACTGCAACTACGACAAGTTCCAAGACGGGTACTGCCTCAGTAAGTTCTACTAGGACAATAACCTCTAGCAAGACTGGGACCGTATCATCATCTGGAACTGCCTCTAGAATGCCAACTAAAACAGTAACAGGAACGGCAACTGCAAGTCCAAGTATTAGAGTAACTCGCACTGTGACAAGGACCTTACAAGCCTCCAAGACATCTAGTGCATCACCTAACTCTACTGTAGCATCAAAGGAGACTCTAACACCCAGGGTAACCCCCACGGTGAGTGCTACAAATCCAAAAGTCACTAGGTCTAATTCTGGAACTCCTAGTCCTACAGGATCAGCATCAAGTTCTCGTAGCTCTTTGACCTCTATTACTGAAACGAGGTCTCGTGCTGCTTCATTCACTGAATCAGTCACGAATACACTATCAATAAGTCAGTCTAGTACTCCGGCTATGACGTTTACCCCTACCACAACATCGGCTATCACGTTAACACCGATATACTCTTTGTCTGTTTTTACATCTAAGACCACAACAACAAGTCCCACGCAAACCAGCAGCGCATCTACATCTAAGACGTCTACAGGTACTACTAGCTTTTCTGGGTCAGTGTCAAGTTCAAAGACTATGTCAGCGAGCACGACACATTCTGGTACTACACGTCTTACTGTCACTACTCTCCTATCAAAGACAGTTACTGGGTCTATAGGTTATACAATTACGCCATCTACTAGCTCTACTATTTCAGATTCTCCACGGAATACCCTTACTATGTCTCTCTCTGCAACATCTACACCTATTAATACAAATACTGCAACTCAGACTTTTGTTCAGAAAACACACACGGCATCTTCATCACGATCAGGTTGTAGTACACTCAGTTTATTCTCAACACCGACATTTACTGATAAGGGATCAACATCAGACTCATTTAGTCCTGCTCAAAGCCAGACAATTACAGGATCTGGATCACAGTCAATGACTGAGACATATAGTATCAGTTCTACATCATCAGCCAGTTACTCTACTTCATTGAGTAGTTCTACCTCCAGTTCAATGTCAAATACGGCTTCACCGTCACAGAGTACTACATCTAGTATTTGCACAACGGCTACAGCTAAAAAGTCTGTATCTGAATCTCAGACAACTACACCTTCTGTAAGTCCCATCATTTCTCGCAGTAACACAGCTCAAAGATCAGCTAGTGCATCGCCATTCAAGACTAAGTCTCCTACTAGGTCTGTAACAGTTTCAGCCTCTCCCACAAGATCAAGATCTACTAGCGCATGCTCAAGTGTATCAAGAACTGCTTCAGTCTCATCTACTATCTCTAGAACTATCTCAAGTGTGGTGACCTACACGACTTCTACAACTCAGTCATCTTTTGCATCAATAAAAAGCTCAGAATCACTATTATCTTCTAGTTCACCCTGCCAAACAAATACACCTTCACCTGCTTCAGTTTTATCTGCATCGGCTAGTAGCGAGCCATCTCCAAGCTCTACAACTACCTTTACTGCATCTGTATCTGAAAAGCAGACTGAATCAGCTATCCAATCTATGTCTGTTATATCTAGCCTGTCAGCAGTTACATCATATACTGCAATAAAAACAATCTCCTTAACACCACAGATCTCATCAAGCCCACAGGCTACTAGTAGCCCTATTGAAACAATTTCACAGTCATCTTTACTAAGTCTAAGTCAAACAGTAAGCATCACACAGTCACCACTTCAATCTATATCATCTAGTATGACTAGTACGCAATCTTCATCTCTAACTGTTTCCTTTACAAGTCTGCTATCATCTAATCCTTCTTATACTTCTATAGCAACAAGTTCTCTAACATCTCAGCTGACTAACAGCCCCTCACCTCTGGTATCTATGACACAAACGCCTATTCAGTCTATAACAGCTATTAATACTCTAACACCATTACAGTCTTCTAGCTCTCTTGTCTCATCAACTTCATCGTCTCTAGTGTCTATAACTAAGACTGTGCAACCCTCTAACTCACCATCATCTTTTAATACATTTAGTGTACCGCCATCTTTTACTACATCAGTATCACTAAGCCCTACTAATACTTTGTCGCAATCACCAATCACAAGGACAGCTAGCTCTCTAGTATCTCTGACATATGGATCTATAACAACAACCATAACATCTACAGTATCTCCATCTAGGTCTCCTGTATCAAATACACCCAGTAGCTCTTTTACTCCTAGTAATTCTTTGACAACAGTTACTGTACCCTTGGATAGTAATTCTCCAACAGTCTCTATAACACAATCAAGGTCAACAACACTCACACTCACACAGTCACCTTTTGCAACATCAAAGGCGGCAACTGCGACAGTATCACCAACTATCTTGGTAACTGTGTCACCAACTCCTACTACTTCTCAGACTAATTCAGTGTCATATTGTTCATCTGCAACTTATTCACTGAGTTCATCTGCAATTGCAACGACAAAGCCGTTTACAGTATCAATTACTCCTTCAGCCACATTTTGCGCATCACCTTCTTACACTATGAGTATAACGCCTATTGCTACGACTAAGCCATTTACTCAATCTGTAACTAGGTCAGTTACTTTAACGGTGTCTCCAACACTTACACGATCTAATACACCTATCGCAACTACAAGACCTTTTACTTTATCTGTTACAAGATCAGTCACTCTTACTGTATCACCTACGTACTCAATATCTAAAACACCTATTGCAACCACAAAGCCATTCACTCTTTCAGTAACAAAATCTCAAACTCTTTCTGTATCTGTAACAATTACGCGATCTAAGACAGCTATAGCTACTACTCAACCATTTACTTTATCAGTAACTCAAACAGTAACCCCCTCACCTATAGCAACAACAAGACCCTTTAGTTTATCTGTAACCAGATCAGTTACCCTTACAGTATCACCAACACTTACAAGATCTAAGACAGCTATAGCCACAACAAGACCCTTTAGTTTATCAGTAACAAAATCTCAAACTCTTTCTGTATCCGTAACAATTACACGATCTAAGACAGCTATAGCAACGACTAAGCCATTTACTTTCTCAGTAACTCAAACAGTAACTCCCTCACCTATAGCAACCACACGACCATTTACTCTATCTGTTACAAGATCAGTTAGCCTTACAGTATCACCAACACTTACAAGATCTAAGACAGCTATAGCCACAACAAACCCCTTTACTTTATCAGTAACAAAATCTCAAACTCTTTCTGTATCTGTAACAATTACACGATCTAAGACAGCTATAGCAACGACTAAGCCATTTACTTTCTCAGTAACTCAAACAGTAACCCCCTCACCTATAGCAACAACAAGACCATTTACTTTATCAGTAACTCAATCAGTCACTCTTTCTGTATCTGTAACACGTACAATATCTCCATCTGCAATAGCAACAACTAAGCCATTTACAAAGTCGCTAACTATGTCAGTCACTCTTACTATATCACCAACTCTTACACGATCAGGAACACCTATTGCAACTACTAAGCCCTTTACCAGGTCAGTTACTCAAACAGTGAGTTTATCACCTATAGCCACAACAAGACCTTTTACTCTATCAGTTACAAAATCTCTTTCTCTTTCTATGTCTTCTACATATTCACGATCTATAACACCTATAGCAACAACGAAGCCATACACCTTTACCCCTAGTCCGTCAATAACCTACAGTATGTCACCAACCTACTCAAGATCTATCACCCCTATGGCCACATCTCAACGGAGAAGTATAAGCATAAGTCCTAGTTCAAGCCCTACTGTAACTCGTACTAGATCTCGGTCTGTAACAGTCACATCAACAAATAGAACTAAGTGATTTAAACCATCTTATTGTATATAATATAATGGAAACTCAATATGATTATTGTATAGTTGGAGCAGGGTTATCTGGTTCAACTATTGCACGCCTAGCAGCAGAAGATGGTAAGAAAGTCTTAGTCATAGAAAAGCGAGACCATCTTGCAGGCAACACATTTGATGAGATTGATTCAATGACTGGTATCCGTATTAGTCGGTATGGTGCACATATTTTTCATACCAATGACCAAGAAGTCTGGGATTTTGTTAATCGGTTTGGTTCTTGGACACCTTGGTATCATAAAGTTCTAGCAGACTGTGATGGAAGTCTAGTTCCTGTACCAGCTAACGTAGAGACAGTTAATACACTATTTAATACAAATATTCAGAATGAAACCGAAATGAACATTTGGCTTAGCTCTGAAAGGCATACATACGATACAGTTAGCAATAGTGAAGAAGTTGCTCTGAGTCGTGTAGGTAGCAGACTATATGAAAAGCTATTCAAACATTATACATTTAAACAGTGGGCAAAGTATCCTGATGAATTAGAGCCATCTGTACTTGAACGTATTCCAGTGCGCAAGGATTTTGACGGACGATATTTCAGTGACAGATTCCAGGCACTACCTACTAATGGCTATACCTCTATAGTTGAATCTATGTTAGACCATCCTAATATTAAAGTAAAGTTAAATTGTCCATGGACCCCTGAGATACTGCAAGTATGGAAGCAGCTAGTCTTTACTGGTCCTATAGACCTATATTTTAAAGATAAATTCCCACCATTGGAATATAGATCTATAGAATTCAAAAAAAATTATGCAATGACATCTGGATTTTTTCAGAAAAATTCAGTGATAAATTATCCTGATGCATCAAATGAATATACCAGATGTGTTGAATATAAACACTTTTTAAATCAAAAGAGTGAATGGACTATTCTAGTAAAAGAAAAAACGACTGATAAAGGTGAACCTTATTATCCTGTTCCTACTGAGGCAAATCGTGCTTTATATGAAAAATATAAAGAACTAGCTGATCAGGCAGAGGGAGTTCATTTTGTTGGGCGTCTGGCAAGTTACAAGTATTTTAATATGGATCAAGCCATACGAAATGCTATGGATTATTATTATAATAAATTATTCATTGTCTGAATCAGGATATGAGGTGTTTATAGTTTCAGTCTCTTCATTGTATCGTCCTGCATACTTGCCCACCCCATCCTTAGTTGCAGCATAAAGTTTACCAGAGTTGCCATCAAAGTAATAGTCTTTACCTTGATGACGAATTTTCTTGACTTTCACTCTGATGATATCTTCAACTATAAGAGGTGCCTCAGTTGACTCTACCATTATTGGCTCCAGAAGGCTAGGTATAGCTACAGTAGCAATCTCAGCAGGTACTTCTAGTACTGGGATACTAGATTTAACCTTGATAATTTTTGTTGCCTTTTTTACAGGTTTTGTAGGTGCAGCTGCAGATGCAGCTATAATTGTACTAACATCAGAAGGCTCAATAACAGTCTTCTTGGGCATTTCACTAGTAGCTTTAATGATTGCTTCCTTAGCCCGTTGTTCATCTGCCTCAGAAATGGTACAACCATTTTTGATGCAGTTCAGATAATAAGGTGATCCATAAAGTTTACTGTCTTTAGGATATGGTCCTCCTATAAATCCATGATCACATTTCTGGTTTGATTGGTATTTATACATTGGTAACTTTGTTGAACACTCCCCGCAGATCTTAGTCCCCTCTACAGGATTAGGACACCTATACTCAGTAAAGATAGTAAATTTCTGTTTACCATTTTTATAAAGTCTGAAAGCAATCTTGTCTGGGTAGGCACGTCTAGAAATACAAGTTGACATTATGGCTTACTTTTTATAAGCAAGCCCAGTGAAATCAAATTTATGGCTTGCTAGGTTCATTATAGACATTCAATGTTCTTGCACTTGGATCAGATGTCTCTGGAGACCACTTTGGCATCCATCTGTATGGCACATTTACTTTTGCTATTGCTACATCTGGAAAATAATTATCAAATAAGGCTCTGTAATAATATTCTTCTGCTGTCTGTGGTTTCAAATGATCTGTATTAAAATTATGTTTTCTCCAATGATGAGGAATGCATTTTAAAACACGTTCTTGAATCTCTTGGAACCAGGCTTTCTCAGGGCTAGATACACCGTCACTAAATGCCTCTTTGCGTCGCATTAATACTTCACTAGGAAGCCAGTTCTCAACTTTGAATGCTTCCCTCAAAACAGACTTTTCAATACGCTCACCCGCAATAGGTTTCAATAAACTGGGTGGTAAACTGCGTACAAGTGCAACAAACTGCTTATCTAAGAAAGGGGTGCGTGCCTCAAGGCCATTTGCACTAATAGATCTGTCACTGCGTAAGACATCAAATATGTGGATATCTTCTAATAAGCGACCAGTCTCAGCGTGAAATGCTGCATCATTAGGTGCAGACCGAAAATATAAGTAGCCACCAAATAACTCATCTGCCCCGTCACCATTAAAGACAACCTTACACTCAGTGCGTTTTCTGATTTCTTTAGCAATAAGATAATTGCCTACACTTGCTCTCACAGTAGTAGTATCATAGGATTCAATTGCCTTAATTACTTCTGGAATAGCATTAAAAAATTCATCAGGTGTCATTATAATTTCACTGTGATCACTACCAATATACTCTGCAACTAGTCTGGCGTGTTTCAGATCAGATGAACCTTTAAATCCGATTGAAAACGTTTTTAGAGATGGTTGCCCTGAACTTTTAAGAAATCTCTGAACTATACTTGCTATCAGACTACTATCTAGGCCACCACTAAGAAGTGCTGCAACTGGTCTATCTGTCAGCATTCGTTTTTCTACTGCATCTAAAAGTGCAGCCCGAATAGCAGGTTTAACAGAATCAACATCTGTTAAAGTGGGATTTGTAATCCACGGTACTGTGTGATATTGAATAGTCTTACTTAGTGTCATAGTATTCATATCATAGACTTCAACCGTCCCGGGTAAAAAGTGTCTTACACTTTTCAAATTAGAACCGAGGGCCTTTATCTCTGAAGCGAATGACATGTCACCAGATTCATTAGTGCCAACATATAGTGGTCTAATACCATATGGGTCTCTAGCTAGTATAAGTTTATTTATATTTATATCATATATTGCAAGAGCAAAAACCCCATCTAGAGATCTAGCAAATGTTGCAAGATCATCTTGATGGCGTAGATACAGATCTCCGATACAATAACAGTCTGATCCGGCTGAATTAATTCCAAGAGATGCATTAAGCTCTTTGGAATTGTAGATTTCACCATTGCACATCCAAGCCATATTATATTTGTGAAATGGTTGCATTCCAGCTTGAGTTAGACCATTGATTGCAAGACGTGAAAATCCAAAAGAGAGTTGTTTAGTTAATTCAGATATTTGCAGGCCTTCTGGTCCACGTGCAGTTAAAAAATTAAGACTTTTTTCAACACGAGCCTTTGTATTTTTTCCAAGACATACAGTGATTCCACACATCTTTTTATATACAAAAGATAATGTTTAGACCATATAGAAATGGACGCAAGTGATATAATACGTAGTTTGAAAGAGAAGACAATTTACTATAATATTCAAGCCCAGTTTTCTACAGCACAGGCTGCAAAAGGGTGTAGGCCAGGGGAATGTGGACCTACATCTAATAATTGTTCTTACCAGTTTTCAAATTATGAGATAAGGCAAGACTATTTTAGTGGAAGATATGATGTAGGATCTCTATGTAGTACTTGCAGCACATGTACTACCTTTTGCTATCGTTAACTTAGAGGCTTAGAGGGTTGCATAATCTATTAATAGATGTCTGATCTTAATATAACAAAACCAAAGGCTGAGAGGTTGAAAGAAACAATTACCTTGTTAAAAAAGCTTCCTCAAGTTGGTATACCAGATAATAGTTATATCTATGGAAAAGTAAAAGATCTTATGACTACGTGGGTAAATGATGGGCCGGCTGTAACTGAGCGTTTAGATTTTAAGAGTCACTGGGGCACATTGTTTTTACCTACACAAGTAGGAAAAGTTTCTTCCTTGGATCTTAAAGCTAAACGTTTAGTGTAATACCTACTTCTGAGCAGATTATTATCTGAATGAATTTCATTCAGGTAAGAATCTGGACCAGGCGAGGATTGAACTCGCGACTTTGGCGTGCCTTCGCAACCTATGTTGCTATATGTATACATTGCTGTATAAGCACCACGCTCTACCAACTGAGCTACAGGTCCTCCAAATAGTAATATTTTGAAGGGTTTAGGCCACCGACGCTTTTTTATCGCCGCGTTTTTCTTACTCTTCTTCCCTTTCGTTTTCTTGTTTTTCTCATTCCTCCTGACCCGTTTAGAGAGCGCACAGTTAAGGCTGTTGAGAATTCACTTGTCTTATCAATACCTTGAACCCCTTCAATTGTATTTGGATCTAAACATGTCTTATCAACTGAAAAATAACATATTGGTTCAACGTTGCATTTAGAAGATAGGTTTGAATACTTTGGATCACAGAAATTAACTCCAAAGAATGTTTGACTACGTTTATTTATGTCACCCTCTGAACTAGCACATTTTGATATCATAGTATTTACCCAATCTGGTATCAATTTTTCTGATATATTAAGTTCACCTTTAGGAAAATTTTCTGGTCTTTCCTTTGTAGGTTCTTTACCTGGAGAATAGTACATTGTTTCACCTGTCATCCGCATTATATATTTAGAATATCCTTCTGGAAAAATTTCATTAGAATTTTTTTCTTTAATTTCTAATTTATTTGCTCTATCACCTTGAGCATAACATAATAGCTTATTTAATCTTATATTACCGTATGCTATTTTATTAGAAGATCCTAATTCCATTAATCCAATTTGGTCATGTTCTGGAAATGCCTTTAATAATTCTTCAAGAATCTCTCGTGTTTCATCAGCAGAATCCGTACCAGTATATATAACAACAGTTGGAACAAATGTATTTCTATGACCTGGTAAAACTGTTTTTCCAGTTTGACCAAATTTTGAAAGTCTAAAACTAAGTAATATTTTTCCAACCAAATGACGAACAATTCCCCTTTTTTTATCTCTATTATACATAATCATCATAGCTTTTATTAAAACATAAAGAGCAAAACTTTCATCAACCATAAAGTGAATTTTATAATTTGTGTCATCTTGAATCGTATTTGGCTGTTTATAATTTATAAGTAAAAAGAGATTGTATGGTTGAGCAGTATGCTTATACTTACTATAATCTGCATATCTAAATATATTAAATACGCATGTATCAGGTTCCGTATCAAAAAGCCAGTCTAATAAATTATTAGATGGATTTCCGCGGGCCCAAGTTCTCCATGGACCTCTGTAATTAAATCTCTTAAATAATGTTCTATAGTTATATATTAAACAATAGTCAGTTTTAGAATATTGAGGAATTCCAAAGGGTTCATAAAAACTCCATCTATATTTAGTATGATATCCTGTTTCACCGGGCACTAAAAAATTCGTTTCTTTCATTGATTTTATGAGACCCATTAAATGTGTAAAAATTTCTTCCTCTTTTACTAATGCACATTGCCCCGATTCTACTGAGTTATATTCACCATTTGTATTATTTATATTATTTCTATGAGGAGTAAATCTCACTGGTTCAAGATGTCTTACCTCTCTTGATAAATTAGTTGTAATTTTTCCTGAAGTAGGAGGTACAGTTCCACAAGAATCTCCTAAACAACTCATCTATTTATTATAAAGAATTAATTACCAATCTCTTCTTTCCTCATTAAATAATTTTCTTAAATTTCTGTGTATTAATTGGTAATTTATATACAGAATCAGAGATTCCTAAGTATCTTAAGCTTTAGACGCCTAAACTTTATTAATTCATACTATATAATGCCAGATACATGTGAAGGAATCTATTTTATACAAAAGCCTTTTACAGTGAATACTGAACAAATAGGATGTTATTATTTTAATATTCTTAATGCGTATTTAAAAGCCAAAGAACTAGGCGCGGCCATAGTACCACCCTATTTACCTCTTGCGCCACGTGATAATAAATTAGTTGAATTAAATTCAGATAAACCTTGGTCTACGTCTATTTTAGATTTTGGTAGGATCAATAGTGCAGATGTACTAGATTATTCTAACATAAAGACTCTTACAGTTAGAGAATTTCATACTAAATCAGATGGCCGTGTAAGTATGGTGTATGAGAAATATACTATTGGAAATTATAATTTTATAAATGATCCAACCTCTACATATACTATTGCTGACTTACCTGGTAGGTGGGATACTCAAGGAAATGATCCTCAACTTTTTTATAAAGAACTTTATAAGACTCTACCTTTACGATCTGATATTATAAATGAGCCTGAATGGTTTACAGATTTGAAAGTTAAACCATTTTTAGGAGTACATTGGCGTCGTGGAGATAGAGGTAATATTACACTTGGTGAAATAGGTAAACGTCTATGGAATTCTACTGAGCCTGATAAGGTTGCAGCGTGTATTAATTGGTATATTGAACAACATCCTAAGATAAAGTGGGTCTATGTATCAACAAATTCTGGTTCTGATGAAGATAGAGAACTTCTGAGAGACTTAGTAAAAGTTAATCTTTATTACTTAGATATACCTGATGATGAACCTGCATTAAATAGGTGGAAATGGGATATAAATGATTTACTTATGTGTTCAAAAGCACCGTATTTACTTCTATCACCAGGCGGGTTTCAGAATTCAAGTGCATTTGGTAGGTTAATTTGTGCAGAATATTTAAAATATAATAGTGAATCACGTATAAAATTTATGCCAATGATCTAGTGATCTAAACAATTTTTTAGAAAAATATGTAATGATAGCTGGCCCATACTATATTAATCTTGATCACCGAACTGATCGCAAAGATTTAGTAAAGAATGAATTTAGCCGTCTAGGATTTACTGGAATTCGTATAAGTGCAGTTTTAAATGAGGATGGTGCACTTGGCTGTATTGATTCTCATATTAAAATTCTTAACAGCACACCTGCATATAATCCTGTGTTAGAAGATGAGGATAAGACTATTATAAATATGAATGCTGGTCCTAAACCAACTGCAACTTGGGTCTGTGAAGATGATATAGAGTTTCTTGTAGACCGACAAACTCTAGAAGTATATATCAAAGAATTTATGGAATCTGATGCAGATATCCTGTGCCTGGGATATGGTAGTAGGAAAGATGAGCCATATTCGTCACATCTTTTGCGTTCTTATGATCTTCAGACAACATCATCGTATATTGTAAAGGATAAGTTCAAAAACATTTTGAAAGAATTATGGTCAACTGTATCAGTTTGTAAACATAATAAGATCAAGCACCCTCTATTATCTGATTTTAAAAAGTTAAAGGTTCATAAGGGAGATTTTTCCTGTGCAGACCAATGCTGGAAACTCTTACAGCAGTCTCATTTATTTGTAATACCTAAGACTCGGTGTATAAAACAGAGGGGTGGATTTAGTGATATTGAGAAACAATATGTAGACTATGGTTGTTAATCTTTTTTTAAGATGGGCTCATCTTCCTCAATGAAGCAGTACAACTTTGTGTGATAATAACGATAGTGTAAATGAAAGAGTGATTCCATACCATCCTCTACATCAATCTTGCACGTAATTTTTAGTGTCCTGTTTTCAGATTTCAATGCATCACATAATTCTTTTTGTTTTTCCAAGGTCTGCTCCCATGTTATATCTGCTAGCCCCTTGAAATAGTCTTCCTGAAGCTTGGATGGTGGGATAACAATCATCTGCTTTTATACATAATGTGTGCCTTAGATGTCCATGAAAAATTGAAGTTAAACTCTAGTCTATATACAGTACACAAATGGCATTTCTTAAAATAGCAGATGTTGCAAAGGGACCAGCAGAAATGCCTCAGGACCCTCCAATCCAGTATAGTTTTCCTCTGGATCCTTTTCAACAGCATGCCCTAAAAGCAATCTGTAACGAAGAAAATGTCTTGGTTACAGCTAAGACGGGCTCAGGTAAGACTTTAGTTGGTGAGGTTCAGATTGCTTATTCTCTACGAAAGGGCAAGCGTGTATTTTATACAACTCCTATCAAGTCATTGTCAAATCAAAAATTCCATGATCTTAAGAAGCAGTTTGGAGAAGGTAGGGTAGGCATTATGACAGGTGATATTAAATTCTGTCCTGATGCCGACGTTGTAATTATGACAACTGAGATCTTACGTAACCTCCTTTACAAGAAGGGGTCTACAACTGAGCATCTGGGACCAACCGCAAATCTGACTTGTGATAATCTGGATGCGGTAATCTTTGATGAGTGTCACTATATCAATGATAAGGACCGCGGTCACATTTGGGAGGAAGTTATGATCTTGCTTCCCCCTGAGGTCAAACTCATTATGTTGTCTGCAACTCTAGATAAACCAGAGTACTTTGCTGAGTGGCTGGGAGATCTGAAGCAGCGACCCATCAATCTCATCAGCACAGAGTATCGTATTGTTCCTCTAACACATACAATCTGGTATGATGAGAAGTTCCACACTCTGATGGATGCTAGGAATCACTATGATGCAAATGTCTACCGAGACTGGTTAAATTGGTTGACAAAGCAAGATAAGTCTCATGTAAAGTTCCAGGAGAAAGTGCGTGATGCAAGGGCAGCAGGCACAGAAGGAGCAATCAGTGGTAAAGTGCACATTACTTCTTTCTTACATCGGATGAACTTGCTGATCAGGACTCTTGAGTCAAAAGAGCTCCTGCCGGCTCTATTCTTTGTCTTGTCTAGGAAGGGCTGTGAGAAATATGCTCAGAAGGTTGAGGGCACCCTGATCACGTCATCTGAGACTGCTGCAGTCAGACATATTTGGAATTTTCATCTTAGTCGTAATAGGGAGAAGCTAGAAAAACTTCCTCAGTATCATACTTTGTATGAGCTTGTTCAACGTGGAATTGCTTTTCACCATAGCGGAATTATTCCTACACTGAAAGAGATCATTGAGATTCTATTTGGTAAGGGTCTGATCAAGACGTTGTTTGCCACAGAGACTTTTGCAGTGGGTATCAATATGCCAACTAAGACAGCAGTCTTTATTGATCTTGAGAAGTTTGATGAGGAGTTTAATGGGATGCGTCTTCTTAAGACGGCCGAGTACTTACAGATGGCTGGGCGAGCAGGGCGGCGTGGCCTTGATACTATGGGCACTGTTATCTACTTTCCTGATCGTGCTCCTGTAGATCCAAGTGAGATGCAAGCAATGATGCAAGGAGGCAAGGCGCCTGTGACGTCACGCATGGACTTTGGCTATGACTTCATCTTAAAGACAATACAGTCTGGTAATCGGAATTGGCTAGATATCTTGGAAAAGTCTTACTGGCGGCGGCAGCGAGAAGAGTGGTTGAGTGATATTAAAAAAGATATAGAGCGTAAATTTACACGTATGGAGCAAATTGCGTTGAGTGCAGATGAAGAGGTTGCAATGGCTGAGAAGGCTTCCTTGGAGGTTCAGATTCGTGAGAATACAAATGCAAAGCGAAAAAAAGCTGAGTTGGCATTAAGATCATGGAAAGATATGCATTCTGGAGCAAAGTGGGCTCAGGCAGAGGGGCAGTATACTGAGATTCTTGAAATTAAGCGTCAAATCAAAGTGGCCGAGAAAGATATGGATAAGGCAATGGATATTTCTTCAAGTGTAGAGTCTAAAATTAGGGTTCTCCAAGGATGTGGATTCTTGAAAGACTGTCATGATCTTAAAACAATTACTAGTGAGAGTCTTACAAGCAGGGGTGTCTTAGCAAGTGAATTAAATGAGTGTGACTCACTTCTTGTATCTCAGTTCTATCTTTTACCTGAGGCAAAAGCATTAGAGCCAAAAGATCTTTTGTGTATCTTAGCTGCATGTATATTTGAAGGAGCAAAAAAGGATGGTGAACCCCGGGTAGATGAATTGGATGTGCCTGATAAGGTAAAAGAAGGTATTAAAATCTTGATTGAACTTTGGAATTGTGTACGTGATGAAGAAGATAAAATTGGGTCAAAGCCATATGAATGGCAGCTCAGTACATTTTGGGTTGTTCCTATTATGCGATGGATTAATGGTGAACCTATTGCACAGATCTGTGCAGACAATGGAATTTATGAGGGTAATATGATCCGTTCAGTTCTTAAACTTAATAACATGCTGGAGGAGTGGCGTTCAATGGCAACGTACTGTGAGGATGCTGAGATTCTAGAGAAGTTTAGAGATGCAGAGACTCTTATTATGCGTGAGTCTGTTATCCAAGATAGTATTTATTTAAATCTTTAAAAAATTTATGATATTATAGTAGTATATCTATATGATGCAAACTGGAAGTAATGGATCTGGTGGATCTGGTGGATCTGGTAATAGAGGAAGAGGTAGGGGTAGAGGTAGAGGAGGTGCGGGAAATAATACACTGCGGAATAGAAATAGACCTCCACCATTTCCAGTAGGTGGAGCTGGAGGTGGAGGACAACTAGTTCCTGTACCAGTACCTGCACCGGCACCTGCACCCGCTCCTCTAGTAGTAAACCCACAGATAGCAGAAATAAATACAGCTATTAAAAGGTGGGAAACTGAAATATTTTTACCTGGAGTTGTAAGGCATAACCATGCAGGGGCAGTAAAAATGTCATTTGATTTTGATCCAACTAGCGCTGTGGCACGCGAAGCAATTCCAAGGGCAGATGCAGAAATACAAGAAATAGTTAGAATGTTTCATGAATCCCTTCGTGCATTTACTTATCCTCAACTAGTACATATACTTTCTCAAGAAACTATATATACAGAATTAGAGAGTAGATATCCAGGGATTATTAATATTGTAAAACGGGAATTATATTTAAAACTTTCTTCTGGCCTTGTAAGGACATCTATAGATGCAACAGGAAGGAGGGGGTCAGTAACATGCTCTTCTGAATTATCTAGAATATTATTTGTAGGTTCACAAGGAAGTGTGCATTGGGGTGGATGGGCTGACATTAATATAGTGTCATTATTATCAACAATAAAGTATTTTAATTTTCTTGGACTTACTCAACATTTACAGTGCAAAAGAGTAACAAGCCAAGCCGAATTTGATTCTGCTGAGACGCTAGAATTTAAAGGGCCTGAAAATATATATTTAACTGGAGTTATTACATCTAATAAAGGTAAAAATAGCGGACATTCATTTGCATATGTAAGAGGTTATTCTGATTCTGAATCTAAACAAAATTGGTATAATGCAGATGATGTCCATGGTGTTCTAATTCCAAGAATGCCTAGCGTCCCTCCATCTTGGACAACTCCTAATATGTTTAGTCCAATTGAAACACATCCAACAACTGCAATGATACTTGTCAGAATGCCTTCAACGCGTCGCATAATAGAGCATGAAGGAGCAAAGTTGACTGCTAATGTACAAAGTAATGTACTTACTACGGGTCAACAAAAAGAACCAGAAAGGCTTGAGGCCTTTCGTAAATTTGTTTTAGAATTGGCATCTTACCCTTTTATTGGGCATCCATTATTTGCACAAGGTGGATCTGGAACCTGTGGAGCTGATGCATTAAGTTCAGTTTTGGCATTTTCTGATGGATTAATGTATGTAACGCATAGTTTATATATTAATCATATACAAGCTATAATTAATTCTTTTCCACTTTTAGGATTTTCTAATAGAAGTCAAGTAATAGAATGCTGTTATCGGATTGCATCTGCATTATTTAGATTAAAACAAAGAGTACCAGCCCCTTCAGAAACACATGCAGTAATGGATGGATATATACGTGGCACTCATGCAGCAGGCGCAGGTGGAAATGTATTACCAGCAGCAGCGCCTGCAGGGCTAGCAGTGCAAAATATAACACATTATGTTAAACAAAATATATTACAGCAAAATGCAGCCGGTGTATCTCTATCACATCGTTTATGGATAATGCAACCATTACCACCATTAGAATCAACAATACAAGGAATATCATTAGAGTACCAAGCAAGGACTCTTAAGTATTACGCATTAGTATTTATAAGACTGCATTTTTTAAAACTTGAGGCTGGAACTCCTGGTACACTTCAACAAAGACAACAAAAGGTACGTGAGCTAAATATTAGAGTAAATGCAAAAGGACCTCATCCACCACCCAATGCAGGAGGAGCAAATGGTAGATTAGGAGGAGGTGCTGGAAGTGCTGGATCAGGCCCTTAGAGTTTAAAGTTTATTGTATATGTATTAGTTATAATGGATCAGGATATTTATGCTCTAGTAGGCAAGTACGGATTTAAAAGTCTTCATAATCGCTTAACTGAGATTATGAAGTCTGAGTACGAATATCTTAAAGAACAGTTTCCTTTAGAGAAAACACATGTAAATCAAGTTATTCAACTACCAGTACCATTAGAATCGCAAACAAAGGTAAGTGGGAAACGCAAGTATACAAAGAAATCTCAAATCCAAGTGCCTCCAGTAGAGCAAACTGTTACATTATCTGAATCACCTGAGATCAAAGATATACTAGTAGTTGCACCCGTTCAAACTGGGTATCGTGATCCAAAAGAAATAAAAGCCTTTCAGAAAGCTGGAGAGGATGAGAGGCACAAGTTAAATGAGGCAGCAGGTGTTCAACTCTCTCAGATCCTTACTAAGGAAAATCTGAAACAATGGATTGAGACTGAGGGTCATACATATGCGTGGGTTGCAAGGGAGAAGGCTGGATGCCCAGATACTCAGGTTGCTGCAACCGCTCAGATGATGGGTATTAAAAGTACATTTTCAAAAAAACGGGCAATGATGATAAAACATCGTTAAATAATTTTTTATAATTCATTAGAAATTAAAGTTTTTTTCTTACCACCTTTTTTTATTACAGGTTTTTCAACCCCGTCAGTTTCTTCAGTTTCAATTGATATTTCAGAATATTCTCCAAGTAAAGTTTGAATAGTTGTAGTTATATCTGCATTTTGATATTTTAATTCTGATATATTATGAATAGTAGCAGATTCAATAAACTCAATTTGCTGTTTTTTATCTTTCATAATCTTTTTAATTAAACTAGCTCCACGCAAAATTGCGCGGTGTAGGTAGACTTTAGCTTGATCTATACGTGCTTGTAATACTGGCTCGTTAGATTCAGATGTCTGAGATGCTATAAAATTATTAAAAATTCCAGAAATACGAATGACTTGATCAATTAATGAAAACGTGTGGTCGGTATTAAGATCTGCACATGATTGTATATACATAATACATTGCGATGCATTGATCCAATCAAGGCTAATTGGTACAGCTGGATCTTTATTGCAGATTGTTGTATTCAAAGATACAAAAATTCCAGTGCGTGCTTCTGGGTGCATTTTCATATCTCTGAGAAATTTATTGACTTCTGCTTGAGGGATAGGATTAGTATAATTTTTTATTTCAAATAGGGTTAGGTTTCCGTGAATGGTAGATGAAGAATCACATGAGAAAGTAGGAGCTTTTACTAAATCCCATTTCATTTTTTCTTTTGCGGTGTTTCTAAATAATTCTTCACCATCATGACCACGCAAAACAGATGATATCTGTCGTTGTAATTTAGATTGCAGTTCTTGTTCTTTTTGCAACAATTTTTGCTCTCTTTGCAAAAGAGTTGATTCTTTTAATTCAATTAATTGTTGATTCTTTTCTTCAATTGCTTTTAGAAGTCTATCAGATTCTTGTTGACATCTTTCACGGATTGAGTTTTCAGATTTAGATGCAATCTGAAGCTCGGTTTCTAGTTCAGAAATACGTTTAGAAAGTGTTTTTGATTCTTTTGCAAACTCAGATTTTAACTCAGACTTTGTTGAATTTAGATCAGATTCTAGGGTTAGTTTAGCTTTTTGTAGTAATTTAATCTGTAGCTCATAATCTTTTTTAATTTCTAAGATTGTATCTCTATATTGATCTTCAATCTCAGAAATCTTAGATACAAGGGGGGAAAGTTTAGATGAAATTTCTAAAGCAGATTTTTTCTCAGTAGTTGCAAGCTGTTCAGAATGTTTCTGGTTAATATCTTTGAGATATTCAGCAAAAAGTGAATCTCGTGTAAATTCATCAGATATTGTTTTCTCAAGTTGAAGCAATTTGGCTGCAAAAAGAAGTACAGTTTGAAATTGTTCAATAGAACATGTCCTCAGATCATCTGGTAAAGTGAATGATCTAGAAATACAAAAACTAATAATACTTGATCGGTTAACATATTCTTGTGAGTAAAATGCAATGAGGGGTTCTGCCATAAGTAAATTTAGTGCAGGATGTTTAGGTTAAAGATTATAATGCGGATTTTTTAAATATATATCTTATATATATTAATTATATTATGGATAAAAATACAAGAAAGAATAATCGGTCAAATCGCCGTGGCCATACTTATAAAAAAATTATTAAAGTATATGAACCATTATCTGGATATTCTATTACAAATAATCTATATGATCCTAAATTTTCATTAACTTACGGCGAGGTTACAACTGAAGGTGCGATTGAATTAGCAAATATTTTTACTAAAATCAAACCAATTAAAACATACCCTATTGGACAGCGCACATTTTATGATCTTGGTTCAGGTATTGGCCGAATTGTATTTTTAATAACAAATTCAATACCTGGACTTATTTCTAAAGGGATTGAACTTGTTAAAGAAAGACATGATAATGCTGTGTTAGCATATAATAAGTTAAATGATGTTTCCCTACAAAAGCGTGTAGAATTTATAAATTGCTCATTTTTTGATAAGCCATTAAATGATGCAGCGTGGATATATATAGCAAATTTATGTTTTTCAGATGCAATTAAAGAAGAGTTATCTAAAAAATTTAATACTGAATTACAAAGTGGAACATTAATTGCTTGCCTATCGCAATTTAATTTATCTACAGATAACTTTGAAAATTTAGGAATTTATACCATACCTATGTCTTGGAATAAAGCGGGGTCTGTTGTGTATATATATCGGAAAAAATAATATAATGAAAAGCAATACAGATTAAAATACTCATAAGTAACTATAAGATTTCCAGTGATAAATGTTTAGACGCGCGGGGCGGGTGCGGGTGGGTGCGGTGTCTGGTATATAAAAGAATGAAAATAAATAGAGATATGAAGTACATATATGCACTAGTATCAGGTCAATTAATTCTGTATGCAAATCTGATGAGATCTGATGAGATCTAATTAGATCTGATTAGATCTGATTAGATCTGATGAGATTACAGAAGTCTAATATAAATGTCATGAGATTACAGAAGTCTGATAGAAATTGTATGAGATATTGCAATCTGATTGGGGTGCATTAAAAATATCTGATGAAATCTGATACAGATTTGATCAGATTATAGAATTCTGATAGAGATTGTATGAGATTGTATGAGTGATATTGCGGCGGAGTAACATATCTGATGAAATCTGATGAAATCTGATGAGATTATAGAATTCTGTTAAAGATTGTATGAGACTGTATCAGATATTGCATTCTGATTGCGGCGCGAGCTAAATTATCTGATTAAATCTGATACAGATTTGATGAGATTATAGGAGTCTGATGGAGA